TCGTATAATTTCCCAGAGTGTTGGTGATTTATTTTCTTCACCCCACTTCTCAATAAGGTTTAAACAATTTTTGAGATTTTCGTCTTGTTCTTTTTCAGTCATAATTTTACTGGTTGTTGGGGGTCTTGATACCATACTCTATCATAGCACAGGTGTGGTTCAGTATTGTGTTGCATTTGTGCCATCCAATGAGTGCCATCTTCCGAAATACTGTCCAAATAATGGATGCCTGTCTTCGGGCAGATTACTCGTGATACTTGTGCGAATTTTAATTTGTTAGTCATTTAGAATACCAAGAGCATAAAGTTGTCGTTCAATTCTTTCACTTGGAGTTCCAGTAAAAGAACCAATAAGGTCAGGATTGAGAGCATCAAGTATCTGTGCTATTTCAGAGCACTTTTCAAGTTCTTTTTGATAAGAGTTTAGAAGTTCTTGTTGTTCAGTCATTTTCCACTTAATATAGAGTTGAATAAAAGGCAAAAAGGAATCATAATGATGACTGATAGAGCAAACAAAATAATATCACCCACAATACCACCATTCATACAAAGAGTAATGAAATCAGTCATTTGGTTCATCCCAAGGTGTTTTGCGGTTCATAAGTCTTTTGATTGATTCCATTGTTGCTTCACTTGGTAGTTCTAACATTTCTACAAATTTATCATAATTCTCGGCAGAAACCAAGATTTTCTCTGGATTCTCAAACATCTTCTTCCAATCTTCTTCGTCAGTCATCTTCAAGAATTTCTCCAAGAATAAATCCATCAATAAAACCATCGTCGTATGATTTGGTGGTTTTGGTGTTTTTGTTCCCAAATAGTTTATTGGTAAGTTTAATAACACCAACCGTAAAAAATATTGTAAGGAAAGTAATAAAAAAGTCAGTCATCGGATTCCATCAGTCCTTTGTGGGTCTCATACAAGTCCAGTTGAATTAGTTGCTTGGTAGCAACCATCATCATAACCTTCTTCGTACATTGCTCTGGCAAACTTCAAGATGTCTTCATCCTCTCCACACCACTCATTCACAGAGGTAAGAACATAAAGATGTTCTCTGGCAATTTGAAAAATTTGTTCGTCAGTAATCATTGTGAGTTCTCCTGTGTATTATTATAAAGTACATCAAGTAGATGTTTATCCATATCTGCTTTAATTTCTGATGCTATCTTTTCAAAGATAATGTCTTCAAGTGTATAAGGTTTTTCTGGGTCAAGTTTATAAGTCATTTGGTTTTCATCACATAAGAATAATAAAGATCTCTGCCTCCCAAATTCCAAAAGTCAAATCCTGGTTGAGACATATGATACTCATATTCCATTTGATAATACCCGAGATTTAATTCTTCAAAAAAACAGCAACGGTCTATGTTGTCATTATAATCAACAAAACGAAAACTGATACAATTACCCCAAGACCACCAAGCATTTTCAAACCACTTTTTCATTTCAAGTTCTCCGTAATTTCAGTAATCATCAGTTCCAATCAAATTAGCAATTTCTTGTAGAGTCATTTTACGAAGGTCTTCAAGCATAATGGTATTTTCTTGTACATTTCTTAATCCTTGTTTGTATCCAAAATCATATCCTTCTTTTTGTGCCTCACGGAATGCTCCGTGCCATTCTCTATTTAAATTTCTCAAATGCCTATGACTTTCAATTAATTTGGCAACATTCAGGTTATGTGATGAATTATAGTGTTCTTTATGAATTTCTTTGCTGTATTCTTCAAGTAGTTGTTCGTTAGTCATAATACCTCCAATTCCTCACAAATAGCATCAATCTGGTGGATAGCATCGTCCCAACCATTCACATACATCACATTCAATTCATCTTGCCAATCCACATTCTCATTTGTTCCAGAAATAAGTTTCCGTAGTTCTTTGAGTGTATGAATAAGGATTTTAGGTTGCGATAAATCCTTCTCCACATCCATATAAGCATAAAGAACTTTTTGTGCTATTTGTTGGTTAGTCATAATGCCTCCAATTGATTAACAACTAACATAACCTGCTCTACATCCATAATCATCTGCTCGTCAGGTGCTTGCCAGTCACAATTATCATATTGAAGTTGGGATACAAGTTCTTTAATAGCAGTAGCAAGTGCTTCTTTCATATCATCTGTTGCTGGTTGTGTAAGTTCTCCTTTGAATGCTTTCCAGATTGTTTGTGCTCTTTCTGTGTCAGTCATTTTCCTTCAAGAATATCAAGTTGTTCCGCAGCATAACCACCAAAGTCAATCTCGCAACCTTCCTCACAATAACCAGGCAGAGCATCAATCAGGTAATCATCAAATCCAAGAAATACCCGAATTGCCTTTCTTTTATCTTGCTCGGTGATTGTGGTGTTAGGTAAAGCAATAACTTTGGTTACAATCTCAAAGAGTTCATCAATAGAAAATGTCATTTGCTGTTTTCGAATTGCGTATGAGTGTATTATAAGGCATCCACAGGGGGATTGGTGGGGTCTTGTGCCAGTTCGTCAAGTGTCCTACCTATCACCACCCAAGTTAAGAAAATGATATTCTAGAGTTTCTCTCCTATCAAGGTTCTTTTGAGTTCCAGATTTTTCCCTACCTTTTCTCACCCAAGCAATATCTCTATCACTATTATTAGTCATAGCAACATCTCTTTCTTCATCACTTTGAAATCCACCTTCGGTAGGAAATCCAGCATTATATCTTGGAGTTTCAAACATATGATACACAACTACTCTATCAGTTTTACCAAATAAGTAGTTTTGTGCTAATGTATCAGCACCTTTCGCATCACCAACTACAAAAGAATAATTATGAGAAAGTGCCTCATCAATTAAAGGTTTATAATGCGTATCAAACTCCTCCTGTGTAAGAGATAAGTGCCCACTAATAAAGTAAATCATCAGTCGTTTGTGCGTATAAGAATATTATAACCCATCAAGGGGCATCTGGGGAGTGCTCTTGTGCCAGTTCGTCAAGTGTCTCTGGCAAACAAGCAATAAGTCTTACAATATGGAAGTAATTTTTATAGAAGTAGTCTCCATATAATCCACATTCGTTTAGTTCTTTTTCGGCATCCTCATAAGTAAGATAGATTTTTTCAGTTGCTTTATGTAAGTCAGCATATACTTTACAATCTTGCCTTTTTACCATGATAACAAAAAATTCCATCATAATTATTTTACCTGATACTTCAAAATCATTTTGAGAGTTGTTGAAGGAGACATATCATCTTCAAGTTTATAAGGTTTTAGAAGTTCTACAAGTTCCTCATACTTTTTTTTGTAATCAATACCCAAATAAACTTTACCATCATCAGTAAAAGTATCATGAATTAGTCTGATAGAATGACCGATTTTATAGGTTTCTGATGTTAATGGGTCTAAAAATACTCTATCATTATAAGATGCTCCGTGCTTATGATAAACTTTTCGGATTTCATTTTCAGTTAAACTAAAAATGAAATTATGTATAAGTTCAAGTGAATCTCGGTCGTAATAAAATTTCATAATACCTCAATAAATACTCCCTTCTTGACCCGGTTCATTACTATTTGTACATTCTAACTCGTGATTTGTTGCTCGGGGGCATCGTTTGTTTCCACAATCAGGACATACAACTACACGAATAGCATTATATTCCCCTGTTTCTTTTTTACAACATTCCTGACACCAACATTTTAGATTTGATTGTCGTTCAAGGATACTTAAATCAATCATTTCATACTCCAATTTTTACAGTTCCAGTTTTCAGTTGTTATCACAAAATCTGAATTGGTGGTGATGCCTTCTCTCATAATCATTTTACCATCGGGTTTGCCTTTTGGTTGGTTGGGAATTGCAATCAACAGAGCACTTGCCAGAATACCAGAACACTTACCCATTCTAAAACCCTGATAATCCCAGTGCTTACAGGTCTTACACTTTTTCATTTTTTATACTCTATTTTTGTGGTCATCAGATCCAACCATTTCTAAAAGTTTTTCTTTCAGAACCGTAAGTCGTTTTTTAATTCTTTCCGTTCTTTCAATGCTCTGTTGAAGTTCTATTTTGGTTTCTTCAATTTCACATTTCAAAATATAAAGTTCAGTCATCACAAATAACTATCTCCTGATTGATGGGGGAAATCAAATACTTCACTTACAGTCAGCATTATTGCGTCTGTAAGTGCTTCTACAATTTGTTCTTCTGTTGGATTCTCAACTCGTTTGAATGCCTTTCGGTATCCAAGAAGTGCTCCTTCTTCTACTGCTCGTTGAAGAATTACATAGGTATTTGGACGCATTAGTCTTTACCCCATTCAGGATTGTTAATAAATTCATCAGATGGATTGTGAATAAACATAGACTTTTTCATTTTGCCAATGTTCCTTTTCTCTGTGTATCCTCTTGGTATTGGTTCATTCCAACCGTTTTTTCTTGCGATAGAAACTGATGGGAATAATTCCATTTCTACTGCCAAATGTGCCATAGTCCAATGTGGTTGAATTTCTATGTGGTCGTTTGGGTCAAAATCCCACCAATCAGTTTTTGGTAGGTTAAACACCCCTTTTTTTACAAAGTTGAATTCAAATTTCATCGGTTTGGTTTCTTATAAGAGTATTATGGGTTCTTTGGTGGGGGATTGGGAGTTCTTGGTGCCAGTTCGTCAGGTGTCACATCAAGATATTCTATTACAGGTTTTGTCCTCTTGACAATATCTTCGTTGATATATTGAACTACCAATTCATACCATTCAGTCTCATAATAAATATCAATCCACCACCAAAGAAATTCTCTTTGAGCACGGAAATATATCATATCACCTTTTGTGATTTTTTTGATGCGGTATTCTGTTGTAATGTCTTTTTCTGGCATAAAGTCCTCACGAATTAGTCTTGGTTTTGGAAATTCAGGTTTGTTCATCATCTGCGGTAGGTTTAGTTACTATCATTTTTTCAATTCTCCATTTTGCTGGATAATACATATGAGCATAAAATATTAAAGAACTATTCATATTATAATCATTTGCTCTTGTGAGTTGCCTCTCAATGCCTTCCATAGTACAAAAATCTTTTAACTCCCGTTCCCCACCAATCACAGATTGAAAAGTGGAATTTATAAGTTCTTCTGAAAAATTATTGAAATTATTTTTAAGGAATTTTTGTTGTTCTTCGGTTAATTTTAATTTATTCATAATCAGTAAGTTCTTTTTTAACTCTATCAAAAACTTCATCTATTGGATAAGTTTTCACCTTTCCACTCATAACTTCGTCTGCCATTCCCATCAGATATTCAAGGAACTCTTTGGGATAAATATCATCCTCTAAACTATCCCAGAAGTATAAAATACACTGCTCCAAAGGGTCATCAGATACAAGAAGTGCGTATTCCTGGTAGTCGTCCTTCATCAAATCTACCCAATTCTGAAAGGCATACCAACAGTTTGCCCACCCCTGACATATACAAGAAAACCAAATATATTCAACCCAAGAAAGTTTAGTTTTCTTTTTATCAGTTCCTAATAGTGCCCTTGAAAAAATCATTTGTATTGCTCCCAGGTAGGAATTTTACCACAAATCTTATCAGGATTTAGTTTTGCCTGAACTCTACACTCTGTAATCATTTTTAGGGCAGTTTGATAGTTATTGGTTCTTAGTGTGTAGTCCGACCTTCCTGCCCCTATAAACATAATACCAGTAAAAAAGACAAACGCAAGCACAATAGCAAGAGCATTAAAACCGTCTTTTTCATATTCAGTCATTTAGTTTCTCCATTGTTTTTGTGACGAGGACGAATACCCCAAAGAGTGAAACGACCTTTTTCTCCTGGATTTTTTTCCCAAAATCCAGTGTGTCCCCATAGTTCATTCCAAGTGTTTTGCCACATAATGTTTCCAATCTTGCCACCAAAACTATCAAGGTAAATCATTTAATTTCTCCATTTTGTGAGGGTAATGTAGGTGCCACTGGAACCACAGGAACCACAGGAGGGGCAGGGGTATTTGATGGGGGAAGAACCGGAGCAGGAGGAGTAGCAGGTTCAGTAGGAACAACAGGAGCAGGAACAGAAGGTTCTACCACTACTGCTGGTTTCTCATTCAGTTTTCGTTGAAGTTGTTCAATTTGTTGTTGTTGTGATTGGTCTTCGTGTTTTTTGTTTTCAATATTATAATACACAGTTGCGACTGTCACACCAATGGTTAATAGTGCGGAAACTGTGCCGATAGTGGAACTAAATCTGTTCATCAGTCCATCAAGTAACTTACATATTATAGGGCATTTTCGGGGGATTGGCAGTTCTCTTGTGCCAGTTCGTCAAGTGTCACCAATCTACCAAAATGTTTTTAGCATCTTTTGTACGAATAAAGATTTCAGTCATTCCTACTTGTAAATGTATGGGACGAAACCAACCTTTACGAAGAACTTTTACTTCGTTATCAACATCCAATCCAAGAGCATTCATTCTTCTTGTCACTGAATCATATAATACATCATTATCATAAATCCATCCACGAATTTTTGAAGTTTCACCTACTTTCAATTCATTTAGTGTTCTCATACTTTTTCCACATAAACATCACTCACAGAAACACTACCTTTACACAAATAAAAAGAACGCAATTGTTTCGCAGTCATATCACTATTGACTAAGAATTGGATGCTTACAGTCGCACCATCTACGATTGAAGAGAGGACTACGGCATATTTGTTATACATTTTTAGCACCTCCTACGAGTTCTTGTGGATATTGTAGCACTGCCACCACCAAATCCATTACCATTGCCATATCCATATCCATATCCATTACCAGACCCATAACAACGTCCAGCACCAGACCCATCACCACCACCACCTCCATATTCATCACCATCACCAAATCCATTACCATATCCATCACCATATCCATTACTATACCCATCACCATATCCACCACCATATCCATACACATCATCACCATTACCAAATCCATTACCATTACCACAACCAACGGGATAAAAGAATTCAGTCATTTCTAGTGCCTCCTACGAGTTCTTGTGGATATTGTACCACCACCATAACCATATCCATCACCATAACCATAACCATCACCATACCCATATCCATCACCATATCCACCACTATATTCATCACCATATCTATAACCATAACAATAACCATTACCACGTCCATTACCATAACCATATCCATAATCATATCCATCACCATATCCATCATCATAACCATTACCAACAGGATAATAGTATTCAGTCATTTTTAGTGCCTCCTACGAGTTGTTGTTGATGTGGATATTGTGGCACAACCATATCCATCACCATATCCACATCCATTACCATTAACATATCCATCACAACATAACCATAACCATCACCATTATCATAACCATATCCAGTACCACGTCCATTACCATAACCATATCCATATCCAGAACCATAACCATAACCATTACCATATCCATAACCATTACCATCACCACATCCACCACCATACCCATTACCATAACCAATACCATATCCATCACCATAACCATTACCAACGGGATAAAGGAATTCAGTCATTTTAGTTCTCCATAAAGAAAAAGGGGAGGAGTTTCCCCCCTCCCCGAAAAAGAATTAAAGATAAATCACTTGCCCCAGTCAGCAGGAACAGGAACTTGGAAGATTACGGAACCAGCAGGAACTTTTACGGGATAAGGCAAATCCATCAAAGTGACTTTGGAACTCTTGGGGTCTTTTAGAACACCGGCAAATCCAATGGATTCCCAACGGAAGACATGAACTGCGTTGGAGACGATAATATCACTCAAAGATTCTGATTCTTCGTCAGTGGAAACATCACCAGCAACAATCCATCCTCGGTCAATCACAACGACGTGACGATTTCCAGTAGGAAGAGTGTTATTAGAACCAGAACCAACGGGGGCATAAGTCACACCATTGATTTCAATCGTAGAAAGAGAAGCAGTAGTACCCATAATGAAGTGTTTTTGTTTAGTACAAGGTTAGTATAAGGCATTTAAGGTCTGGACGCAAGGAGTCTTGTGCCAGTTGAAGAAGTGGTCTCACATTTATTTGTAAAGGTCTTGTCTTTCCTCTCTTGCTTTGGAAGCAAGTTCATTGTGAACGTGTTTTCTGTGTGCTTTTCCTGCTTGAATTTGTGCTTTAATATATTGTGTATTTCTTTCTACTTTACTTTTTTGTATTTCCTGTGCGGTTTCAACTTGTTCTTGAAATTCTTTAAAACTTTTCATTTGAAACTTTTTGATTATTTATCTTTGGATGATTCTATTTTCTTTTGTTCAAAGTAAATCTTATAATACTTGGAAATCATATCACGAATAATTTGATGGTCTTGTTCATCAATACAATCCAAAATATAAGAGCATCCTTCCAATTCACTTAAAAGTCTAGCAATTGTTGTGGATGATTCAGGATTTACGTTCCATTTCTTTTTCAAGTTCTTTGGCAAGTTTCAAATACTTTCTATCTAACATATATTTAACTATGGGATTGCGAGGATTATTCATCAACCACCACTTATACTTTTCGTATTTCAATCTAGTTTGTTTCCATAATAATACCACATAAGTCGCAATACTCTGGTCTATCGCAATAAAGTATGCGAAGATTCCAAATATAATCAACCAAGCATAATATGGATTCATTCTTTTAATCCATAAAGATAATTCACTAACTGAAATTTGATGTCTTCTAATTCTTCATTACATCCAAGTTCCAAAGCACGAACTCGTATTTCGTGATGTTTTGTGTGTAAATCTTCTAGCATTAAATCAATTGCCTGTTCCAGTTTGTTTGTCAATGTTTTTCTCCTAGTAGTTCCAATCTTTGTCCAGAACTAACCAATCTAAGGAAAGTTCATTCAAATAGTCAATTAGTTCTTCTTCATTTTCTGGAAGAACTTCATCTTCATTTAATTCAAATTCAGTTTCACATACGGCAGGTCCATATTCTGGTGGGTCATATTGTGTTGCTGGATAAATTTCCAGCATATCTTCTACAACAGCACGAACAAAAACTGTATTTTTGTTCACCTGAACAGTTTCAATTAGACTAATCATTTTGGTTTACGAAGTTCCTTTTGAATAAATTTTTTTGCTGTTTCAATTGAAGTGTGAACATTCATTTGCTGTCCATTATATATGGACATAAACTTTTTACCATATGGAATTACTGCCCACATACGGTCTGGACTTACATAGGAATCTGTGTTCATAATAATTATGTGGGAAGCAGGCACGGAGGGATTTGAACCCCCGACAAACCGCTTAGAAGGCGGATACTCTTCCACTGAGTTACGTGCCCATAAAAGAGGAGAAACTCCCCCAAATTTTATGACGAATAATCGTCAAAGTCAATGTCCTTTTCGTTTGTAAAATCCAAAAAGTCATCGTAATCAATTCCAAGATACTTTGCGAATTGCTCCATATCTTCTTTTCTTCTAAGTCCCTTTGGTTCTTGTTCTTTTGTAAGTTTGATGTCTTTCATATCAATACCCGTGACGTGAGATCATTTGTTCCATTCTATCTTCCCGATATTCGGGATATTCATCCTCAATGTCATCAAACTGATTTTCCTCCAAAAATTCATAGATTGCGTCTTGGTCCATTTCTACAAAAAGTGAAGTCATAAGAAGAATTTACAAGGGGTTATGTGTATATAGCAGAGAAAAAGGAATTAACCTTCTTCTGTTTTGGTTTGGTCAAATTCTGCGTCAATTTTGTCATACAATTCAATAAAAGTTTGTTTTGTTTCATCATCAAAACGATTCAAGCAAACTTTAATTGCTTTATCTTTCTTACCAAAGATAGAATAAGATTTGATAATATGAACCAAACGACGAGTAGAGATAACTTCATCAATACCACCATCATTGAAGGTCTTACGAATAATATCACTCCAAGAACAAAGGTGCTTGATGAAATCGGTGTGCTCACCGACCATAGGAATTTTAAGAGACTCCGCAACTTTCGTCAAGATCTTGGTTTCATAAGCAATAGTAGGATACTGTTGCTCAAAAGTAATCGGGAAACGTTCTAGGAATGCTTCGTTCAAGACATTAGTTCCAATAAAACGACCATCATCACTACCTTTACCTTTGGTATTCGCAGTCGCAAAGATATTAAATCCTGCTTTTGGAGTAATATTTGTGCCGATTTTTTTCAGGAATACACCTTTACCTTCCAGAACAGATTGAAGACACATAATCTTATTGGATGCCAAGTCAATTTCATCCAAGAGAAGAATCGCACCACGTTGCATTGCTTCTACAACAGGACCATTGTGCCATACAGTTTCACTGGAATTGTCAATATTTACAATATCATATTCATAATCTTGAATATATTCATTAATTCTTGACCATTCAAGAAAATTATGAAAATCAACTTCATCAATGGCAATAGTGTTCATCTGTTTCTTTTTTGCTTACTTCGTAAGTATAGCAGGGATTGGGGGGCAAAAGAGTGGTTAGTGGTCAGTTCTGGAAGTGGTCTGCGACTGGACATAATTTTTAGTTATGAAACTTCGTGAAAGATTAGTTTTTCTTGATGCTTCTCTTATACTAGAATACTCTATTCCTTCTATTATGACTACTTTAATATTTTTTTTTTTAGGTATCTTATCCAAATAATTTTTTTTTAAATATTTTGTGCTATGTCCAGTAAATTTGGAAGCTTCTTTTAAACTATTAAAAGTTCTTCCATTTATTTCAATTTTTTTAGGACTATGTATTTTTTTATAATGTTCATATCCTTCTTTTGTGATTGAAATATTTTTTTCAATACACTTTTTTATATAAGTTCTAGAAATATTAGTTATTTTTATTGCTTCACCAAATGAGTCATATTCTTTTCCGTCTATTTTTAGACATAAAGGTTTTGTTGAATTTTTATTTTTATTCCATTCATCATATTCATTAGAGTAAATTTTATTAGTATATTTTAATTTTTCTTCAAAATACCAATATTTTATACCAGTTTTTTTAACAGCATCATTGATACTTAAATATAAAATATCATCAACAAATACTTCTATCCGTTTAAATGAAGATTGTAATTGTTTATTTTTATATTCATCACTTTGAATGATTTTTTCCCATTTAAATTTAACATCTGCGTTAAACATTGGGTTTTTGTGTGGGTTATTTTTATGATGTTCTTTTTGTATTTTGCTTATATTTTTTCTATATTCATCACTTCTCACAACACCAGAACTACCTTCACCACCATTAGTTCTGTTTCTCAAAATACCTGTTCCCAAATCTATCCTACCGAACACGGCAATCATATAGATTTCGTGCTTAAATGCTTCTTCTTCGGTTAAGTTTTGTTTTAGGATAATAATTCTCGACTTATCTTTTGGTGCTCTTACTTCACCTTTATATCTTCTTCTATATGCCCTATTACCTTTTCCTTTTCCTATGTAATAAGGTGTTCTGTCTTTACGCAAGAATGCGTAAGTGTAGTAATTCATCTGCCTTGACTGTGGTTATATCTATTTATACAAGAAAAGGGGCAAAATGCCCCTTTTCTGCTTGAATAACCACAGACAAGCACTGTTATTTATTATGAATTTTTTTCCATTCTTTATACTTCAAGGTCATATAATCATTACAATTGATTGTGTGTTTTTTTGAAGAGACTAACCTGAATCCGCCAATTAAATCATCCTCATCAGTCTCAACTGTGATATTGACACGAATGAGTTCTCGTTTCAGAGCAGCACAAGCTTGTTCAATAGAGAAAGTTTTTCCATTACCAGAGAGACCAGTAATAAAGGTAGGGTAAAAGAGACCAGAAGAAATAACTTTCTTAACATCAGTAAAGTTACCAAAGCTGACGAAGGTATCATCTTTTTCAGGAATAAGATTTTGGATTACAGAGTTCATAGTTGAAATTGGTTCAACAGAAGGAGAGATGTAAGCATCTTCAAGTTCATCAATTTTATCTTGCGTCACTTCAAGATTCCATTTGCCCCTTCCCACTTTATGGGGTTGAAGATATTTGGAGAGTGTAGTGTAAGTAGTATTCAGTTCTGCTGCTACTTGTTTTACGGCATCAGCACCAAACTCGGTGCCGTATTTTTCTTTCAAAAGTTCAATTGCTTGGGTAGACATAATTTTAGTTTTAGAAGACATCGGGTTTGGTTGATTACTCTGTAATTATAGCAGAGATGGGGAGGGTCGGAAGTGCCCTTGGGACACTTCCGAAAGTGGTTCAGGAGATAAGAGTCACAAAGTTAGAAAGAAGTTTCCTGTTGGTCTTCTTTTTGTTCAAGAGTTTTGAAAATGCTGTTTTGATTTGTGTTGTAGTCGCATCATCAGGAACATTAAAATCAGCACTCACGGAAAGAGAACTGGAACCAATCACATTAAATTGGTCAAATCCTGTTCCTTCAAAAGTAACGAAGTTGTTTTTATTAAACAAAGACTTTACTTTTTTGTAGTTTTCAGACTCAACCAATGGTTCATAATATCGCAATCCAGTTTCTCCTTTTTTCTTTCCATACCAATTATAACAAGTCCAAAAATCACGAGCAGGAGTAATACGGAAGTTGATTAGATTTACCCAAGGGTATTTGTCTTTTACAGTTTCTAAAAGAATTTTAGCATACTCAGCAAAATTATCATACCCAAAGGAACGATAAACTCTACCACTTTTGCGATCACGAATAGAAGTACTGTAATTCTTTTTAGTTCCCATATAGGTATTTGAACCATTACCTTGTTTTTCTGTCGTTACAGCATTCACATACCCTTCACCATCAGTCAAAAAGATTACATTGACTTTTTGAAGTTTATTCTTTTGCTGAAACTGTGGAATGATTGCGTGAAGACTTAAAATAGATTCACCAATTGGAGAACCAGAAAGATCCAAGTGACGAAGATAAACACCACCTTGACCTTGATTCGCAGAACACACAGTCCAAATGTGTTTGAGTTGTTCTTCCAGAACATTATTATTCACTTTGCTGGTAAGAAGATTCAACATTCTAAATCCGTGTTCGGGAGCAATCACACCAGAAACTTTCTTATAAGTAGAAGGATGATTTGGTTGAATGTCAATATAAGAATTACAATCCAACGTGAAAGCATACACTTCAAATGGAATATTTACCTTACGGCAGAACCAAACCAGATTGAGAAGTTGCTTATAAGCATCCAGAATGAAATTTGCCATTGAACCAGACCAGTCAAAAACAAAGATAAGACCGTGATTCTTGCCGTCAGGGACCACAGAGACCTTCTTAAACAAGTCCTCGTTGAACTTATAGGTATGAAGTTTAGCAGTGTCTAGAATCCCTGTGCGGGCAGTAGAAGAACGAGCATATTGATCTGCCGATTTCTTACATTCAAACTCTTTTACCAGATAAGAAACTTCTTTTTCAGCAGATTTCTTGTATTGTTTATAACGAATAACAGAATCATTAAAAAGATTACGGTTATAATCAGTTACATTGATGTATTCTTTTGCTTTTTTGTGAATATACTCATTTGGAATAATGAGATTTTCAAGATTGAACTCTGGAAGTTCAACATAAGTAGTCTCTTTCGCAAACTTATCCACAAGATTTTTTGTTTTTTCTTCAAAAGACTTGGAAGTTTTGGATTTCAACTCATCTACATCAGAATCACCGTGCTTATCACTTGGTTTTCCATTTGAACCACTACCTTTTGGTGCTTCTAGGGATTTAGAAACTTCATCACCGAAAGATTCTTCGTTTGAAGAAGATTGACTTTGTGATTGTTGATCAAGTTGATTGTCACCTTGACCTTCTTGACCTTCTCCATCCTTATTTTCACCTTCACCTTCTTGATTTTGTGAGTTATTCGGTGTTTCTACTTCTTCACCAGAACCAGACATATCTTCATCAGAATTTCCTTGTGAAGGCATTTCTGCTACTTTCTTTCGTTTGTATTGAACAAACTCTACAATATCACGAGCAAGTTTCAACACATCATCAAAAGTTTCTGTGAGTGAAGCACGAGTTAGATACTCATTTTCTTCATCTGTGAAATCAATACAAAGAAAAGCACCGACTTTAAAATAAAGATTCATACGGTCAATGAATGAAAGTTTATTCAAATCTTCATCTTTGGTACAGAAGAAATCTTCATTGTGAAGTTCTTGATAACCATTGAAGAAGTGCCTTGCGCTTCCTGGATATTTCTTTTTGCAGAGTTTTTCTACACGCACATCTTCTAGTACATTTACTATATCATGAGGAACTTCTGGGTATTTTTTGTGATAATCAAAATCTTCTCCTGACGGAGAAAAAATCGCATGGGATGACTCATGCTGTGTTAACATAGTAAATACCGTATCACTTGCCTTTTCCCAATTCGGCAAAACAAGTAATCTACGTTCTACATCAAAAGAAGCAGTAGGAACATTCCTATATTCCACAATCAAATTTTCTTGGGAGAGGCATCTAGCCAGCATCCCTTTGACTTCACGATTTACAGGCATTTGGTTTGCTTTTGAACTTTCAGTATCATAACACGCATCAGGTACTCTTAAAAGGATTCTAGGACACTTTTTTAAGTGTCCTCCCAATATTCCACTCACCACCAGGGCAATCAAAACTCATTATATTATTTTTCCCATCAGTCCACCATCGTTTTCCTTTTCTCATCTCACTTTGTTTTTTTCTAGTTTTATCACTAACAATTTTACCTAAATTTTTTTCACTTATTTTTCTTCTATAACTTTCGGTTTTATATTTTTCACTTTTAGCAGTAAATAATCTACCAAGAACCCATCCATCACCAGGGCACTCAATACAATGTTTGTCCTGAATACCATCATTCCACCATCTTCTTTGTGATACTTGTTTAGAAATTATTTCTTTATGTTCTTTTGTCAATTTTCTGCCACTATTTTTTTCTGCTATTTTTTGTTTTGTTTCTTTACTTAATACTCGTCCAATATTGATATTGGGTCTGCCTCTATACCATTCATCACCAGGACAATATTTTGAATGTTTTGTGTTTACTCCATCGGTCCACCATATTTTACCTTTATTAGTTTCACTCATTCTTTGCCGATGGCTTTTAGTTAATGGTTTTCCTTTTATTGTATTAACAAATCTTATCCTTGATGCTTCATAAAGATGAGAATTTGAATATTCATTTTTAGTTTTTTGATTATTCATACACCAAAAAGCAATAATCATTTTTTTGGTTCTGTCATCATTTATTCCATATCTTTTTATTAGTGCTTTTTCTAATAATGCGTGAGCAATATAATGTTCTCTTGCAGTAAGCACTACAATTTTATTATTATTTCCATAAATGCTTTTAGGAAATATATGATGCTTTTCTGTATAACTTTTAGGAGGAGTTCTATTCTCTGCTTTCCTAATAAGATTACAATAAGTCTTTAAATAATTCATAATTATACTCTGTGGTCTGCATATCTATTTATAAGATAAAGGAGGGACTTTCACCCTCCTCCTGTAAGTTTGCAGACCACAGGTACAAGTATTTATACCAGAAAAAAAGGGGAGCACCACCTCCCCTTCATCCAGTTTACGAACTGTCCACCACCACAGACAGGTCTTACAACTCAAAGATACAAAGTTGTGAAGACCTTTATATTATAAGGCATCTACAATAAGATGTCAAGACTTGACAAAGTGCTCAAATCTTCCTAAAATCACTCTGTTAGGGTTGAAGATAAGTTGTATCTAATAATTATTAAAGATTAAACAGAAACAAAATCGGATGAAACATTCTCCCAAGGAAGACCAAGATTCACAATAGGAGGATTACGTTGTAATTCAATATTTTGTATAAGAGATTTCTGTAAAGTTGAAAGTTCTTCACCATCTTCTATAACATTTAAATTACTTTCTAACCAAGAAATTACAAGTTCTTTGGTGATATCTTCATATTTTGTGAAGGTGATTGGATCTGGTTCTCCTAGTCCAATTGAACCATAAGATTCTGCTGTGAGTCCTTCTGCATCTTGTGCTCTATATCTCCAATGAATCGTTTTGATTACATTAATTAATTCATTTTCTGTTGGAGCACATTCCAATTGTGAAATAGTCCAAGTAAAAGTAACAGTCATAATAGTTTTTTAGTTATTTATTGTTCTGTGAGATTATTTTTAAAGACTACCAATTCCAGCACGAGTTAATAGATCTTTAATGATTATAACTTCTTGTTTTAGTGATTGATTTTCTTCACTGAGTTCTTTAATTGCATTTACAAGAACTGGAATCATCATTGATTCACGAAGTTTAAGATGATCGGGATCACGAGTATCAACAAGAATTGAAGGATTTGTTTCATTTTCTAAGATATTTTGAGCACTAAATCCATATCTACGAGTTCCATCTGTATTTTCTTTTGTATTTCTATCAATCCAATTATATTCAATTGGCACTAATTTCTGAACAAAACTTAAACCAAGTGGAACTGGTGTGATATTACCCTTATCTCTTTCATCAGAAGTAACAGTCCAGGCAATTTTAATATAAGCATTTGTATGGTTAAAGTTACCCATAACAATAGTATTGTTACTAGATCCAAGAGAAACAAGACCAGGAGTTGCACTACTACCAGCAGAAGATCCAATTGCAATATTATTACTTCCAGGAGCAGTTGCTGGATATAATGCAGACCTACCAATTGCGATATTATCAGATCCAGTTGTGTTTGTATATCCTGCAAATAGACCAAAGAAGTTATTATTGTTTCCTGTACTATTATTGTTTCCTGCACCAAGGCCTAAAAAGTTATTACAACTTCCACTGTTGTTATTTCTTCCTGCATTACTGCCTAAGAAGTTATTATAACATGCAGTGTTGCTGTATGCTCCTGCATATCTACCAAAGAAGTTATTATAACCTCCACTGCCGTTATAAATTCCTGCTTGATAACCAAAGAAATTATTATTATTTCCAGTGCTGTTCCTACATCCTGCAAAAGAACCCAAAAAGTTATTATAACTTCCAGTGGTGTTGCATTTTCCTGCTTGTGATCCAAAGAAGTTATTACTAGATCCAGAAGTATTTATAGATCCTGTAAGAGCACCGAAGAAGTTATTATTAGATCCAGTAATATTAGCACCAAAAGATCCACCTGCACCACAACCAAATATATTATTATAAGATCCAGTTGTGTTGCATTTTCCTGCATAAAAACCAAAGAAATTATTATTAGATCCAGTAGTATTAAATGCCCCAGCATAAGGACCAAAGAAGTTATTGGTATTTCCGATTGTGTTGGATTTTCCCGCATAAGCACCAAAGAAGTTATTGCTAATTCCACTTATATTAGAACATCCCGCGCCATATCCAAAAAAGTTATTAGCATTTCCGGTAGTAGTGGATTTGCCAGCACCAACACCCATAAAGTTATTATAAATTCCACTAGTAATAGAACGACCAGTAGTTGCATCACCAAGTCTAATATTAGTATCAGAAAAACTAATTCCTGTGGTTCCCCCAATGCCGATTCTTGTAGTTGGATTGGTGATTCCAAAACCAATATTACCACCATAAGGTGCCATACTTATAGTGCCATTAGCATTCACATCAATACTTGGAATACCAGAAACATCATTAACACTAAAAATACTACCAGAAGTTAAGTTGTTGGTAATAGAGAATAACTGACCTGCACTACCTTCCCAAGAAAGAGTTCCACTATTCAGTTCATATGCTTTTTGTGTAATATGTTGTCCAGTGGAAGAACCAGCAGCAACTAAAAGATTTCCAAGAACGTGTAGTTTTTGTAGTGGTGTTGTGGTGTTTATGCCAAGATTACCACTTGAATTAATTTGAACTACTTGTGTACTTCCACGATAAAAAGTATGACTGCCTGATGAAACTGTCACATAATCAGTACTTGCATTAGAAACACCCAAACCGTGTACTAATGTTCCATCATTGTATAGTTTTAATTTTAAGTTTGTTCCCGCACTATTGCTATAAGTTCCTCCTAAATCAATAGATTCCGGAGTTGCAGTTGAAGTTGCAGTTAAAGAACCTATTGTTAAACGTTGTCTGGTAGATGTAGTATTGATTCCAACGTTTCCATCAATTCTCATTCTTTCAGTAAATGTTCCGCCATATTCATCAGACCAAGAATTACCCACACCAAATTGAATAACAGTATTTGCAGAACGAATAACAGCAGGCGCATTTGTTCCAGCAGAATCTTGATTTCCCATCAAAATACTGGAATTTCCGCCACCACCGCCAGTTAAAGTAGTAACTCTTAGTACTGCTCCTGTTGATTTGGCGATATGTAAAGATGATGATGGATTAGTGATTCCAATACCAATACTCGAACCAGTTCCTACAAATGAGGCACCACCAGTAACTTGTAGTGGTTGTGATGAGGTTCCTGTTGGTGATGATGAATTGTTTATTAAAACATTACCATTATTATCAATCGTAAGTCTTGGAGTATATGTAGTGGAACTAGGAGATGGAGCAGATGCAATATTAAAATATCCATATTGAGTGGCAATATTACCAATAATCCATCTATTTGCCGAGGCATTTCCTGAGGTGTCAGTAAAGGTAATTGCAGGAGATGTGGAATAATTTTGTGCAGAAGATGCGATATCAAATTTACCTGATGGCACTGCACTTCCAATACCAACAGGACCAGAAACATAGGCACCACCAGTAACTTGAAGTGGTTGTGATGCGGTTCCTGTTGCAGTTTGAGTTCCGATCAGAACATTTCTAGTTGGATATGTTACATCATTTGGAGATAAAGCAGTTAAAGTATAAACACTACCTAATGAAAGATTATCATACAAAGTTCTTGATTGTCCATAAGTAAATGCTTTTACTTTAACAACATAAGTATTTCCACTAGATAAAATATGTGAAATTGGAATTTTATAGGTAGAATTGGTAGCATCCCATTGAAACTCCCCAATTGAAATATTATCTACAATCGCACCCATTGCTTCCGAAACTCGGGATTGATTTAGATAGATAAGATTTGTTGGATTAGTTCCAACAGAAAATATTTTTCTTAAAATACCAGCAGTATTTTGATATGCAAAAGTTCCAGTAATTTCAATTTCAATATACCCCCAAACCGAAATATTACCAATTCTTACATCAAATGCTTGATTTGCAACACCATTTGCAAATGCACTTATTGAAGAAGTGTCAAATGTTCTTTCACAAGTAAAAGTTGAATTTATTTGACCATTAGTATATCTTATAGGACCATTAATATCTAAATTATAAGATGGATTAGCAACACCAACTCCAAGATTTCCACTTACATAAGCACCACCAGTAACTTGAAGTGGTTGTGATGCGGTTCCTGATGCTGCTGTGTTTCCAATAAGCAATGCCGCCGCAGTATAATCCCATCTAAATTTTTCAGATCCCAAAACTTGGAATGTAATTGGTGAATTGTCATTATGATTTAATACAAATCCAGCAGCACTTGTTGAGAAGAAAGTTCTATTTCCAGTTCCCCCAGATTCACTAATTCCAAAAGTTCCAGCAACTGAAATTTGAGTATTTGTTGCTGGATTTGTGACACCAACACCCAACTTACCGGAAACATAAGCACCACTATTAACTTGAAGTGCTTGTGATGAGGTTCCTGTTGATGATGCAGTTACTATGAGAAAATTACTATCAGAATCAATAGTGAATGGATTATTTCCTGCTGTATAATTATAAAGAGAAAAGGAAGTTGACGAAGCGGCACCAATATTTGCTCCACCCAAAGCCCATTTATTAACACCATTTACAAGATAAACTATTTGCGGAGATGCCGACAAAGAAGTTGGAGCATCTAATGATAATCCAGCACTACTTGATGTTGATTTTATTCTAACAGTTGCTCCTGATGTTGTACTTAAAACATCAATAAGATTTCCTGGATTAGTGGTTCCAATTCCAACTAAACCACCACTTGAAGCAGTAATTATAGTACCACCAATACCTACTTCTAATCCGTTCTTTACTCTAAAATTCTGGTTTGCCAAGGTTCAATATCCCCATTGGTTTTATTTTAGGTATTTATATAAAAAGTCCCTTTCGGGACTTATCATTATCACTTTTCAATTGCTTCAAAGATTTTATCAATATTGAATAAATCTTCGTTCTCATTAAATGGATATTCGTGCTCCGATCCATTAAAATCAAAGTCAAACAAATAAGAACCAGGCAACTTAAAGTTATGTGGTTTTACTGTTTCAATATTTGTATGCATATCATATCCAAATACTTTGGGACTTGTTCCGTTCCACAATACAACAGAAGGAAGTTTAAGTGCCGCTGCTGCGTGTTGCAAACAACTATCAATCAAAATTCTTTTATCGCTATGAAGAATCAAACTTAAAAATTCCAATGTAGAAAGTTGTGTTTGTTCATCATATTGAATTGGAGTTGCATTTATCAGTTTCGGAGAATTCATCTTTGTTGCCTGATAAATTGTATATTTCTTATGATACTTATCTACAATTTGTTGAGCAATATCAAAAGGCATATCCCGTGCCCACATATAAGGTTTTGAATCGAGAGTAATCAATCCACCATTCGTATGAATCACCATTGTTGGTTTTTTATCCTTGACCCAAACTTCCTTTGAAAGTTTTTTCTGTAATGGATTAAAAATTAATTCGGGAGTTTCGCCATTATAATTCAATCCATACATCTTACACCAAGTTTGAATTAATGGAAGTTTTTTGTGAATATGATCCGTTGTAAAATAAGGTTCATTATGAAAAATCAATGAGTCTTGATTTTCAATATAATTTTGATAGAAATAATTTGTGTTATTTAATTGATACACTCTATCCACAAAGGGAAGATTTAAATATGCATCTGGATATGGACATACAATAATCAATTTCCTATGTGGATGATTATTTTTGATACATTTTGCTACTGCGGTAGATGCAATTATTTTTCCTAATCCGCCCTGGATGTGGAAAATACTATATTTTTCTTTTGCCATAATAATTCTTAACTAATTTTAATGCGATTTATTTTATCAATATTTCTATTTTTTTGATATTTTGTTAAACCTTGTTTGGTACTCACAAAACCAGTAATAGTACATTTCCATTTTGCAAATCTTTCTTCTTTGCTTAAAGAATGAAATCCAATCTTATTATCTCTACAATACTCACCCATTCTTTTCCTATCTTCAATAGACTGCGTATGAATTCCTACACCTCTTTCTAATTGGTCTAATCCTGATAATCTAGAAACATCCGCTCTTTTTTCCGGAGACATAGAAAACATACCAAGTTTTTGGTCTCTTGCTTTACATCCATTTGCCCTTTTAACTTCTAATTTTTGAATAGTTCCAGATCTTTTTCCATTTCTTTTCAAAACTTCAAGAGAACTGTATCCACCACAGTTCTCATTAAGACACATTGGATCATTTAAAACTGGACGGATTAATTCAATTTCTTTTTTAGAGCATTCAATCCAATCGTCATATTCCTCAATTATTTCTTTCCAGAACATAGTGGTACTCCATTTCTCTTTATGAGTAATTGGAGTTCCATAATATCCATCCGTTAATGGATCATCACCTTTCAACAATCTTTTACCGATATAATAATAACCATCTACAAAATTAATTTTGTAGATATATGAATTTTGCAATCCATCTAAATCTTGAAAAATACTAAATTTTTCTTTCATTATAAAATCTCAATGATTACCAAGGAAGTTCAGTTCTAATTGTTCTAGGTGCTGGTGGATTTACAACAGAATCAATCCAAGCAGCATTATTGATTTCGTGATTTCCAAAATTTGGTCCTAGTTTTTCTTTTACCCAACCAAGAACCAGTTCTTCTGTTAAATCTTCATATGCAATAAAGTTCTCAATATTTTCGGTTTGTAGTTCTACTCCGGCACCAGATTGTGTGGAAACAGTTCCATCAGTGCTATTTACATTATAACCAACACGAATGACAGTTCCAGATCCATCATTCAATTGTTCCATTTCACGAATTGACCAAGTATGTGTGATTGCCATTTTATTTTACGATTTGAATTTGATTTTTTGTTGTCCTGATGTATTTAGGAATCTCTTGAACGTATGGTTTGGTTCTCCAAAAATCCATTCCATTGCATTTTTCTAAAACATAAGAAGAAAGAATATCAATTGGTTTTGGTGCAGTATTTTTAAGTTCTTTGCGAACTTCGTGCATATCTGCAAGTCCATAAGTATTCATATCTTGTTCACGATTTTGATTTTGTAAATTATCAAAATTGTGCTCATAATATTCTTCACCAAGAAACTCATACAATTTTTGAATTGTCTCTTTTGGTTTCCTAATAATATCTTGATATTCTACAAAATGCATTCTGTCACCAAATTCTTGATTAAATCCCTCCATAATTGCATTCAATGATTGTCCTAAAATTCCATCAGGTCCTGCAATATACTCACAACGATTATCATCATTGATTGGAATATTTAATTTAACAAGTTGCTCATCAATAAAATTAATTCTAGGATTTCCTTCTTTATACGGATTTCTACGAATCATCATAATCATTGAAGTTAGAATTTCATCAATATCCCGAACGGGAACAATGATCTTTGCTTTCTGTCCAATATATCCTTCAATATAAGGAACTCGTGCAGTCCAGGCACGATTCTTATCAATAATCACTTCTTTATCAACATCACTATAAAATTGACGAATGATATTTGAAATAATCAAAGATGCTTGTTCTGGTTTTGGATATCCGTGATACAGTTCATCATTTTGAAGATGATTTTCTACGGCATACATTGTAGAAAGAACTGGACTTGATGGACCAGAATAAAATCTTGGATTTTGATTTAAAATTGAAGACAGCAAAGTACTTCCTGCTCTTGGAAGACCCGCCATAAAATAAAAGTTTTTACTTGTATTTGTTTGTGAAAAGAAACCACCTTGAATCATATAGTCCTCATAAATTAAATGACTGTTGCGACAAAATTGATGTTATAATTTGTTGTTGAAGCACTTGATGGAGTTACAAGTAGTCTCATATTTCCACCAGATACATCTACATCAAATACACCGACTGTTGTGTTATTATATATTGTACCATATTCTGAGTTGTATGCGGTAGTTCCGTTATGAATCGAAAGTATTTTAGTTGCATGATAATTAGTTCCTTGTGTCGCCTGAATCATATATTCCACTGAACGATATGTGGATGTAGAAAGTCCAGAATGAATACCAGTTTGAGATACTGTTGCAGTTGTTGCACTAGTGGAACCATAGGATACTGTTCCGTTAATTGATATATTACCTTGAACTTGTAATTTTTGTGTGGGACTTGTAGTTCCAATACCAAGATTACCAGTTGAAGGATTAAATACAAGACTAGTGGTTACACCAAGTCCAGTTGTATTTCCAGTTCCAGTTACATAAGTTAGATATTGTGATTGGTTGGCAGTATTAGTAGAAATAGAAATACTAGAAATTCCACTAGAAGGAGGAGCAATCCAAGAAAGACCAGAACCAGTAGAAGAAAGAACAGAACCAGCAGTTCCTACATTATTATTACTATCATAAAGTCCACCAGTAATTCTTGCATTACCTTGAACTTGTAAATTTTGAGATGGAGTTGCAGTTCCAATACCAACATTACCAGAAACATAAGCACCACCAGATACTTGAAGTGGTTGTGATACTGTTCCAGTGCTTGTGGCACTACCAATTAAAACATTTCCACCGTTTGGTTGTAATGTAAGATTTCTTTTTACACTATTTGCAAAATCAGTTGCTTCTAATGCAACATTACTACCAGTAGAACTATCATAAGCAAGAAGATATCCATCACCGGATACACCACCAACTCTTAAACCACTACCACCATAAGCATCAATCTTATAAGTTGGATTTGCCCTACCTACGCCAAAGTTGCCAGAAACATAAGCACCACCAGATACTTGAAGTGGTTGTGATGAAGTTCCTGTATCTGATGTAGTATTGATTAATATATTTCCAGAAGTATTGATACGAAGTCTTTCATTACTTGTACCAGAAATACTAGTTAAAAATCTTAAATAAGTACTTGCACTTGAAGAACGAGATGATACTGTAAATTCTGATAAAGTGCTATCATAAGCAAGAACACCAGCATTATCATTTGGTTCTGAATAAGTTCCATTATTGCGAACTCTAATTGTGCCACCGCTTACATCTAATGAACCACTTGGACTTGCAGTGCCAATACCCAAACTAGAAGAAACATAAGCATTTCCAGAAACTTGTAATTTTGCAGTTCCTGTGGAAGTTGCAGTTCCTACTAATACTGGACCTGGATTGAAGATTGTAGTTCCACTTAAAGTTGCAATTCCAGTTACACTTAAACTATTAACATTTGTTGTTCCTGATACTCTACTATTTCCGGAAACATCTAATGTAAAAGTGGGAATTGTGCTTCCAATACCTACACGATTATTAATACTATCAAGATATAATAATCCGGAATTATAACTAAAAGAAGGCGAAAGTTTTACGCCAGTGATTGTTCCATCCGCAGGAACTCCAACACCCAAAGAAGTTCCTAATACGATACAGAAAAATGAACTTCCAGTGGTAGGTGCAGAAGCAAAGGTAATCGTTGCTTGGTCTATTGTATATGCTGTACCTGGATTTTGAATAACATTTGCAACAGAAACTAAAATAGAAAAAACAGAACCAGGATAAAAAGGTTGTCCGCCTAATGTAAGATTGAAAGTTTTTGCTGTATTATTAAATGACGCAGAAATATCATCTAACTTCTGATAATTTCCGGCAGTCAGTGCTCTTCCAAGATACATAGCAGTTTTTTAGTTATTTATTCTCAATTTAAAATAATGATTCATTTAGTTAATTTTAAATATTTCCATCTTTGTCCAGGCACCATCAGAAGTTCCTTTAACAAGTTGATTGGGTGAATTTGATGTATAAACGGTAAAATCAATATAATCTGTTGTTCCGTTCATTGTCACGATTCCACAGGCATTCATGCTATATGCATAAGTCTGTATACCAACCTGACTTAATGCAAATGTATTTCCATTTTTTCTCAATTGAATATTTGTTTGATTGACATTTGTAGTAGATCCTGCATACCAGTTCATCATTACAGTTACATTATAAGTTCCTGCAACAGTTGGTGTAGTACGAGTCGTAATTCCACTATACCAGTTATTTGAATCACTAATTACGGAAAATCCAATTAAAGTATCAGTACCAGTAGTTATAGTTTGATCTGTAAGTCTTGCAAGTTTTACATAAGAATTTCCAGCAGCATTCAGGTTTCCAGTGATTGTTGTAATACCAGAAATCAAAGTATTACCAACAATGTGTAATTTTTGAAGTGGATTTGTGGTTCCTATACCAATATTATAAGAACTATTACCATAAATCCAAGCAGTGCTACCAGCACCAATCACTAGTTGGTTATCACCAGAAGTTATTGGAGTTTGTTGATTGTAACCAATAACAACGTTTTGAGATCCAGTTACATTAGTGCAACCAGCATTTCTACCAAAGAAATTATTATAAGATCCAGTGGTGTTACAGCATCCTGCTGATTGACCAATTGCAATATTATTATTTCCAGTACTATTGCAATATCCTGCATATCTACCAAAAAAGTTATTATAACTTCCAGTGCTATTGAATCTACCCGCTAGATTACCTAAGAAGTTATTGTGACATCCACTTGCATTTAATGTTCCACCTCCTGCCGAAACTCCAAAGAAGTTATTATGAGATCCAGTGGCGTTGAAGTATCCTGCTTGACGACCAAAGAAGTTATTGTAACATCCAGTGGTGTTTGAGCATCCTGCATTGACACCAAAGAAGTTATTAAAACCTCCGGAGATATTATATCTTCCCGCACTTTGACCAAAGAAGTTATTAGAATTTCCAGTAGTGTTACATCTTCCTGCTAATTGACCAAAGAAGTTATTAGAAGTTCCGGAGGTATTGCTACATCCTGCACAAGAACCAAAGAAGTTATTATTCTGCCCAGTAGTAGTAGATTTACCAGCACCAGCACCGGCAAAGAAATTATTGGTTCCAGTAGTAATAGAAGAACCAGTAGATACATCACCGATTCTTATATTATTATCAGCAAAACTGATTCCAGTGGTTCCTGCAATGCTGATTTTTGTAGTTGGATTTGTAGTTCCAAATCCTACATTATAAGAACTATTGCCAACAATCCAAGAAGTATTACCAGAACCAATGACTAGTTGGTTATCACCAGAAGTAATAGGAGTTTGTTGATTATAACCAATGACTACGTTTTGGGAACCAGTTATATTGTTGCATCCGGCTTGGATACCAAAGAAATTATTAAAAGATCCGGTGGTGTTTCTACATCCTGATAAAAAACCAAAGAATGTGTTATAATTTCCACTGGTATTTGATTTTCCCACATAATGTCCAAAAAAGTTATTTCCGTTTCCAGAAGTATTTCCAACTCCTGCACATTTGCCGAAAAAGTTATTATAATATCCAGTAGTGTTTAATCTTCCCGCATACTTACCAAAAAAGTTATTATAACTTCCGCTAGTATTAGATACTCCTGCATTTTGCCCAAAGAAATTATTATAATTTCCATTGACATTTGAGTATCCTGCTTGATAACCAAAGAAGTTATTATAACCTCCGGTAGTATTGCAGTATCCAGAACACTTACCAAAGAAATTATTATAATTTCCAGTGGTATTTTTTAATCCTGAAAAATAACCCAGGAAATTATTATGACATCCAGTGGTAGTAGATTTACCTGCACCAACACCACCAAAGAAGTTATGAGTTGCAGAAGTAATAGAAGAACCAGTAGTTGCATCGCCAAGTCTAATATTAGTATCGGCAAAACTGATTCCGGTGGTTCCACTGATAGTAAGTTTTGTGGTAGGATTTGTAGTTCCAATACCAATATTGCCGGAAATATAAGCACTTCCAATACTTACAGTATCAGCAGTTGTTAATCCAACATTACCAGTTCTTCCATAAAATCCAGTTACACTACTACTTGTAGCACCTGCAAAACCAATATGTCTTGCTTGTATTAAACTTCCATTTCCTGGTGCCGAAACAAAAATCAAAACATTGCCAGTAATACTATAAGCACGAGTAGTTGTTGCATCACTTGGATACTGAACAACACCATTGATTGTAACTAATACATTTTGATTGTTTGCTGGTGTCTTGGATAATGAAAAGTTTGTTTGAGAACCAGTACCAGTAAAACTATCAACAGTATTATCACTAATATCAAAGGTTGCGAAGTTAGTTGCGACTAAACTTCCCCAGAAGACATCTGTAACCGCCGGAGGAGTGGAGAAGATAATGGTGCTGTCTGCTTCTATACCAAAACCATTTACCGGTGTTGTGGTGTCTTGTGGTTGCTGTATAACACCATTGATTGAAAGTTGAAGTTGTGCCGCACGGGTGATAAGACCTTTGGTTCCATTATTATAAGTTGCCTTGAACTTTGTATTGATTCCATCAAAGGCAACATTTAAAGTGTGTGTGGAACCTGTACCAAGTGATGTGAGAGTGATTGATGTATTTGCAAGAGCATTTGCATATGAACTTGCTAACTTTAATGTATTTTGATCTGTCTTGATAATATAATAAACAGAACCAGAACTTAAACCACCAATTGTAGTTCCTGTGGTTGAATAAGTTACTCTTTGACCCGTAATGAAACGATGTCCGGTAAAGGTAAGAGTGGAGTTTGTAGTGGAAACAACAGAAGAAGATGACCCATCAAATGTTTGTGTGTATGATGAGATTGAGTCTAATATTCTAAAACTGTTATCTCCGGTTACCGGATAATTTCCCAAATATGACATTATAGTTTTTTATTTATTTATTCCATTATCCAAACGATTGGAAAGAAGTATTGAATGTAATAGCTGCACCATCCCTAGCAGTCACATATACATCTATTGACTCCAAAATATAACCATTATTTCCTTGTGTATAATTTAAAGTAGGTGTGCTAGTGCTTACATTTGTCCAACTTAATGTTCCTGATGTATGAGTACCTGCGGCATTAAGTTGAGTTGCTATACTTACGCCAGAATTGCTGTAAGTTCCACTAACTTGAAGTCTCCAAGCAGTAAATGTATCTTTCCACATTGAAGCAGAAACTGCACTAACTCCTCTACAAACAACTTCCACCATCATTCCACAATTACCGGAAATACCACTAGCAGTAAATAGTGGTGTTGCAGTAGCATTACTAAATGATTGAACTATCTTACCTCGCATTGCAAAATAATATCCTCCGACTTGTTCGATCACGGCGGCAGAATTATTAGAAGACACAACATTCAATCTTGCGGCATTTGCTGTGGTTGTTGATGGGGCAACTCCAATTCCAATATTTCCATTATAATCAATTCTCATCTTTTCAGTTACAGTACCTGCCGCACCATTTCTAAAAACAATATCTGCTCTTGTATCATTTGCACAGTTGTCAATATATAATGTTCTTGCAGTTGCCCCAAAAGTAAATCCTTGATAATAAGTAGAACTATAATAAGAACCTAAGAAACCACCATCTAACCAACTAGATTTTATATTTCCACTACTATCAATTCGCATCGATTCACTAAAAGAAGATCCAGAATCAAGAGATCTTCTGAATACAATTTGACCAGCAGCTACGGGATTACCAGTAACAGCATCAAAATAAAATTCACCAGAGGTTGTCCATAATCCCAGTTGGTGGTTATTATCACTACTGCGACGAATAATTAATCCATCGGTTCTGGATGATCCAGACATTTTTATGTCCATTCGTGCGGAAGGAGTAATCCCAAGTCCAAGAAAACCACTAGCATCCAACGTCATCGCCTGCGTAAAAGTTACAGCAGCACCTGCGGTGCCGAAAGGGGCTATATACCAACGGTGCGCCCCTGCTGTTTGCTGATAAGAAATAGCGGATGATCCACTGGTTTGATATATCCATTGATTAGACGCACCATAGTACGCATTTGTTGCCAAATATGTTTCACCACCCCAAGCCTGCAATACACCATCTGCCGCCCCTGGTCCAAACTGAATTGCGCGTGCACCGGATTTCCAAGCACTCGGCGTCACCCCAATTCCAAGATTTCCAGAACTATCAATTCTCATTCTCTCAGTTCCAGTGGAAAAATTATAAGCACCAGAACGGAAAACAAGATCACCATTACCGCCAGCACTTCCAATAAGCCACCTGTCTGCCACACCAGATTCCGTCAAAAATAAATATTGAGCATTACCAGGCGATGATCTAATATTTAAGAAGTTTTCTCCGGTTTGACCAACTTGAATATTTCCACGAACATCAAGGGATTGATTGGGGGCAATAGTTCCTATACCCACACGTCCAGAACTATCAATTCTTACTCTTTCTGTTCCGGCAGTATAAAATGCTACTTTACCACCAGTTTGGGAACTTCCATTCCAGTTTCCAGTAACTTCAATTTGACTCCATACACCAGCAGTACTACCTCCTTTTATGAATAATGAAGAATCATCTCCACCACCATTTGCATAGATGTATGCAGGAGAAGATTGACTACCATTAAAAGATGCATTTCCAGATACGTGAAGTTTATAACTTGGGGCGATACCAATTCCAAGATTTCCGCTACTATCTATTCTTACTCTTTCTGTTGCTGCTGTCCAAAAAGTAAGTGGATTACTATCAGGTGTACCGATAAATGATTGATTGACGCCGCTAGGAGAATGTACTCCCATATAAAGACGATTTGTTTGTAGTGATTGTGATGCTATAAATCCAGAAAACCCTAAATCATTACTTCCAGCAGTTGTAAAAGCGTTAAGAAAACTACCAGATTTATACACAGTTCCAACGGCATTAATCTTAGAAGGAAATACTTCATTTCCAACTACTTGCAATTGTTGAGTTGGACTCGTAATACCAACTCCAAGGTTTCCAGAAACATAAGCACCACCAGTGACTTGTAGTGGTTGTGATGCGGTTCCAGTAGAAGTTCCACCACCAATCAATACTGGACCATTGGTAAATGTAGAAACACCAGAATAGTTTAAATTGGTTCCTGTTAAAGAAGTTATAACACCAACATTATAATAAGTGTTATTTCCACTTAAAGTTGTTATGTTGCCGGTAACAATAGTTCCAACACCACTAGCATTTAATTGTTGTATTGTTAAGTTGGTAGCACTTGTAACACCTAATGTAGTAATACCAGAAACACTCAAATCACTAAAAGTATTCGGTGCATTTGATATGGCACTTTCAATAGTTGCTGTCGTTGTAGCATCTAATGAAGCAATGTTCTGCAACTGAAATGCACTATTAATAACACTTGTATTTCCAATACTTAAAGAACCAACAGTACTTACACCAGATACAATAAAAGATTGTGCTGAAATTGCTGCTGTACTGTCAATCTCATTACCGGTAACCTTAGTAAGTGCCATATCAGGTCATCTCTAAAATACTTGCTGATGCGTCTAAACTATTATTTGTATCACTAACTATTGTTAAAGTATCAGTTGTTTCCATTATAATCTTATTTCCCTGCATTACTTCCAATGTAGAACCTTGGGGAATTGGAACATTTTTGATAATACTTACATTATCTGCACCACTTCTTGTAATTCCCACTCCTACATTAATACCACCACCAGAAGTATTTGCAAGAGTAAGTCCAATGATTGTAGTTGTAGTGGATGAAGGAACAGTATAAATTCCTACGGTACTAACACCAATATTATTTTTAGTCTTTAAGCGGAATGTATTTGCCATTTATATCATCCAAATGCTATTGAAAGACGGAGTGCTTCATCAAGTATATTTACCCCTTTGACTTTAATTGCTGTGGAACTATTTATATCTCCCACGACATCAAGTTTATAAGAAGGACTTGTGGTTCCAATACCAGCATTGCCGGAAACTGTTAGGGAAGTAACACCAACAGTACCAACAACTTCTAAATTATATCTTGGAGTGGAAGTACTAATTCCAAGATAACCAGTATTATAATCATAATAAACTTGATTTGTTCCGGAGAAAATACCGGATCTATTATATTGTAACTGTTTATCAATACCCCCAGCACTAGTAACAATACCAACACCACCAGCACTTTGCCAAACAATACTTGAACCATTGGAAGTTAAAACATAACCAGAATTTCCAATCGCATTTGTGCTATCATAAATTCCACCAGTAATACGAGCATTTCCAACAACGTGCAAACTAGCACTTGGATTTGTGGTTCCAATACCAAGCGAATTAGAGACCGGAATAAATATCAAACCAGTAGAAGAAATACCAACAGAACTTACACCAGTATTGGAAGCAAGAGTTGGATATACTGGTGATGATGAAATGTTTTGTTGAATAACATTAAAAGCATTTACACCAATCAAGTGAGAACCATCACCATAATAAACAACAGTTCCAATACCAGAAGCAGTAATAATACCAGCAGAAATTTTTATTCCACTAATTGTAGAAACACCAGAAAATGACACATCACCAGAAACAGTAAGTTTTGATGTGGGATTTGTGGTTCCGATACCAACATTGCCAATTAAATAACTTTTTTGACCAACATACAAATCACTTGCAATACCTACACCACCACTAACTTGTAAAGCTCCAGTTGTGGGAGAAGATGTATTTGTAGTATTCAGAATTTGAACATCTCCTTGTGTTCCTTCAATTCTAAATCTAGTATCATTTGGACGAACTGCTCCAATAATGTAAGAGTTAATATCAATTATAGTTCCAGACTCATTACCAGAAATCACTAATGATTGATTGGTGCTTGTTATGAGTGCTGGACTTCCTCCATTTGTTCTCCTAAAATTTAAAACAGCAATACTACTGGCACTAGGTTGTAAAGATGAATATCCACCAATATCGAAATTTGTGATAGTTCCATTGAAGAAATAACCATCACCATAAACAGAAAGTTTTGATGTGGGATTTGTAGTTCCAATGCCAATATTATAAGAACTATTACCATAAATCCAATTTGTACTTCCTGCACCAATGACTAATTGATTATTTCCATCTGATGGAAGTGATCTTCCTGGTCCAATAACAATATTTTGAGACCCTCCTCCACTTGTTTGGACATCACGACCAATATAGATATTTTCATTTCCATCAGAATTTGAATATGAACCAGATCCAGAACCGATAAAAATATTATAAGATCCATCAAGAATTCCACTACCAGAAGAAGTTCCAAGAAAAACATTTTCACTTCCGGTAGTATTGCTGTATCCTGAATTTTGTCCAAAGAAGTTATTATTATTTCCAGTGGTATTATATCTTCCCGCATTAAATCCTAAGAAGTTATTATGACTTCCAGTTGTATTTGAATAACCAGAAAAACCAAAGAAGTTATTATCAGTTCCAGTAGTATTATTGTATCCTGCGGAATAACCAAAGAAGTTATTATCATATCCACTAGTGTTGCAAAATCCAGCACTATCACCTAAAAAGTTATTATTGAATCCAAAAGTAATAGAAGAACCAGTGTATTGACTACCAATTTTTACATTTCCACCAGTAAATCCTAGTACCCCATTAATTTCTAATTTTGTTTGTGGATTGTTAATTCCAATTCCAAAATTTCCTGTGCTTGGAATGAATACAACTTGTGTTGTGGAAATACCAATAGAAGTTACACCAACACTATTTGCGAACGTTGGATATACTGCCGAAGAACTTAATGTTTGATTAATAACATTAAAAGCATTTACTCCGGTTAGGTTTCTTCCATCTCCATAATAAGTTACAATACCCGATGGACTTGTTGCACTGATAATACCAGATTTGATTAAAACACTTCCTAATGTGGCAATACCAGAATAATTAATATTTGTTCCAGAAAGTGTAGTAACAATACCAGAATTATAATAAGCATTATTTCCACTTAAAGTAGTAACTGAACCAATATTTGAATATATGTTTCCATTAAAAGATGTAGCAGTTGCTACACCAGAAATTTTTACATCACCTAAAACATCAAGTTTTGCCTTAGGTGATGTAGAACCAACACCAACATAGGGAGTAGTTCCGCTAGTTATTCCAATATTTTTTGTGGCATCATCAACTGTAATGAATGATGCTAACTGCGAAATCTCCCTACTATTAGACATTTCTTACTTTTTTTCTTATAGTATTATTTATTATAAACACCACGAGGATACAATTGTCCTAATTGGGGTCTTCTACCTGTCAACCATCCAGGAGATGCAGCACCTAAATTAAAATTCCAATTTCTATTTTGATTTTGGATAAAATTAATTGTAAAATTTGTTGCTTGGACTTTATAAGCAACAGAAGTAGTTACACCAGAAACTGCCGTGCTAAGTGAGAAATTAAAGTCTGCCATCAAACCTTCCTCGCACAGAATAGAATGCCACGAGTTCTTCCAGTTTGATTATATGCACCAGTGATAACAGTATAAACTTCACCACCACTGATTGTAACAGTATCACCTTGTTGAATGATTTGTTGATCTGTTCCGGAATCAAAATCAATTAAAACAAAATCGTCAGGTAGATAATAAGGACAAGGAACCATTACAGTAGAAAGTGGAATACCTTTGATAACTGCATTATAATTTGCACTAGAAGTTACACTTTGATTATATCCTTGATCGCTACTATAATTAATTGCAGTTCCTAATTTTACAGTTTGATTAATATCAGAACTATTGCGATTATAGATTCTTATATTGGAAGATGTTGCATTATTAAAAGATTCTATAACATTGGTATATGGCATATTATAAGTTGCAGAAGCATATCTGGAAGTTAATTGATATTCTTTTGTAGAATATGAACCTGGAATCATATATCCTGCTTCTGCTGCTCTCCAAGCAGTTTTTTGGGTGCCATTATAATCACCATAAGTTGAATTACCACCAATCCAAGAAGTAAAGCGAATTGCTGGATAAGATGAATTTCCAGTTTCCCCTACAATTTGTGTAATACCTTCTAAAAATACATTATCCAAATCCCAAAGTGTGGATGAATATTTGTGAATAAAGAATGTGCAGAATGAATTACTGGATAATTGTGCGGCAGTTATTCCTGGTTGAGCAAAAGAAATAACTGCAAAGTTCGTATCAATTGCAGAACGATAGACATTAATATTTAATGGATAATTTAATGATGATGCAAACTTGCTTTTGAATTTATACGACCTACCACTAGCAGAATCACCATCATTTGAATTTAATTGAACATTTTGTGTATATGATAAAGGTGAAGTTATTCCCCCTACACCATCATCTAATCCACTTCCACAAAAACGACTTGAATATCCAATTCCTAAATTTTGAGTATTAGTTACTGAATAAGGATGAAAATCTGAACCAGAAGCAAATTTTAATGCAAATGGTGTTGGTTGTCCATTTGAGGTATAACTATTATTATAATTGACTACCTGAAATCCATAATAAGTATTTCCATATTTCTTGCCTGCCTGCTGTTGAAGTTTTAAAACACCCCAAGGAGTTCCATTTATCCCACCACCTAAATCTTTGGCGAAGAATGCATTTGTAGTTCCATAACCAACAGCAGAGGCATAAACAGTTACTGCAATTCCTGCGGCGCCTTTTGCAGCGGTTCCAATAGTTTCTGAGGAAATTTGAACTACTTCCCCTGTGGTATAACCATAACCGGGACGATTCACACGAATATCATAAAATATTCCATTAACGCGACGAATATCAAAAGTTGCCCCAGTTCCAATACCAGAAGTAGAAGATTGTGGAATATCATTATAATAAAAAGTTGACCCCTGCCCGTTATTTTCATAGATATAATTACTTCCAGTAATAGTTCCCCCACCAGAAACAGCACTAATACCAGTAACAATACCAGTTATTGAAGTTCCATTGTGCCATCCTAACCAAGTGAAGGCACTTTCAATACCCACAATTACATCACTTGGCAACCATTGAGTTGTTCCTGCTGCTACCTGAATTGTTGTCGTTGTGATTGCCATTAGTCTTTATACCTCCATTTGAAGAATTGTGAGTTGTGCTGAAATACTGGTTGTAATACCAGATAGATTTGTGATTGCTGCATATATTGTAGTATCAGCAGGATTGTTTAAGTTTCCACCCATTACAAAAGGAGAAATAATTTGAGTAGTTGAAATACCAGTAGTTACAATTTCTGCAATCACTCCACTTCCAGGTGTAGGGTCAATTCCAACACTTCTACTTACATCATTTGTTCTTGATGTGCTATCAGTATATAGTCTTAACCAACCTGATGTAGATAATCCAATCTTCATCAAAGCATAAGATTTGAATCCGGTAATATCAGTATTGCCAATTCCATTATTTACAATAGATGTAGTAACACCAATTACAGTTGTTCTGGATTTAAGTGTATTAGAACCAGAGAATGATGTTGCAGTAACAACACCAGACGAATTTACAGAAGAAACTGTAATATTTGGAGAACCTGTAAGATTTTGTGCTACTGTTGAAATTCCTGCTGTTGATGCATACCCTGCAATTGTTGCTATACCAGAAGTTCCAGAATAAGTAGCAATTCCTGCCGATGCTGCATAAGTTGCTATACCAGAAGTTCCAGAATAAGTAGCAATTCCTGCGGTTGTAGCATAGGTTGATATACCACTAGAAGTAGCATAAGTTGCTATACCACTAGAAGTAGCGTAAGTAGCAATTCCTGCTGTTGTAGAATAAGTTGCTATACCAGCAATTGATGCATATGTAGCAATACCAGAATTGCCACCAGATGCAGTTATAGTAACAACACCAGCAGATACTGGCGATACTGATAGATTAGCACCAAAATCTATGGTAGATGCAGTTCCAACTAAAATGCCATCATCTTTGATGACAATTCCAGTTCCTGCCGCAATAATACCAGTAAGACCAGATCCATTTCCAAAGAAGTTAGTTGCGGTTATTACACCAACCGACATTCCAAGACTAGAAGAATTTCCAAATGCTAATGTTTGATCTAATGTTTGAGAACTTGACCCACTACCACCACTTCCAGCATTTACAGTATTGAATCCAACAATTGTAATTTCATCATTACCAAAAGCACCAACACCTAAACTAACACCGGTTCCAATAATAGAATAATTTGTATCGTCTAAACGAATTCCATTTAAGAATACATCTACATATCCAGTATTAATTCCAGAAGCAACAAATTGTTTTTGACCTTCTGTCGCAGTATAGTTATAGACACTTCTTAATGAAGTAAAACTAGACCAAACAAGTCCTGTTCCAGTTGATTTTAAATATTGACCACTAGTTCCAGTAGTTCCACCAACAGAAAGAGTAGTAAGTGTAGAAACACCCAATATATTGAGAGTATTAGAAGTAAGTGAAGTTATAATTCCTACATTGTAATAAGCATTGGAACCATTTAAAGTCGTAATGTTTCCAGTTGTTATTGTGGCTGCTGTTCCTGTTAAGGCATTTATAGTTCCGTTAGTATAAGTTAGGTTTGTACCAGAAAGTGTAGTAACAATACCAGTATTATAGTAAACATTACTACCACTTAAAGTAGTGATATTTCCAGTAGTATATGTAACAGCAGTACCGGAAAGAGCAGTTATAATACCTACATTTTGATAAGCATAAGTACCACTTAATGTAGTGATGTTAGCAGATGTAATAGTAGCGGCAGTACCAGTAAGAGAAGTTAATGTTGAGTTGGTATAAGTTAAATTAGTACCACTTAAAGATGTTACAATACCAGTATTATAATAAGCATTGCTTCCACTTAAAGTCGTAATGTTACCGGTAGTGATAGTAGCAGCAGCACCAACAAAATAATTTACATTACCATTTGTATAAGTTAGATTAGTACCACTTAAAGTTGTTACGATACCAGTATTATAATAAGCATTGGAACCACTTAAAGTTGTAATATTACCTGTGGTGATTGTTGCTGCTGTTCCAGTAAGAGAAGTTAGAGAACCGTTAGTATAAGTTAAATTAGTACCAGAAAGTGTAGTGACAATACCAGTATTATAGTAAGCATTAGAACCTGATAATGTAGCAATATTACCAGAAGTGTAAGTAAGTGCCGTACCAGCAAGTGCCGTTGCAATACCTATATTTTGGTAACCATAAGTAGCAGAAAGTGTGGTAACGATACCAGTATTATAAGTTACTGTTGTACCACTTAAAGTTGTTACGATACCAGTATTATAATAAGCATTGCTACCAGCAAGAGTTGTTATATTTGCAGTAGTGATTGTGGCAGCAGTACCAGTAAGAGAAGTTAGAGAACCGTTAGTATAAGTTAGGTTTGTACCAGAAAGTGCAGTAACAATACCAGTATTATAATAAGCATTACTTCCGCTTAAAGTAGTGATGTTACCGGTAGTAAATGTAGCGGCAGTACCAGTAAGAGAAGTTAGAGAACCGTTAGTATAAGTTAAATTAGTACCAGAAAGTGTGGTAACAATACCAGTATTATAATAAGCATTACTTCCACTTAAAGTAGTGATGTTTCCGGTAGTGAATGTAGCGGCAGTACCAGTTAATGTGGTAACAATTCCAGTATTATAATAAGCACTTTGACCGGAAAGTGTGCCTACATTTCCAAAGGCATAAGTAACAGCAGTACCGGCAAGAGCAGTAATGATACCTACATTTTGATAAGCATAAGTACCAGTTAAAGTATTGATATTACCATTTGTATATGTAATTCCAGTACCAGAAAGTGCTGTGATTAGTCCTATATTTTGATAACCATAAGTGCCACTTAAAGTGTTTATATTTCCAGTAGTATAAGTTACAGTAGTGCCATTAAGGTAATTGATATTACCAATAAGAGAATTAACCGTGCTATCAGTAATCTGTACCCCGCCAACTGCCAAACGAACACCATTAGGAACTTGTGTAGAACCAATACCTACACCATAATTAAACATAAAGACATCAGTATTAAGTCCACTAAATGTTCCAGATTTTACCCACATTATTTGCTTGTAGGTATCTGGAAGGCTGTTAATTCCTACAACCGCCATAGAAATCAATGGACTTCCAACAGTACTTGCGACTGCTATACCACCGTGATTTGCGGTATTGTCATTTGCTAAGTCAGCAGGTCCTCCGTAATTAGTAGTTACAATACCAACAACAATATCTCTATCTCCAATTGATAAAGTATTAGCACTAATAACAACATTAGTTCCACCGATACTTAAATTTCCAGTAACAGATAAGTCACCAAAAATACTAAAACTATTTGAAGTTGCTAGTCTATTTGCAGCAACAGTACCGGAATTTAAATTATCAGCATTTTGATAGAAAGAACCTGGCTGGCTATTCAAGTACTGAACATTTAGATTTGTAACTAATGTAGAAGAAGCAACAGAAATTGGAGCTGTTCCAATTCCAGCAGTAGAAACAAATCTATAAGCAGTGACTACGCCGGAAGTATTAATATTATTTGTAATATTAAGATTTGCAATAGTTGCATTAGTAGCAGATAAAGTTGTAATAATACCACTATTACTATAAAATGTATTAATTGTACCAACACCAGTATAGTTTAGATTAGTTCCTTTAATATCAGTTACAATACCTGCATTTGTATTGAGGTTTGTGATGTTTCCAGTAAAACTATTCAGGGTATTGATTGTACCAACACCAGTATAGTTTAGATTAGTTCCTTTGATATCGGTTATAATACCAACATTATAATAAGCATTACTTCCACTTAGAGTGGCAATGTTACCAGTAGTATATGTTAAAGCAGTACCAGCAAGTGCTGTAATAATACCTACATTTTGATAAGCATAAGTTCCAGTTAAAGTATTGATATTACCGGCAGTGAATGTAGCGGCAGTACCAGTAAGAGAGGTTAGAGAACCATTAGAATAAGTAACTGCTGTACCTGCTAGTGCTGTAATTAATCCTACATTTTGATAAGCATAAGTGCCACTTAATGTATTGATGTTAGCAGACGTAATAGTAGCAGCAGTACCAGTAAGAGAGGTTAGAGAACCATTAGAATAAGTTAAATTAGTACCACTTAAAGTTGTTACAATTCCAGTATTATAATAAGCATTAGAACCTGATAATGTAGTAATATTTCCAGTAGTGATTGTGGCAGCAGCACCAACAAAATAATTTACGTTACCATTTGTATAAGTTAAGTTAGTACCAGAAAGTGTAGTGACAATTCCGGTATTATAGTAGGCATTACTTCCACTTAAAGTCGTAATATTACCAGTAGTAAATGTAGCAGCAGTACCGGTAAGAGAAGTTAATGTCGTATTGGTATAAGTTAGATTAGTACCACTTAAAGTTGTTACAATTCCTGTATTGTAATAAGCATTAGATCCCGATAGCGTAGTAATATTTCCAGTAGTATATGTTAAAGCAGTACCAGCAAGTGCTGTAATAATACCTACATTATGGTAACCATAAGTGCCAGAAAGTGTGGTTATAATTCCTGTATTATAATAAGCATTACTTCCGCTTAAAGTCGTAATGTTACCAGTAGTAAATGTAGCAGCAGTACCAGTAAGAGAAGTTAGAGAACCATTAACATAAGTTAGATTAGTGCCAGAAAGTGTAGTGACAATACCAGTATTATAATAAGCATTAGAACCCGATAATGTTGTTATATTTCCGGTAGTATAAGTAACTGCTGTTCCTGATAGTGCAGTTAAAACGCCCACATTATAATAAGCATTGCTTCCACTTAAAGTAGTGATATTACCAGTAGTAAATGTAGCAGCAGTACCGGTAAGAGAAGTTAACGAGCCGTTGGTATAAGTTAAGTTTGTACCAGAAAGTGTGGTAACAATACCAGTATTATAATAAGCATTACTTCCGCTTAAAGTAGTGATGTTACCAGTAGTAAATGTGACAGCAGTACCGGTAAGGGCAGTTATAATTCCTACATTGTAATAAGCATTGGAACCAGATAATGTTGTTATATTACCTGTGGTGATTGTGGCTGCTGTTCCGGTTAAGGCATTTATAGTCCTATTCGTATAAGTTAGATTTGTACCAGAAAGTGTGGTAACAATACCAGTATTATAGTAAGCATTAGATCCACTTAAAGTCGTAATGTTACCAGTCGTTATTGTTGCTGCTGTTCCGGTTAAGGCATTTATAGTTCCGTTGGTATAAGTTAGATTAGTACCACTTAAAGTTGTAACAATACCCGTATTATAATAAGCATTACTTCCGCTTAAAGTCGTAATATTACCGGTAGTGAATGTTAAAGCAGTACCTGCTAGTGCTGTAATAATACCTACATTTTGATAACCATAAGTGCCACTTAAAGTTGTTACGATACCAGTATTATAATAAACATTACTTCCCGATAATGTGGTGATATTTCCAGTAGTATATGTAACAGCAGTACCTGCTAGTGCAGTTATAATTCCTACATTATGATAACCATAAGTACCACTTAAAGTAGCAATATTACCCGTAGTGATGGTAGCTGCTGTTCCAGTTAATGCAGTTACGGTTCCATTCGTATAAGTTAAATTAGTACCACTTAAAGTCGTAATAATACCAGCATTATAATAAGCATTACTTCCGCTTAAAGTAGCAATGTTACCAGTAGTATATGTTAAAGCAGTACCAGCAAGTGCAGTTATAATACCTACATTGTGATACCCATAAGTACCACTTAAAGTGGTGATATTGCCAGTAGTATATGTTAAAGCAGTACCAGCAAGTGCAGTTACGACACCTACATTATGATAACCATAAGTGCCACTTAAAGTTGTTACAATACCCGTATTATAATAAGCATTACTTCCACTTAAAGTCGTAATGTTACCAGTAGTATAAGTGATTGCTGTACCAGCAAGTGCAGTCACAACTCCTACATTATAATACTCATAAGTACCAGAAAGTGTGGTGATATTTCCAATACTATAAGTCGCTGCTGTACCTGCAATTGTAGTAATTGTTGCAACGCCAGAATTAATCTGTCCGTTAAATGTAACCGCCGTCACAACACCAGTAAATCCACCATCTCCAATTACATATAAAGATGACCCAGCAAATGTTGTTCCAATACCGACATTTCCAGTTACCTGTAATGAAGTCGTATTCTCACTGAAAGAAGAAATACCAACTTTAAGATTTCTTTGTCTGCCGCTAAGGAACTGTGCCATTTTCTCTTACTAGTTAAGTGTTTCTAAAATGCTACCAATAAACTTAATATTATTTGGATCACTTGCCGATAAAATCAAAGAATCACCAGATTGTAAAATCAATTTACCAGATAAAAGTGAAGTAGTATCATTACCAGAAATTGGAAAACTTTTTACAATTTCAGTCGTCACCGCAATACCACTAACCGTTCTTTGGTGATAAAAGTTAATCGTATAAGTAGATGAACTAATATTTGCCGCTTGTGCTAATAAAACAACTCCAGTATAACCAACAGGGGCAGTGTAAATTCCAACTGGACTTGTTGGTGCAATTTGCGTTACCGTTTTAAATACATTAAGTGCTAATGACATTTTTTATGGTCCTCCGAGTGCTAAAATAAATGGTGTCATTGTTGAAAATAAACTCTTGGAATAGAAAATACCAGATATAGTTCCAGTATTTTGATTAATTGCAACACCATCGCCAATTCTAAAATTTCCAGATTGATCAGTGCTGGTATAAATTACAATTCCGCCATTGCGGGCATCAGTTTCATTGTCTTGTATTGGGACACCACCAGTAGAAGGAAGAGCAGATGAAATTGTAACCCCAGAACCAATGTATTCAAAAGAATGACCAGATGCTAATACTCTACTTTGTTTGAAAAATGGAACTGTTGTTCCAACACCAACCGCATAAGGAACATTATCATTCAAGGTAATTGTACAAATTCCAGAAGAAATCGGAGTAGAATTCTTAATTGTATAATAAGTCGGTAATAATTGAATGGATGCTATAGCAGTATTTATTCCACTATTTGGAGAACCAATTGTAACTGTTGGTGTTGAAGTATAACCACGACCATTGGATACAATTTCAAACCCAGTCACACTTCCATTGGAAACTACGGCAACTGCCTGCGCCTGAACACCCCAGGATGTACTTGGAGGACTAATAGTCACTGTTGGTGTTGAAGTATAACCAGTTCCCCCAGAACCAACTATAACCTTATTTACGGTATAATAAAGACTATCCAAATAAACGGCTTGCCCATCATAAGGACGAACTATATTATTAGTAACTGTTCCACCCGAAACATAAACTTGATTTGGTGTAGTAGAAACTCCAACATTAATTGAAAAAGAATTGGAAGTTGGAGTGCTAGTAACTTCAAAAACGTATCCCTTATTTCCACTTGGATATGTTGCAGATCCACCAGGACCAGTGCAAGTAAATTGAAGTCCAGAAACCAAAACACTCATTCCAACATTCAAATTATGGGAAGATGATGTTGTAATTGTTGTTACGCCAGTTGTATTCGTATAAACCGCATTTGATACATTAAGTGTAGGTGTCGATACATTTAATACAAATGTATCGCTATTCGCACTTGCATAAGAAGTTATGATACCAGTATATTTTTTGGGACCCACACCATCACCAACTAATCCATAATTTCCAAATGAAGAGTTTGAGTTTGTTAAATCGCAAGCACCACCGCTTCCGCAATATACAGCGACATCATTACAAATTGTAAAAAGTGATACTAACTGTGCATACCCTTCATTGGTAATTGAAACACCAATACCTCCTTGATTGTATTGAGTGTAACTATCAAGGACCATTGATTTTAATGGTCCTATTGCATTTTTTCCGTCAATTTTCAGACCAATACTATTTGGAATGAAGTTAGTGCAGTTCTGAACATATGGAGATTGATTAATATATCTTGACGCAGTTGGACTAAAAGAAAAAATAGCACCAGTATTTGCTGCACCCACGAAAGACATATTGGAAACATAATTTCCATTTCCAACATAAAATAAGTCCCCTTGATTTTGTGGAGTAATGGAGACTTCTCTTAAACTATCTCCTACAATACTTACCTGATCTGGTAAAATAATTGGATTATTTTCTACATAAGATCCAGGAGCAACCCTAATAATTGTGCTTGTTGTTGCAACTGCAACTGCTCCTGCAATTGTTGCTTTTGCATCTCCAAGTTTTCTTCCTGTGTTTGCGTCGTTTCCGTCTCTTGTGACATATAAAATATTAGTAACAGTGGCCCCAGCACCCAATCTTACGATATCTGTTCCTATACCAGCTCTTTCTCGTCTGGTATAAAGTTCAGCATCATATGTATTAAGACCTAATTCTCCTAGTTGTATATCCGTAAGACCCGGAGGTTTTCCGGGCACAGAAGATCTTTTTATCCTAATCGGTGTGCTCATTTATAGATTTCGGTATTTACCAAAAAAGAGGGATATATACCCCTCTTTTATTTAGTATTATATTTTAAAGTAGGTTTTTGTTATGTTATTGTAATTTATGTTGGGGGCATAGATATACAAATTGCTAAAATGCAAAACATATGCTACAATATACAAACTAGATTTATTTAAAATGAAAAGCAATCTTATTGAATTTTTTACTTATGAAAATTATGAAGGAATGATTTCAACACCATATCCAGCATATAAAAATATTCCAAAATGGTTTGCCGATACTCCTATTTTATCAAAAAAATCAAAATGTCCTTTTGGATTTACTAATAATAATTTATTAGAAATTGGAAAAAAAACAAATGCTAAGGGGTGTCCAGGTCTTATTGATTATTTTTCTACTGGATATATTGTTCCAAGTTGGAATAATTTTTTAATTAGAAATGACAACGGAAAACTTTATATTAATTGGGAACATGTAATGTGTGAAGATTACATGTTACATAAAACAGAAAATCAAGCATCAGGATTATTAGGTGAAACTGAACCAATGTATGAAGGATTTCATAAAATATCAACTCCCTGGTATATAAAAACTAGTCCAGGAGTATCTTGCTTAATTACTCATCCAATGTGGCACAGAGAAAATAGATTTACATCAGCAAGTGGAGTTATGCATACGGATAAAGTTCCTATGCCATTAAAATGGTTCTTTGAATGGAATACAACTATCAATAATGATATGACCCTTAATAATATAAAAAGAGAACAAATAATAGAAAAAGAAACACCTTTGATATTGATTATTCCTTTTGTTAGAAAAAAATTTGATATGAAAATAAATTATATTTCTGAAAATCAAATGGATAGATTTTTAAAACCAAAGACATCATATTTTAGTCATGATTGGTTGGGAAATTCAAAATATAATGAATTTAGACGTTACATTGGAAAACTATTCAAATAAATATAAAATAGATAATAAAATAATATAGATGACAACACCAACAGGAGCAATAAAATTTTCAGATATTGCTGCGGAGTTTGGCACACCTCCTGGAAAAAATTTAGGGGCATATAGAACGTCACAAACTATTGATGGTGATGTATATCCTCTTGATACTGGCGTTCCTTCTAGTTCATCCAGTGCTATTAGTTTTGGTCAACTTAGGGGAAAGACTTTAAATGTAATTGTAGATACTGGAACTGGTGCTGATATTAGTGACGGACTTATATTAACCGACAAGACTAAAAATACTTGGTATTCTGTTGGTTATCAAAATTTATCTAATTTAAATTTATCTCAAATTGGACCTAAGAAATATTATTTTTACATAAGGAAATCTATCGGAGATTCATCAAAAACAGGAAATAGTGCATTATCGGGAAGTTGGCCATCTGGTTCTTCATTAAATGTATTCATTACCAATAATTCCTATGTGCAAGGTTTTGGTGGGGCAGGAGGTGATGGCGCATTATATGGGAATGCTTCTGGACCTTTTAATTGGTCTGGAACAAATGGAGGAAATGGAGGAAATGCTTTTGGATTTAGTTATAGTGCAAATGTAACTATAAAATCTGGTGGTGTTTTTTGTGGATTTGGTGGTGGCGGTGGAGGTGGATATACTTATTCCAACCCCGATACTGGACCATTTGACCCCACTGCTGGGGGAGGCGGCGGTGGGGGAGGACAGGGAAATCCTGGAGGAACAGGAGGACACACAATGACTGGATATGTTGGTGGAATTAATTATCCTCAGTTTGGGACTGCGGGTTCCGATGGTTCTAAAACTTCTGGAGGCAATGGAGGACAACCAGGATGCAATGGTGGTCCAAACCAAGGAGCCAACAATGTTGGGGGAGGTGGTGGAGGTGGTGGCGGAAACCCTGCAGGTTCAAGTAATGGTTGCAGAGGTACAAGTACTTGGGGAATAGGAGCAAATGGAACAATTAATGGTGGTGGTGAAGGTGCTAGAGGAGATTCACTCGGAGGAACTGGAGGAGGAAATGGACTTGGAATATATGGAGTAAGAACAAATAATGATCCAACACTTACTGTCAATGTTACTGTAAGTGCTGGGTCATTATTTCCAAATTCAGTTACTTATGTTTGATTTTATCTTTTCTTAAGTTCTTCAATTTCAACTTTCAATTCCTTAATTGCTTCAATTAGAAGTGGAACAAGTTTTTCATACTTAACCGTCTTATAGTTTTCACCACTTCTGGAATATTCATTTCCATCATCGTCCACATCAATATCAAATGGTGCTGCCTTCACAACTTGTGGAAGTATTTTTTCTACTTCCTGTGCAATAACACCAACTTGTTCTTCTTTTGTATAACCAAATGATGCAGCAACATCGTTTGCATTATAAGTAACACCACGAAGAGAACATACTTTAGAAAGAGCATTCGCAATTGGATTGATGTTTTCTTTCAATCTTAAATCAGAATAGAATGCTGTAATGTCATTTGTGGCACGAATTTCACCAGCAGTACCTGAAGCAGCAGTCCCAACACCAAAGGAATTGACCTGATAGTTATTTCCAGTTACAAGAGCACTTGCTGTACCACTCAAAGTTGCAGTGATTGTTCCAGCACTAAAGTTACCAGAACCATCACGAGAAACTACTGTACTGGGAGTATTTGCATCTGTAGCATCTATTGTAATGGATGCAGATGCCGAGTTATTAAAGGAACCAGATAAATGAGTTCCAGTAGAAATGCTATATTGAAGAATTCCATTTAAATTAGTAGCATTGATTGTTCCAGCACTAAAGTTACCAGAACCATCACGAAGAACAATATTACTTGTTCCCGAAGTTGCTGCTTGATAACCTTGCAGATAAGAAACATTTAAATTACTAACTTGTGTGGTGGAAGATACCACAAATGGAGCATTTCCTGTTGTAATATTTGAAGTAATGGTTCTACTTGTAATATCACGGGCAGTAAAATCACCATTTACATCCCTAGAAACAATACTTGCGCTATTGTCACCAAGAGTCCAAGTTGATTTTGCATCAACATTAAGTGCCCTTGCAGCACTTCCATTATATGTGGTTCCACTTGTATAACTTAAATGAGTACCTAATGTTAAGTCCCCAAGATTGCTTCCAAGAGAAACACCAGAAATTGTACTATTTGCTAGATTTGCATTTGAAATTGCAGCAGAACCAGAAAGATTGGTATTTGTCAATCCAGTAATGGTATTTGAACCAGCGGCAATTGTTTTATTAGTTAAAGTGTCAGTTGTATTTTTGCCAACTAGTGTATCTGTTGCTGCTGGTAATGTAAGAGTTCCACTTGCAGTTGATGCTGCTACCACTTTGGTGGAGCCAGTAGAACCTTTAAAATCAATTCCAGAAGTACTAACTGTGCTAATTCCAGTATTGTTTAAATTAGTAATCGTAGCACTTGTGTATGTTGCAGAAGAACCAGAAAGAGTGGTTACAATACCAGCATTATAATAAGCATTACTTCCACTTAAAGTGGTAATATTGCCAGTGGCATATGTTGCAGAAGAACCAGAAATAGTGGTTACAATACCAGCATTATAATAAGCATTGCTTCCACTTAAAGTAGTAATATTACCAGTAGTATATGTAACAGCAGTACCAGTTAATGCATTAATATTTGAAGAGCTAGCATTTAGTTTTCCGGCAAATGTGGAAACACCAGCATATGTTGAATTAAAAGGACCACCAACATTAATATTTGCAGTGTTGGAGAAAGTGACACCAGTACCAGTAACTTCTAAATTATAAAGTTGCGAAATGCCTTGTGTGTGTTTCTGTGTATATGCAGTTGTAATTGCTCCAACTGAATTTGTTCCTGGGAAAATTGCACCACTATAAATCGTAATGCCATCAAAAGAAACACTACTAAATGTTTGTGGAGTATTAAATGTAACAGATTCAGTTACAAATAGATTTTTGAATTTTGCAGTTCCATTGACTTCCAATTCATTTGTGAATGGAAATGTTGTATTTGTTTGGCCAATTCCAAGTCTATCCAAACGAAGAACATCCAAGTCCTTCTCCATACTAATCATTCCAAATCTCTTCCAATCACTATCGGCATAAATGTGACCTACATATCCACCAGATACTGGATTAGAAATTACAGAAATATCACCAGAACGAGCACCAGCAATTATTGCAGAAGTTGGAGTAGAAATTCCAACTGTAATTAATTTTGCCTGAGAAGCAGTTCCTTTGATGTATAAGTTTTTAGTTTCAATTCCATTATCTGATGTGTTTGTGATTTTCTGTGTGAAATTTACAGGACCATAGAATTGTGAGGTTTGATTGCTATTTTCACCACCTTCAACTGTAATTCTTTCTTTTACTACAATATCATCATAATATCCACTTAATCTTTTAGTTAAATCTGTATTTGCATCATCGCCAGTATAAGTGAATATTGGAGCATCAAAGAGTTCTTCTTCTCCGGTAATAGAAGTAAGTTTCTTTGAACCAGAATAAAACTCACCCAAATCGTTCATACCAGAATAAACGATTGTTCCTCCATCTTGTTCTTTTGCTTGTGAAACAATTACTTCATCGGAAGATAAAATTTTAGTTTGTTTTTGTGGAAGACCAGTTGAATAGTTACCAGGACCATATCCAACATATTCAAAAGTATGACCAGAACCACGAAGATATGATGGACGATGGAATTGGATTGGAATAATACGAATTTTCTTAACAAGAGTTCCACTATCTGCTGCTGCTGAAATTGTACCAAATTGTCCGCGAATTACACTTGTGCAGGCATCATTTAAGATACGAAGAACTTCTGAATTGATTTGAATGAAATCACCTTTTTTGAATCCATTTGGACTTGAAAGATTAATCGTAGTTGCAGAAGAAGATAAAGAACTTCCAAGTGTTGCAGAAATTCCACCATAAATGTAAGACGCACGACCACCAAAATTGCTTTCTCCATCTCCAATTGGAAGAGCATTTGCACCAATGCCTTGTTTTAAGACTGTACCGCCACTTACATAAGGTTGAGTTGTAGTTACAACACCAACATTAAAAGTAAATGTGGTAAGACCAACTACATTCTTAACTGTAAATGAACTATCATAAATTGCCTGTCCTGTACCAGAAATTGTGAACTTATTACCAACAAGCAATCCGTGAGATGTGGATGTAGTGACTGTTGCAATTCCAGTTGTAATATCTGTAAAGTTTAAAGATAAAATTGAAGATCCTTCTGCTGAAATAAAAGCATAAGGCACCTTACCATCAGTTCTAGATGTATAAACACCAACATTATTTGGATTGTAAACTGTAAATTGCTTTGGTCCAGAAATTGCTGTAATTTTAAATAGACCATTATAACCTTCACTTGCAAATCCAACAACTTGAATTGCATCTCCAACATTATTATTAATAGAAGTTACTTGTACAGTTGCAAGTGTTGCTCCACCTGCAATGCTCATCGTATTTCCTACTCCATAAGCACTACCACCATCTACAATACTTACATCTGTTGGAACACCACCGGATAATGAAACTTTAACTGTTGCATTAGTTCCCGATCCAGTTCCGCCCACCAAAGCAGCAGAATAAAGAGTCGTTGAACCATAACCAGAACCAGGAGCAGTCAATGAAAGTGCAGAAATTGCATTTAAATTATGCTCTCTATCAGTATAGAAAGTAACAGCAGTTCCAGTTACAGCAGCATAAGTAATACCAAAACCAATTGTATTTTCTTTTACAAACGAATCCAAAGATTCTTTTGTGACTGAATTTCTCTTGTCATCTGTTGTAACTTTTCCAAGTGGCTGAATATCTGCGTAAGTTGTAGTTGCTTTTGGATCTGAATTATAATTATCTCTATCTAATTGTGGATAAAGATTACGAACATCTTGATTATAATTTTTATAACTAATACCATACCCAACATTTTTAAGTGTTGGTGATTCACTTGAAGACATTACTGTAAGATGATAGATACCATCTTGTCCTGTGGTTGAAGAACCAGGAATGAACTTCTTAATTTCATCAATTCTATAAATGAAATAAGTATCATAATATCTTTCCCTAGTTACAGTTGGAAGTGCTGCAACTTGTTGTGATGTAGTTCTTTGATTTGTGATATTTGCAAAAGATCCAGGATTAGTGGCAATACCAGAAATAGTAAAGGTTTTACTACTTGGAACTGATGCAATAGTGAAAGAACCATTGAATACAGAAGATGCAGAACCTGTTGGATTATTTGAACTTAGTACATTTTGAATTTTAACTCCATCACCAGAATTTAGATTATGTGGAAGTTCAGTCGTAATAGTAATTACATTTGAAGAATATGATGCCCCAGTAATGATTTTTGGATTTTTGAGTTGTATAGAATTAGAAAGATCTCCGGACAAAACTCCAGGACTATCAATTGTTGTTGTGCTACTTTCTTGGAGCGTATAACCAGCAATTGGTGGTCGTGCATTTGTTGCTTCTTTTGGAATCACATAACGAAGTTTATAAATTCTTTCATTCAATGAACGATTATCTAATTTTCTTTTTACGAAAGTGGAACCAGATTCTAGACCTAATCCGGTTGTTCCCAATCCTACAATTGCATTGTAGATATTATTATCTTGATTGGAATTGGAACAAGTGATGTACCAATTTGATTGCGTAGAATCAAATTGAATTGGATGTCCAAGATCTCCTGGTTGCTTATCAGTTACTGAACTAACAATAGTAAGAATGCCACCAAGATTATTCGTTCCGGTGATAGTTCTTGGAGTTGCAGCAATTGCATCACTATATGTTGGAGAAAGTTTAACTTGATTTGAAGACCCAGTTGTGGAAATATAATAAACTTTATTCAATTCTACATTATTTGGTGCTTCGGCAGTATCACTGAATACTCGTACTTTTTCTCCATTATAGAAGTTGTGGGCATCTGTAAGTGTAAAGATATCATTGCTGATACTATTAATTCCTGCGGATCTTCCAATAGTAGATACTTTCTTTGCGGAATATATTGAACCACCAGGAGACTGCATCAATACTGGTGCGGTATAAGTTGTTTGTGCTGTTCCAATAGTTACTGTTAGATTTAACAGTTCGTTTTGCTTCGCCCCAATACGATAACTATCAACTTGATGTGGTGGGGCTATATCTAAACTATTGTATCCATAAAGATATAAATTTGAAACTGTTGCCGCTGAAATTGTTTTTGCAATATCTAATGATAACCAAGTTACTTCATTTTCATTTGTAGTAACTTCCCTTGGTGGAATGATGTGAGTAATATATCCAGTATTATCACGATCAAATGCTTCTTTTCTGAAACCAATAGATTCAAGAGCTACGGCACCAAAATTACTATTAGAGTTAGTGATAGACATATCACCACCACTTTCGGCCAAGAATTGTCTAGCATAACCAATCGCAAAAATAGATACACACTGAACAAATCCACCATTTGATACTTTTACGTGATAATTTTCATATACTGGTTTGTAGATGGATCCGGAATATGTATGAAGTGGAGAATTTGATGATTGAGTATTATCTTTAAATGATTTGCTGGTTGAATCATATTCAATAAAAGCATTATCATCTTTCTGTAGTGACACACCAGTAAATTGTGCCACAACCATTGATTTAAAACCAGTGGATTTGCTTCCATCAGCGTGTAATCCACACATACCATAAACTGATCTTAAAGAGCAGTTGAAGATGTATGGAGACGCAGAAGAAACACTATCTGCTTCTACAACAACTTGAGCATCTTGGAGATAGGTTACGGCATCAGGAAGTGGATTTGTGGGAGATCCTAATGATGTATAGGTGAATGTAGTCAGTCCTACAATACCACTTACGACAAATGAACCATTATAAATGCTGGTATCAATACCAACACCTTTCATTAAGATTGGAGTATCAACAAAAAGATTGTGAGTTTTGTTGGTAGTTACAGTAATAGAAGAAGATGGGATTACGCCATCACCAGAACGAATACTTGTAATACCAAGATTATTTGCGGTTAGATTTCCAACAATACGATATTCATCTACGTTTGGTTCAAAATCAACACCGACTGGATAATCTATAAGTGGTCTTCCAGAACTATTACCATAAACTAATGTAAGTTTATCATAATACATCTGCAAATCAGTCAATCCACTATCTACATTGCTGACTTTTACATTATTCACACCATCTGCATAAGCAAATGCAGTTAGTTTGTGGTGAGAATAATTTGGAAAATTTGTGGTGTTGTTGTAATTTTTATACGAAAATTTTGTTGTGTCTGCATCCAAAAACGTAAAGATACTAAAATAACAAGTACCGGTTACATTAAAGATAGAAGAGGCACCAATATAATCATCTAATGGATCTGGAACATATAATGGACGAATTTTAGTTTTTCTTAAATCATAACCAATAATGGAAACACCACGAGGAATGATTACGCCACCATCTACCGAATTTAATTTAAATAAATCGTTATTTGCGTCAAAAATATCTGTATTGAATGCTATTCCAAGTTCATTAATTGAAACACCACTTGCCCAAGAAACACCAGAGCCAGAACCAGTTCTCTGTTTTAATGTCCCAGTGGTATCAATTGCAAGTCCTGGACGATTATCAATATAATGAGTTCCAGGATATACAAGTATAGTCGTTCTATCAATTCTATCGTTATTTCTTCCTGTCTGATATGAAAATCTTGCTGCTTCTATTAATGCCCTTTGGATAGATTTAAAAGGACGAGCTAAACTATTACCCTTGTTTTCGTAACTATCAGTCGCATCAAAATCTGATGGATTAACGTAAAGAATGTTACCTTCAGCATTCTTTAGGAAATTTTCTAACCTTGATAATGGCATTTTATAAGCACAGATATTTCTTCTGTCTTATTTAGACACTTAATAAATTATCAATCAATTATCATAAACTAATTCCCCGCGAAGTTCAGCAAGTTTTGCTTGTGCAAATGCTTCTACACAGGTCCAATAAGTTTCTCCGCTAATTGGAAAATTTTCATCTACAAAATGACAACACATATCTTCTTGTAAATCACGAAGTTCTTGAAGGGTCTCACGATCAATTTGCATTATGGGCACACAGTGGTCCTCCTCATTCTAGCACACATTTTGGATCCTGTCAAGGGGTCTCCAAAAATTCATAAAACTTTTTAGAATCAAAATTTTCTTCTGAAAACCTCCCATTTTCAAATAATCCAAAAATATCTTTTCTTTCTTCTGGCAAATCACCATCAATGTAAATAGGAATACATCCAGTCATATGCTCAATTACTGAACAAAAATAAGGAATATTATCATAATAAGCATTATTACAGCTGGCATCCCACAATTCTCTTTCTAAAAACATACAAGAACCTTGACAAAGTTGCAATACAGGACAAGTAGAACAATCCTTTCTATGACTCCAATGGGTTGCAGTAGTTAATTTAATACTATCAAAATCATCAATATGACCTATTTTATGCGAATTGCCATTGGGGGCAATTGCGTTAGCAGAAACATTTTGGCAAGTTATCACATTTCCGCTTAAATCAACAGCAATATTATATTCTTTATCCATTCCACATTTTTGCGAAATAACTTTTGATGAAGTTCCAAAATGAAATGTCTGAAAGAAATTTGTGATTTTAACTTTTACCAAAGAAAAATTAGTGCAAAGATGTTGACGAATTTGTTTAAATGAATTTTTAGAATATTTTTTGAAATATTCTTTTCCTAAACTCATTTCCAATCCACCTTCATCATAAGCATCCACAAAACCACCTTCTCCAATTTTCACATCTTTATTTCCAGTAAGTTCAATGAAATAATCCGCAATCGCTTTTCTTGATGTATTGTCTTTATTCAGCATTGAATTGAATGTGGTTCTATCTTCTGCTGCAAATTTACGATGAAGATATAAAATTGATTCTTTGATTTTGGGAACATCAAATGGATTTGGTCCTCTTACTTTTTGCCCCGGCCCATCGTGACTAATTCCGACATAAAATCCCATATCATATAACCAATCTGCTTTTTCTTTTGTGATTAAACTGCCATTGGTAATAATTGAAAAAGATATTTTTGGATATTTTAATTTAATACTTTCTGCAATAGGAACAATTTTATTCCAATATAAAAGTGGTTCCCCTCCCCAAAATTCTATTGTTTTTCCTAAACCATCTTCACCAAAATTGAAAGTTGAATAAAGTTTTTTCAGATATACATCTAAATCAAAAGTTTTATTATCTACTTCTGCGCCAGGAACAAATTTTTGAGAGCAATATTCGCAAGAATAATTACATTTTAATCCAAATGAAATTTTGAGCTTTCTGAAATCTCTAATTTTATTTACTGGATTGTCTTTTGTTAATGGAAATGCAATATTATTATAATTATTTTCATTTTTTTCTAGTTTTTCTTTTGGATATTGAATTCCCTTTGTAGTGTCAAATAAATAAGATTTATCATTATCGTAAAGAAATTCGTGAATTTCTTCTGTTTCAGAATTCACTGCATATACATTAAATTTTGCCATAATTTGAATAATTAATAAGTAATTAGTTAGATATTTTGATTATTTTTTTAACAATTCCAGACCAATATTTGGAACTTATTTTTATAACAACATCTTCTGTTACTTCTTTTATAGATGTTAAATCCAATTCAATATTAGTAGTTTGTGTGATTTTACTTTTATTTAAAATTCCAATATTTGATTCCAAATAAAGTGTTGTATTTGGCGGAACAATTACTTCAAATATAGATATTTTTCCAATATCTATAGTATTTGTGGAAATAATTGATGGGTAATTAGTTAAATTGCCCCAGCAATTTTCATTATCAATAAAATTTCTGATAGATGGAATATTACTATCAAACACAATATCAGTTTCAGTTTTTACCTCATTTAAACATTCTATTACTATATTGCATTCATCAAAAGAACATCCTTTATATGGAGTAAAATATGTAATTATGGGTATAATTTTCTTTTCATTGTGATAATCTGCAAAATGTTTCCTTTCGTTTAAAGTTTTTGGTGTAATTGATGCTAATATATAATTTTCATATTGATAATCTAATGAAAAAGATATAATTCCATAATCTGTAGAAAGATTTTGAATATCACTATATTTAATTTCAATTTGTTTTAATATATTATGTTGTTCTAAAATTGATGTATTCTCAAAAGTTGAACCAATAGAAACTACATTTTTTTTCAAATTAAAATCAATTAAAAAATCTTCATTATTTTTAGATATATTAATAGTATCTAAAAATTGAGTTGGACCACATTTTCTATTAGTTGATGATTTAATTAACATAATTATGCACATTGACAATTGCAATTGTATCTGGTAAATCCAGTTCCTCCTATATATACTTGATTATTGGATTGTCCTAAACCAGAACAATTTGAGGCAGAACACTGAAAATCACCACAATCTGCTATAGCACAATTACAATTTCCGACTGAACTCAATACCCTATTTCCATTATCCATCATATAAGTTCCATATAATACAGCAGCCACTTATTTACCTCCATTTTTCAAAGTATTTATTTCTTCTGTGAGATTATCTATTTTTTGATTTTGTTCCTTGATTGCTTCAATTAACAATCCAACTAGATTTCCATAAGCAACTGATTTAATATCATTATTTTCTTTAATAACTTCTGGAACAACTTTTTCAACCTCCTGAGCAATGACGCCAATTTCATGGTTATTATAATCTATTCTATCATACTCTACCCCCCTAAGTCTAGTTACTTTATCTAAAGCATTAGAAATTGTTTTAATATTAGTTTTCAACTTAACATCGGAGTTTGCTGCAACTGTACCACTAAAAACTGCGCTACCAGAAGTTGCTAAAATATTAAAATATTCTGCATTCTGAGCGTTATTTGTAAATTGCAAATATCCATTTCCAGTGGTTGCGTTTGCAACCACTCTTACACCACCGGTTGTTCCTAAGTTTGGAGTTGTAAAAAATCCATATCCAGAAGCAATCACATTTCCACTAGCAGATACATTTCCAGTAGCAGATACATTTCCAGTAGCAGATATATTACCACCACAAGACAAATTAGAACCACTAAAAGTCAAATTAGCGGAACCAGTTGGTATATTTGATGAATTTTTATATATAACTTGATTTGCTGATGCTATAGTATTAATGTCTGCTGGAACAGAACCAGATACAGGCAACCACTGCCCAGAACTTCTAACATAAGTTGGCATATTAATTTTAATTTTAATTTTTTAAATATTTAGATTGTTATTCAATTAATTGTCTTTTTCTTTTTTTAGTTCATTTATTTCTTCTTTGAGGTCTTTAATTGCCTCAATCAAAAGAGGAATTATCTGGTCATATTTTACTGCAAGGTAACCATTATCTCTTGTGACGACCGCTTGGGGAAGAACTTTTTGTATTTCTTGTGCAATTACTCCGGCTTCACTTCCTGTTTTGCCAGATTTTTTATCCCAATCAAATATATTTCCACTAATTGAAAGTACTTTATCTAATGAATTTGAAATTGGTGTGATATTATTTTTTAATCTTTGATCTGAAGTATAATATGCAGTAATATCTCCTGCCACAAAAAGATTTGTTCCATCAAATACCAAATTATTAGAACCAGTTGTAAGATTGGATGCATTTTTATATAAAACTTGATTTGCTAATCCTATAGCATCTATTGATCCGGTTGCAGTAGCTCCGCTAGTATCATACCAAACATCACCATCGCAAGGACTTGTAGGTGCTGTAGATTGAACAAATTTTCTTCCATAAGCATTACTTGAAGATGCAATATTAATAGTATTACCAGTTGCTGTTGTAATCGGATTTGTGCAACTATATGATGTTTGATTTACAGTTAAACTTGCAAGACTAGTTGTAGTATCTGCAATTCTTGCAGAATCAACACGAACACCAAAAGTATTTGTGCCATTCCATCCCATTAACGTTGGATATGTTGAAGTCCAAGCAACTTGAGAATTGGTATTATTTACTGCTCCACCATCAGGAGAAGTACTAGCAGAAGCATCAAAGATTGTGTGGTTGTCTTGGTAGTATTTCCAGGAAAGTTGCCCAACAACAGCAGAAATAGTTCCATTTGTATACCAATTAGTTCTTATTGTGCTTAAGTTGGTTGCAGTGGCTGCGTTTCCAGAACAAGAAACAGAAGAACCAGTAACATTTCCTCCTGATGTTATGTTGGTTCCTGCAACTGAACCCGATGCACTAATTGAACCAGTAACAGTAATAGTAGTACCGGAGGATGGCAATAGAATATTTGTAGACGCACCAGCAAGATTAAAATTACCATAAGTACTAGTGTCTCGGTTATAACAAAGAGTATATCCAGTACCACCACTTACTCCCATTTCAACTGCAAGACCAGTATAAGAACTTCCAGTAGGAGTTCCATACCAACCAGTTGCACGAACTTGCCCTAGGGTTCTTAAGTAGTTGCTGAAAGTTCCAGTAGTTGCAGCGACTGATCCCCCGGATAAGTTGGTTGCAGTAATTGCATTGGTTGAATTGGTTGAAGATCCTGCACTATCTGCATAACCCGCATATATTTTACTCCAAGAACCCCAAGTGCCACCTTCTCTAAATCTTACTGAAGGGTATGGATTTCCGCCTATGGATGCTCTTGGTATTGCAAACTCCATTGCATATTGTGAATATGCATAATCATTGCCAAGACCTAATGAAACATTATAATACTGAGTAGCACTAGGAATCCCAGGACTATTTGTAGAACCTTGAACATAATTAAATCCAAAATTAGTAATTGAATTAAAATCTGTTCTGGTGCCGTGATTGTTCCCCATATTATTGAAGAACTGGGTCGCAGTAAGACCATTCAGGTAATTTGAATTTAAGTTAGTAACTTGAGTGGTTGAAGTTACTGATAGTGGTGCGGTTGGGGAGGCAACTGTGGAGATTAATTGGGTTCCTGTGATTGTACCTGTTGCAGCTAAATTTCCAGAAGAATCTAGATTGAGTGATAATGTATGAGTTGCTGTACCGTTATGTTTATACCAATTAAAAGATTGCCCTGTAATTTGGAATAATCCACCAGGAGTTGAATCTGTTTGCCAGGATGAACCATTATACCATTCGTGTGTTGCTAAATGTGCATAATCTCCACCGGAAGATAGATAAGCATTTCCAATTTGATATCTAGTATTTGTTCCAGCAGTAATTGAGTTACTAGCAGATATTATTGAAGTTGCAAATGTATTTGTAGATTTATTAAAAGTAAGATTTGCATTTCCAGCAAAAACGCTATTATCATTGAACTGTATTTGGGTATTGGAACCGGCAGCAGCAACAGAAGAAGCATTGATTCCTGTAATACTTGTATTTGTAACAGAAGTAATTCTACCTTTAGAATCTACTGTAAATACAGGAACTTGAGAACCAGATCCATAAGTATTTGCAACAACACCAGTAGATGCTAAAGTACCAGTTGCAGTTACATTTACAGTACCATCAAATGATGGACTAGTATAAGTTAAATCTCCTGTAATAGAAATTGTTCTACCATTAGTCAATTTATCTGCTGATGCTACTGTGGCAGCACTAAAATTAACACCAACATTAGATGCCGAAGTAATTCTGCCTTTAGAATCAACTATAATTTGTGGAACTGTTGTTGAAGATCCATAAGTGGCTGCAACAACACCAGTATTCGCTAAAGTACCAGTTGCAGTTACATTTACAGTACCATCAAATGATGGACTTGTATAAGCTAAGTCCCCAGTAATAGAAATTGTTCTTCCTGTGGTTAATTTATCTGCGGATGCCACTGTGGCAGCACTAAAATTAACACCAACATTGGATGCTGAAGTAATTCTACCTTTAGCATCAATCGCAATCTGCGGAACTGTTGTAGAAGACCCATAAGTCGCTGCAACAACGCCAGTATTCGCTAAAGTACTAATGCCAGTCACATTTGCAGTACCATCAAATGGCGGACTCGTATAAGCCAAATCACCAGTAATAGCAATCGTTCTTGCTGTAGTTAATTTATCTGCGGATGCTACTGTGGCAGCACTAAAATTAACACCAACATTAGATGCCGAAGTAATTCTACCTTTAGCATCAATCGCAATCTGTGGAACTGTCGTTGAAGAACCATATGTTGCACTAGTAACGCCAGTATTAGATAAAGTGCCAATACCAGTCACATTCACAGTACCATCAAATGATGGACTCGTATAAGCCAAATCACCAGTAATAGCAATAGTTCTACCAGTCGCTAATTTTGTAGCAGTATTGGCATTACCATTCAAAGAACCAGTAAATGTATTTGCGGTAACACTAGTAGCAGTAGCAATACCTAAAGAACTATTACCTAAAACTACCAAATATTGAGTAGTGGAAATTCCAGAAACATTTGAGGATGTTATATCAGCATAACCACCTATCACACTTGTTGCAGTAGTTGTATTACCTGTAATTTGATCTGCAACAATAGTACTAACATAAAGACTATTCCACTTATAATTGATATTTCCAATATTATAAGTTGTAGTTGCTGATGGTATAATGCTACCGCCAAAGGTAGAAGTGCCAGAAACATTTAAAGTTTGAGTTGTCGTAATTCCGGAAACATTTAAATTTCTAGCAGTTAATTGAGTTGTTGTTGTAATTCCAAGAGTACTAATTCCAGATGAAATAATATTAGCAAGAGATGAATTCGTACTTGTTAATGATGTTATAATGCCGGTATTATAATAAAGATTAGAACCATTTAAAGTAGTAATATTTCCAGTCGTATAAGTAACTGCTGTGCCAGTTAAAGCGGTTATTATTCCAGTTGTGGAATTAAATGTGGTAATTGTTCCAACACCAGAACTGATTTGTCCTTTAAATGTAGATGCTGTGACAATACCAGTAAAATTGGCACTTGTTCCGGTAATATCAAATAAAGTAGAGACACCAACAACATTTAAATTTTGAGTTGTTGTCTGGCCGGTTACATTTAAACTTTGTGTGGATATTACTGCCCCCACATTTAAGTTTTTGGCAATTCCAACACCACCGGATATAATTAATGCTCCAGATGTTGTATTTGTAGAATCCGCAGAAGAACTAAAAGTGGAAATTCCAGTTACATAAAGTTTATTTAATGTAGTAATTCCAGTAATTCTAGTATTTCCGGCAACATCTAAAAGATAAGTTGGCAAAGTACTTCCAATACCAACATTACCAGTAATTGGATCATATACAAAATTTGCAGCACCATCTACCAATCCAGCAGAATTATGATATTGTACTTGATTAAAAGTTCCACCTGCTCCTGCTTTAATTGAACCTTGACTAGTCCATACCAATGAACCAAGATTGTTTTTAACTAATATTTGTTGACTTATTCCGGGATTATTTGCATAATCGTAAATGGTTCCAGTTAGTCTCAAATCTCCAACAATATGAAGTTTTGTGGTTGGATTTGTAGTTCCAATACCAACAGAACCAATGCCTGTTGTTGAAAAAACTGTACCACCAGTACCAACATTTAATATTCTTGCTGCAGTTAAGATACCAGTGTTAGTATCATAAGTTAAATCAACAGAGGATGAAAACTCATTATTACTATTAAAAATTAATTCTTTATTATTTCCCGGAGCAAAAACTGTAATCGTTGAAATTGTGCCTGGATTTCCATAAGAATCCAAATACCCAGAAGCACTAATAGCAGCACCAACAAAATTAAGTTGAGTAATGCTACTTACACCTCCAGGTGGAACTAGCAATCCTTCATCATAAACACTAATAGAACCTGGAATCAAACCACCACCAACAGGAATCCAATATCTTTCTCCTGGATGATTGAGTACTGATATTAGTTGATATTGAACTCCAGAAGGTAGTATTACTCCAGGAACCGCAGGATCGCCAAGATTTGGCTCTGCTTGATCCAAAGACAAATAGCTATATCTGTCAGAAGTTAATCCAGATTGTGGGGTTCTTTGAACTCTTCCACTTAAATACTTCGCCATTATACTGTACTATTTTCCAAAATACTACAAATAAATTCCATTTGAAGTGGAGCTACTTTTCCTCCACTCACATAAGTGTGCGCTATTCCAGCAATTACTCCACTAGTTGTAGTAAAGGTAAGAGAAGTTCCAACGCTTCCAGTGATTCCACTTACAACAAAAGATGCTTGCGGTGATGGAAATATGGTAGTAGTAATTCCACTGCTTCCACTACAAGTAAATCCAAGACCACTCATTGTAATTTCGTCCCCAACAGAAAAGTTATGGGGACTAATTGTAGTAACTGTTGTTATGCCTGTTGTGTTATCATACTTACAACCAGTAACTGAAACAATACCAGATTGAGTTCCAGAAATTACAATTGAATCTGAAATTAAAGCCGTTCTTTCTAATACCAATCTACCATCAATAATAATTAAACTATCATTTGGAAATATTTTTCCACCTTTAATGACTCTATTGTTTCTTACATTTCCAGTTTTAATTGTTGTTCTGCGATGTGTAAATGTCAATGATGGATAAGTTGTAATTCCAGCAACATTTGATGCCTGAGCATAAAGTAAAATTGCCGATACTCCCACAGGAGTTGTATATACTACTTGTTCTCCTGGCGCAACTGGAACTGCAAATGTGAGGAACTTATTAAGTGGTGCAACTGCCATTTCTTATCTCAATGCAAGAATTAAAGGTGTAACTTCTGCTTGTATCGCTCTACTAAAATCTCTACCACGAATTGTATTGGTAGTTTGATCTATAATGATCCCCTTTCCAATTTCAAAATTTCCTTTTTGATTGGTGCTTGTATATGGTATTTGGGCACCATTACGAGCAACAACTTCATTTTCTGTAATTGGAACACCACCCTTTTGGGGTGTTGCTGTATTTATATCTGTTCCAGTACCAATATATTCAAATGAATGACCACTAGTAAGAATACGACTAATTCTATACATTCTAACTGTTGTTCCAATTCCAATATTAAATGGAACGAATTCATTGAATACTACTGTTGAAATTCCAGTATTAGTTGCTGTTGCAGAATTTACTGTGTAATATATTGGAGACATATTTGCAACATAATTGCTTGTACTTTGAACCACTCCATTAATCGCAATTCTCATCGTTTGAGTGGGAAGATAATTTCTTCCACTATTAACCACATCAATTGCTGTGATTGCACCAGAATCATTTATAGTTGGGGATACTTCTGCAATAATTCCTTCTGGTCCTAATGGCAATAGGCTATTGCTATTTCCAATATCAACAAGAGTTATGCTTGGTGGAGATGCTGCACTATAACCACTACCACCATTAAGTACAGTTACACTACCTAATTGTTGCATAGGACTTGTAATATAAGTTCCATTTACTGGAATTTGGAACCAAAGTGCTTGGCCATCATATGGAATACGATAATTTAAAGAAGTGTCCTGCACATTATTAAGGACAATGGTATCCCCACCACCAGTGAATTCCACACCAACATTTGCTGTAAATTCTAAAGCACCAAGACCATCAGCAACTAATCCATAGTTTCCAAACGAAGAGTTTGAGTTAGTTAAATCGCACTGTCCACCACTTGTTGCATAAATTGCAATATCACAGTTGATTGTAAAAATAGAAACCAATTGGGCATATCCATTATTCGTAACAGAAACCCCAATACCCGCTTCATTATATTGTGTAAATGAATCACAAACCATACACTTAAGATCTGCTCCAATCGTAGAAGCAGTTGCATCCTTTCCATCAATTCTCATGCCAATACTTTTTGGCATAAAATTGGTGCAATTTCTTATATACGGAGATCTCCATCTTCCTGATGGTCCTTCGGTTGCTGGTCCGGGGGCAATATAACCAGATACTGCTATTTTAGATACATCAGTTGGTGGAAATGCAACAGCTCCACCGCCTAAATTAGATTGTCCAGTATCACAAGAAAAATTTAAGTTTTCAATCAAACATCCTCTTCTTACGTGAAAGACATCTTTTCCTAAATTTTGAGGAACCACAGTAACAAGTCTTAAATCTTGACCGCTAATCGCAACATCAGTTCTTAAACCAATTGGATTATTTTCATAATAAACACCAGGACGAACAACAACAGTATCGCCAGATTTTGCAATTGCTGCTGCGGCAGCAATTGTTAGTTTTGCATCACCTTCAGTTTTTCCAGTATTATCATCATTTCCATATTTCGTAACCCAAATTGAGTTTCTAGAATCTGCTCCTGCTGGTGCCCAAATTACTTTGCCGTCAGGATAAGTAATATTTGGCGCAGATGTTGGACCTCCACCAATAATTGTAGTTACAATTCCGGCACAAGTATAAATTGCCGAAACTACATTAGAACATCCCGTTGGACTAACATTACTTCCATTATCTTCCTGTAAAGTCAAATCACGAATTTGACGAATACTGCTTATGCCACTTTGATATGAGTTTGGCAATAAAGCATTGTTGATAATATACTTGGAAAGTTGAGCTGCCGTTGTAATTGCGACAATCGTAGCATCTTTAATTGAATAACCATTTATATCATTTCCAGCAATATGAATAAGTGATGGTCCATTATAATACGATAAACCAGCACCTACAGACTGTGAATTTCCACCTTTAGTAATATCAAGAGTGATTGCCTTTAAAATTTGCTTAATATCATTTCTACAAGTTGAAACTCCACCAACGCCAGGAACAACAAATGCTGGATTTTTATAATCTGTACTCGTAAGAAATCCGATTGCCTCATTTGCAATAAAATCAAGATTCAAACGAATCATATTTGCAGCATCAAAGAATCTTCCCCCTATGATTTGTCCGGTACTTCCAATACCAACAGTAGTCAATACTGCTCTTGGATTTTGGTAAAAGTTTGTAACATACCCAACATTATTATTAGAATCAAATATTGCTTCACGAATTCTAATATCTTTTGCTAAATCAATATCTCTTGATGGATTTATAGTTCCAATACCAACAGAACCAATACCTGTTGTGGTAATGACTGTCCCACCAGCACCAACTTTAAGTGTTGAATATAATGTAGTATCTCCGGTAACATTTAATTTATCTTCAAGTGTCGTAATTCCTTTTGTGTCTAATGTAGAATAAAATGTAACTGCACCGTGAGCGTTTAAAGTTTGTGATATTTCTCCATAAGCGGCACTCATAGTTTGAGTAATAGAAGCACTCCCATCTATATCCAATGCTACTGTTGGATTGTTTATATTAATACCAACATTAGACATTCTGTAAATACTATTTGTCCCATTCGTATAATCCCAATAACTAGAAACATACACATCAGCAATAGTGGTATTTGCTGCACCCACATATGCTTGTATTGGATCTGTTCCAACTCCAGAACTACGACCAGTTTTGAAGTTCAAACCCCTAAATGATTGAACCCCAACTAATATTTCATCATTATAAACAAAAATACCTTGAGTAATTGATGGCTGAACTGGGGTCCATTTAATTCCCTGTGCATCTTTGGTTAAAAATGATCCAACAGAACCTGGGGCATTTAAAGAATCGTAAATATCTTTACTTATTTTTAAACTTCCGCCAATATCTAATTTTTGCTGCGGAATTGTGGATCCTATACCAACATTTCCATAATAAGTAGAGGCACTTCCAACGACACTTGGATCAGTTGAAGCAATTCCAATTAAAATTGTTCCACCAACACCAATATTAAATCTTTTAAGTACCGTTGCAATATTTACATCAAAACGATCAAATGACACATCACTTGTAAAATAAACTGGTCCAGAAAAAGTTGCAATTCCACTATTTGTGAACGGACCACTATACTTTATACTTCCATTTACATCAAGAGTAGCTTGGGGGTCATTTGTTCCTATTCCAAGTCTTGTCAAATATGGATTAAAAACTAAATTATTACTTACATATGGCTGCCTTAATTCTATATTAGTCTCATTCAACATCACAAAATAATTGGAAGTCGCAGTTGTTGCAATTCCAACTTTAGTTAAATTTGGATATTCTCTTAAATATAAATCTAGTTTAACGCCAGTTAATTCAGTACTAGTTGTTAATCCAGTTATACTATTGAGAAGAAGAGTACTCATGAGAAGTATTGATTGTATGTTGAATTATTTAAAACATTTATGATATTATTAATCTGGGTTTTTCTGTCATTGATTGTACCTTCACCAAAAATATATCCATATCTTTGTTTATATAACTTCGTCATTTCAACTTTCATTGAATTTACACCAGACAATAAAGTGTCCCTGTAAGTTCTTATTGCTGCAATATTAGACAAAACTACATTCACTTGAGAATTATAATCTACACAAGATGTAGTACATCTACTTATGCCAGAAGAAAGTATAGTTGGTATAAAAACACTTCCAATTCCAGAACTTGCTACAATATAAGTATCTATGCCAATTCCTAAAATTGGAGATCCTATATCTGTAACTGTAAATGAAGCACCCGGAAATGCTGCAACAGTAAGAACATCATTCACAGAATATCCAGTACCACCATTATTTACAATTATATCTGTTACATTACCAGTAGGAGAAATAGTAATATCTGCTTTTGCTGAATTTCCAGTACCACCAACTAATGGTTGGCTATAATAAGTAGAAGAAATGAAACCAGAACCTGGATTGTTTACAATTAATTCTAAAATAGAATTTGAAGATGATCCAACAATCACAGTATTATTTGCGTATCCACTATTAAATGATGTGGAACCATCGGTTCCTTCTAAAGGCTTATTCGGTGCTGTTCCATAATAATTGAGATTTTCGGCATTAATGCGATGTGCCTTTGCATTTTCATAATAATAAGTATTACCAGCAACAACAGTTACCGATGTAGTTCCAGTTCCAGGAGGAGCAACAGGAACAATAACTACGGCTGTTGTTCCACATCCACAAGCAAATGCTGCATTTGAAATAATAGAAAGATTATATATTTGATTATTCAAATCCACAGTTAATTGTGCTATCTGCTCATCTACTTGTGCGGTTGGTGATTTGAGTTCATCAATAGATGCTTGCAATGGAAGTTTTAATTCTTCAATAGAAGCAATTTGTTTATTTAATGATACTATTTTTGAATTATATTCATTGATAATATTTTGTTTGGACATTATTTCTCAACCTCTTTCTGTTCTACAATTAATTTATCAACATCAAGTCTTTCTGCATAGACAGTATAACTACAATCAATTGGACCACCAGAATTATTCATAACAATAATCTTAGAAATATCCATACTTTTCACAAAAAGTTCTTGGTACACTTTATGTGGAGTGAGATTAACTGTAATACTTCCTGGATGAACTAATCCATTCCAATATTCCGGAAGTTTAATTGTATTTTCCCTTTCGAGTCTTCCGCGATAATATACACCAATTTCTGGTCCTTCCAAACAAGCGTGTACTAATCTATAATTTTTTTTATTTGGATGCGGAATATTGAATTGCTTAAATGGTGCAGCAACATTGGCAAAATTACCAAAATTTGAATAAATGGAATCACACCAAATAAGGTCAGTAACATTCAAATTGCCAGTAATGGTTTTATTGTCAGTGGTGATATGAAATCCTTCATTGACTTTAAGACCAGCAGATATATCTGATGCTAATTTTAAAGAAAGTCCAAGTTTTTTAGAGATACCAAAAGTATTTGTATCTCCTATATGATTTGTTTCTCCAACATTATTGGTAATTCCAAGAACATTTAGTGAATTTGGAATAGATCCAACACCAGGAATTGCAACCGGAGGTCCGATTGTAACTGTTCCTAAATCAATTCCAGTTGGAAATGATGCCCCAAAATATGAAACACCACAATTTACAAGTGTTCCAGATTTTAGACCTAATATTTCACCAAGAGATGATACAGAAGTATCAAAATCTCCAATTACGACTTTTGATGCTTGCATTAAAGGTATTTGAGCCATTATTATCCTCCACAAGTAGACTTGAAGAATTTTTTGACTTCTTCAATGCCGTTTATAATTCTTGAAATCAAACTACCATTTAAAATTGCTTCGTGACCTTCTACTATTGCGGCACTATTTTCACCGTGAACTGTTGTATAACTTGCCAAACAATATAAACTTTGATCTGCTGTAAGATTTACATTTGAACCTTTAACAGTATTCTGCGGGGCATTGGTTTCAATAATATGTGGAGATTTAATTGTTACTGCACCTTTTGCATCAGTCGCATTAATTTGAACGTTTTTTCCTTCTAAAACTAGATCACCATTAGGTGCTTCTATGTGAATAGTACCATTTAAATTTTTAATATAAAAATGTCCAGATTTTTCATCTGCATCAACCGCAGATGTCAACTCAATTGAGGTGTTAGCAACTAATTTTATATGTCCTTTTTCATAAATTTGAATACCTTGCCCGGTTGGTGTATGAATACCATATTCAAGTTTTTCGTGACCAACACTTTTTGTGTTTGCAGTAATTTCTACTCCGCCAAGATATTGACGAAAATAATCTTTAAGTTCTTCTAATTGTTCTTTTGTGAAATTACTCATATACAATCCACCACATTAATGACTTGACTTTGTTTTGCATCTATCTTTAAATTTTCATTTACAGTTGTTCCTTGTGGCGTAAACTTCATTACTGGAATGACTTTTGCACCAATACCTGTTGATGTATTTATTGTAATTGTAGGAATGCTTCCAAATGTTTGATTATAATTTGTTGGAACATTAACTTGAATAATTGAACCATTTGGCGTTATTAATGGTGTGATTGATGTAGTTCCAATACTAATAGTATCACCTGACGTATAACCCAATCCAGGATTTGCAATATAAATTGAAGTCACAACACCAACCAACGAAGTTGAAACCCCAATTGTGGATTGTTGAGTTGTTCCAATTCCAATATTATTATAATTTCCACCACAATAACCAGAACCACTATAAATTACAACTGCTCCTGTAATCACACCATTTTCTACAATTGCTTGTGCTTGTGCGCCAGATCCATATCCAGTATTATCTACAATTGCGATTGGAAGTGGAGATGTGTAACCAGTACCACCATTAATAACTTCTATTGAGAAGATTGAACCATTTACAACAATAGGAACGAGATTTGCACCAATGCCACTTCCATATACTTCTGCAATTGGTGGAATGCAATATTCGTATCTATATCCCAATGGCACTGGACCCAAATCATATTGCGTTTGTGGATTTAAAGTAGATTGATCACAAGGACCAAAAGCATTATTCGTATTACCAAATAGACCCAAAGTAGCAATTGCGCCTTCAATTGAGTTTAAACCACCACCCAAAGCATTTGCAGTTTGTAATATTCCAGTCAATTGCGAACCATTTACGGAACCCCCTATTTTAGTATCACCACCAATAGCGTTGGAAATTTTTGTTAAATCCTTACTTATTCCACCAAGAATATCAATATTTTTAAGTTGTTTATCCCAATTATCACTTGATTTTTGTAGTGCAACCGCCATAGAAGAAACCCATTCACTTGGTTGAGTGCATTTTAATCCACCACAATCACCAATAAAGTTGTAAATTTGTGTAGCAATTGTACTTGCTTGACTCAAAATACCAGTAATACTTCCAATCCCACCAGTTAGCCAACTAATTCCAGATAAAATTGGTTGTATTGCTTGTTCAATCATATTCATCAATTTAGCAAGAATGCCCGAAGTAAATTGCTCTACCGCACAAAGACTAGGATTGATAATATTTCCAATCATATTTGTAAGCATTTTTACAATAAAATCAATAATCTCATCAATTAAATTTTCAAAAATACAAAACAATTTATCTAAAATTGTTTTTGTTGCTTTCTTCGTAACTTGTGATGTAACTGGGGATGTTGGATCTGTTTTATGCAAAAGTGCTAGGAACTTCTTAAATAAACTCGCAATACACTTAAATATTCCACTTCTTATATTATTGATAATTAATTTTACAATTCCACCAATTTGACTTGCAATATTTTTGACTTTTGATGCTACATCTACAATTTTATTTAAAACTGGATCAACAAATTGATTAAAAGAATTTTCTAAAATACTAATTCCTGCAATAAAATCTTGTAATATTCCCGTAATTCTACCAATTAAATCATTTCCACAATTGCTTGGTATTCTAGAAATGTTTGTCCCTTTTTTTTCTACCTGCCATTGTGCTAAACATACTGCACCAGGAATATAAGCAGATGGAATCTTTTGGTCTATTGTTGCACCAATTCCCGTAGATGCTGTTGCTGGCGAAATTGGATCAGTATTTACTTTTGAAAGATTTGTCGCAGGTGCATTATTATGAATATAAAGAGGTGGATTTTTAAATTGAGAACTTTGCTCTGCATCAATTGTTTTTTGATCTATACTTGATTTTACATTTGCGTGACGATGAAGCAATCCAATAATTACTGGCTGTTGACCATCTTCACCATCCATAAAGAAACCAACACAAGTTTCTCCACCTTCTAGCTGTAAGGTCTTACTTTGACCACTCATACCATTTCCGCCAGTTGCATCCATCAAGCAAACTGCCCAGGGCAAATCTTCTTCTTTAATGGTATTGTCAAATGGATGATACCCAATAATTCTTACTTTACATCTAAATCCTGGATCTCCATTAAAAGAATTTTCTAAATTTACATCTTTCCAAACTTTTGCATCAGCAACTCTGCCAATCCACCAAACAAATCCATCCTTGCCAAGAATTCCGGATTTCAATAAACTTTCTTCAATCATAATTCGTATTTTCTACATTCAGGTGCTTCTGGATTTAAATTACAAAATAATTGTAATGAATTTGGAACTTCTATTTCTGTTGGATGATTTCTTTTATAAGCAAAAAGTTCTTCTAGGTATCCTTGAAGATATCTTTTTCTTTGTACGTTAAGTGAGGAAGTTTCCAATTCTTCACATATTTTGATAATAAGTTCTTGTAGTTCCATTTTAGTATTTATTGGTTTGGACCATAGAGACCATAGCTATCACGAATTAATTTTGCACTCGTAAGCATATGACCACCACGAGGATCAAAGTGATGACAAAGTTCTTTAATTAAATAATTTCCACTTTGTTCTGGATCTGCTTCTCCGCTATTTGCTGCTTCCATTCTTGGGAAGATTGCTTCAATTATATCTCCAACTTTAAGATTTAAATTCATAGGTATATTTATGTTCACTGCTTGGGTGAATAATAAATTATATCTTGATGAAGATTTAGCAATATCTGCACTATCTCTTCCTGACTCTTCAAACTTTCCACTTTTATCCAAATATCCGTGATCGGATGTTCTTGTTAAAATTCTAGAAATAGAATCACCAAATTGATCCGAAACAGCAATACTTTCGGCCCCACCCAATTGTGTCGCATTTTTAATTTCACTTTTCAAAGAATATTTGTAAATATTAACTTCCTGATTATAAACGTCATAAAAATAAGTTTTATTTACATACATTCCAACTCTCAGGGACTTCATCAAATCAATATTTTTTTCATAATTATAATTTATCATCTTAAAGTTATTATTTGGATTATTGTGTTCAATTATACCTTGAGGCCAAATATAGGTATATTTTGCTTTTTTATTTCCAGTTCCCAATTGTGTATTTGATACCAAACTATCAATACTACGGAAATTAAATCCATCATAATTTTCATAAAATAAAAATCCAGAAGTTCCTTTTGCTTGTCCACTCTGTCCATTTCCAGAAACATTAGATACTTTTGTAATTTGCGAAACTGCTTTTGGTCCCAACCAAGTCAAAATGTGAAATGGTTTTTTGTTATTTCCAATAAAAGTATATGAATTTGATGAAGGTTCTATTGTTCCTATTTTATCTGTCCGTAAAGTATTTTTTAAAATATCTTTTATGTGATGATCTATTGTTGATTTTTCATATTTTTTTTGACATCTAACTGCTTCATTTTGTAGTCCTTCTTTGGAAACAAGATGTAAAGTAAAACTTTCGCTTTTTTTCTCCGCACTTAATCCGCTCACTTTATATACAAACATTGCTCGTGTTCCATCTAACTTAAAATTTTTAGATGCAGTTTCAATTTCCATAGCAACACTTTCGCCGCCACGAATAGGAAGACCATTGAAAATTGAATTAACATTGTCTAAAACAATTGTCATTGTTATGCAAGGTGATAAAATATCTTCATAATAATTCATTTCAAGAATTGAATTTGTTAAGTCAATTTTCTTAGAACCATCTAATGATGCAATCGTTACATATTGATATCTTAAACCTGATACTGCGTTTGTCATTATGCTGAAGAGAGATTAGTAAGAAGCATAGTCTTCCATAGACTATTTAATATCTGTCCTTCCGGAATTGATGCCACAGCAACTCCACCGCCATCACCTCCCATTGGGATAGGAATTGGAACCATAGATGATTGTCCTGCTGGTGCTGATGATGGTTGTTGTATAATCATTGTTGTGCCTGTCTGCTCTTGTAATGGAGTTGCAATTGCTTCCGGAACTTGTGGTGTTTGTCCTGGTGCTATTTGGGATTGTCTTCTTTCCCTAAGACCTTTAACATAAACATTATAATTTTTTTGTAGTTGTTTGACTTCTGGATCAGTAACTGGTGTTGTTGCCATTGCATTTTTGAACTGATTTTTTTCTCCCAAAAGTTGTGCTTTTAATTTAGGATCTTTTAGTATTCTGTCCGCACCTTTTCCCATAGTTTGTTTCGCATAATCTTCAATTGATTGTTGATTTGTACTTGGCATATCTCCGATTGAACCATCATTTTTTCCTGATGGTTTAATATTAAAAAATTCATTCAATCCGGATCTAACTTTTGCAGATCCTTGATATTCAGTTGGTCCAATTTTTCCGTGTCCTCCCCATTGATATCCAGGAATATCAAATGCTAAACCAGAATAATGATCTGGCCCTTTGTGGTCCCCAACTGGCGTATATCCTTTAAATTCGGTTACTTTAATTCCTTTAGATTTGAAAAAATTAAAAGCTTTTACTGCCGTATCTCTATCTTTGAATGCAAGATGGTCGTGATAGTTAGTTTCAGTTCCGTGATCGGCCATATAATCTCTATCACTTGGATCACCAGTAATATATTGTTTCATTTTGGGTTCAAATTCGTGTCCTGGCGATCCCTTTAATGATGTGGATGGTGTTGGAGTTTCTTCTGGTGCTTCGTGTGCTGCTTTTTCTTTTTCTTCTGGCGTCATTTTATCTTCTTGTCCAGATCGGGTGCCATATCCCATACCACCAGCAATTTTTCCAAACTTACTTACAACTTTATCAAATTTATCGGTAATACTCACAAAAGTTACCTTACTTGTAGATGCTGCTTCTCTTTGTTTCTTTTCTTGTTCTTTTAGTCTTATATCTATTTTATTTTTAGAAGTTTCTTCTTTTTTCTTTACATCACTATTTCCAGTAAGATCTCTCACTAAATTCACAGCATCCAAACCAAGTGATAATATTTCCGCACTACCAGCAACAAGTTCTGTTGCGGCAGTTTCTGCCCATCCAAGACCAGGAATTGCAAGTCCAGCGGCAGCAGGTATTTGAGCCGCAGCAGCAAATCCACTCAAAGCAGAAGAAGCACCAGAAATCCAAGAACCAATTTTATCTCCTTTTTCTGCCCTATCTTTTGCATCCATAGCACCAAATACAGATCCTGCTCCTGGCGCAGCTATTTTAAGAAACCTACCAAAAGCATTTTTTCCAGCAAATTTGGCAGCTTTTTTTTCTGCTTCTTTTCCAATATTTTTTGTTGCTACTTTTGTGGCATCTTTTGCTGATCTTGCCGCTCTCCTTTCTTCTAATATTTTATCTGCTCTTTTTCCAAAATCTTCTTGACCTGCAATATCAGGATGCGAAGAACCAACACCTTTTCCTGGTTGAGATATTTTTGGTTTTTCTGGCAAAAGTTTTATTTGTGCTTTAGATTCACTAGAAGGTAATAAACCTTTTATTTTTGATTCTGGTAAAAGATTTGGTTTTGGTGGAAGAAGTTTCGTCCCATTTACGACTTTTACATTTACTTTTTTTATTGTAAGATCCTTTGGATTGACTTTTGATATTGGCGGAATTCCACCAACACCTGTGCCTATTTCTACAGGTGCTTTTGGAGTTGTTGATGGAGTTATTGTTGTTTTTCCAAAAGTTGGTAAAGCATTAAAGGAAGGAATGCCCAATGAAGCAGCTAAACCACCAAGAATTTCACCCAATAATGCGGCAAGTGGATTTCCACCACCAAGCATAGAGGAAAAATCAAGATCTTCTAAATCTTTAAGTTTCTTTTTACTTGGTAGTTTTATTTTTTTGATATCGTTATTGCTTGTATCCAACCAACTAATAAAATCACTATAATCCTTTTTGGTCTTAAAACTACTATGCTTATGAATATTTACAGAAGCAATATTGCTTACGGAAGTAGCAATAGGAGAGGACAAAAAACTTTTCATTATCCGTCTACAATGTTATAAACCATTCTTGAATATAATGTTAAGAAATTATCATAGTTTGATGATGGATAAAATGGAGCAGTTGGTCCATTTTGTTTTGGTGATGGTGGCGCAGTTATTTGACCTCCACCACCAGATGGTGTTGCTTGTTGTTGTGCCGCAGGTAATACTACAAGTGAAGATTTTCCTTGTGGTGATTGTTGACCTGGTGGCAATCTTAATTGTTCTTGTGATGGTGCTGTTGATGCCAAACCCCCCTTTCTCTTTAAAAAATATTTTACTCCCTGATCTCCACTATAACTTTGTAAACCAGTCCATTCATTTGTTTTAAGTATATCAATAGCTTTTTGTATTTGATCTGGTTTTCCAGTTTTTATCATATCTAATACACCCTTTTGTCTCAAATCTTCAACTGCTGCAAGATCTTGACTTTCTTTACTAAAGTCTTTCAATCCTAATTTTTTAGCAATACTATTATATGTTGTGCTTATAAATTGATATCTCCCAGCAGCATCAGATCCGGCAGATGCATTAAAACTTTCCGGATGTTTAGATAAATCTGAAAACTTTTTGCCGCCTACAATTACATTATATGATCCACCAGATTCTACATTTGCAATCGTATCTAAAAATGCTTTAACATTTGGATCTTTAACAGCAGAACTAGCTTGATCTAATAATTTTCCATCAGGAACACCACCACTAGGATTACTACCAATAGGACTACCACCACCAGCAGCAGATGATGTGCTTCCCCCACCTTTTGATGTAGAAGTGGGATTTTTTCCACCACCTTTTAATCCATCAAGTATTTTATCAAATCTATCTAAAATAGAATTGAATCTATCCAAAACATTTCCAGGAACTTCCGGTACAGTATCTCCGGGTTGAACGTCTTTATCTCCAGGTTGGGAAAGACCGCTTTTATTCATCATTGCCGATCCACCAAGAGTTGCCAAACTCAACCCCGCAGTAATAAGTCCAAATTTACCCATTTTTGGCATTCTTGAAAAAGCATTACCAATTCCCTTTGCGGCTGGTAATGCTTTTGTTGCTTCTGGTAATGCTTTTGTTGCTTCTGGTAATGCTTTGATTTCAGTTCCTACTGCTGCCGGAAATGCCGCCAACCCAGCTCCTGCTGCTACTTCCCCCGCTGTTGTGACAGCAGTTCCTATTGATGGTGATGCTGGCGTCTCTATAGTTGGTGGTTGCGATACTTTATCAATAATATTTCGCATAGTATTTTCATTTTTTGATATTCTTTCAAAAATATCAGAAAATGTTTTGACTACTCCACGAAATAATTTACGAATTATACTTGCGATTGCAGCCGCAATTAATCCCCACAATCCTTTTCCTCCACCCCCATCACCGGATAAACCCGAAAGTTGTTCAAATATTTTTTTAATAATTTTGCGAAGAATTTTTGCTGTATCAAATGTTTCAGAAAAAGTAATTTTTAAATTTTCTAAACTATCTTTAATTTTATCTAAATTTTTTCTTGAACCAACAAAACGAATTAAATTAAAAGCATCTTTAATGCTATCAAAAAAACCAAATATTCCAAATCTTTTTTCTTTATTTTCTTCTTCTTTATTTTGTTTTGCTTGCAAAGTTCCAAAAACATTTTTTATAATATTACTATAACTATTAGTAATATTATTTGTAGTTAAATTACTTACTATTTTTTGTACTTCTCCTTTATTCGCAGATACCTTTGCCCTATTAAATCCTACAATTTTATTTGAAGATTTGGAAATAACCGAAGACCCCAAAAAGTTCTTACCAGAAAGTAACCCAAAGGAAGATTTTGGATTGCTATTTCCTATGATTTTTTCTGGACTAAGTGGGGATTTAACCATTACTTTGTTGTGCCTTTAAATTTTCTTCTTCTATAAACTGATTTAATAACGCTAGGTAAATATCCCGTTCCCAAGGTATGAGATTTTCTATTTCAGTCAAAGAATATTTATGATGCTGCATCAACGAGAAGTTAATTTTAAAATATGACTCAAGATCCATATGAGCCATTATCAACCGAAAAAACTTGTCAGTCCCTCCAAAGTAACTTCATTTTCTTTTTTTGTATTTGGATTAGTCACTTTAAAAGTGTGTGCGAGTTTGGGCATCGTATTAAAGAACTTTTCTACTTCTTGGAACTGCTGCGAAGTCAAAGTTTCAATCCAATCATTCAGTTCCTTTTTAGTACAATCTGCTGCCGCCCAAGATTCGTCGGCATTAAAGACCATATCAATACAAGAAGAAACAATATCAAATGATTTTTCAATAGAAGAAACGTCATTTGAACTAAAATCAAAGTTGTTTTTGATAAATTCATTCAAAGATGGATACTTCATTCTCAATACCAATCCATCACCCAAATTGATATCAGTGGAGTGCTCTGGATCTTTTTGAACCTCAATTTCATCAATATAAATCTTAACTGGAACTTCGGTAGTTCCATCATCACTGCAAGTTACAATCAGTTCAATTGCTTCACCAACTGATTTTCCACGAACGTTTAGAAAAATATACTCAATATCAAAAGTTGGAAGTTCTTCTACCTTAATTCCTTTTGTTAAAATACAATCTTTTAAAACTTGTTTGATTGCCGATGTGATTTGTTTTACGTCTTCGCTTTCAAGAGCAAGAATAAGTATCTTTTCTTCTTTGACTAAAAATGGACGATATTTGATAGTTTTTCCCGATGATGGCAAATCAAGAGAATATTGTGGTGTAGCAATTTTTGGTAAAGGCATTTGAATGATTAAGTTCAGTTCTAATTATTTATTAGGCAGTAGTTGAGTATGGATTTATCTGTGTTCCTTTATGTTTTATTGTAGTATATCTAGTGTAACTAAAATTAATCGTAGTTTTAGTTATTGTGCTTCCTTCGTAGGATAAAGGAAGTGCAGTAATATTAGTTGGAAAGGCATCAATAAATTGATATGTTAAAAGATTTTGTGTTTCAGTTGGACTCTTTGGATTATTTGGATTTACTAAAAAGTCTCTTTCAAATTTAGTAATTGAAATTATTCTTTTGTATTGGTCAGGGTATTTAAATCTATAATAATTTTCACTTTGTTCATACCCAACTTGACCACGAGGATTTGGTGCTTGTTCTCCATCCTTCGTGTAAATTGGATTTATAAAATTCATCCATTCTTCAAATAAACGAATAATATTATATTCACTATCAACATAAAAAGTTAAATTGAAATCTGAAAATATTCTACGATTTGGAAATCTTTCAATTATGCCCTGACGACTTCCATATTCTTCTCCCATATCAAAAGTTGCTCCGGGAAGAACTGCTTCCGCACACATAAAATCATAAGTAAATGTTTTTGATGTATTATTCGTTATTCCGCATTTGTTTAAATATTCTAATAAATTTCCATCCTGTGCCCCATTTGATCCACCCAAAAACATATTAACTTTAAATTGACTTGTAAGAGATACATTACCAAACATCTCTTGAACTGAAGGCAAAGAAGATCCCCCCATATCTCTCGGGGTAGTCATCTTTACATAAAGAGGATCTACTCTATATGTATTTGCTCTAGCCATCTAAATAAGCGTATACGATTCTATACTATGTATGTCACGTAACGAAGATAGTAAATACAATCAAGGAAAATATCGCCCACATAATCCACAAAAGTATGGTGGAGATGTATCTAATATTGTATATCGTTCTTCTTATGAGTTAAAGTTTATGCAATATTGTGATTTAACTGAAAGTGTGAATAGTTGGAAAAGTGAAGAATTTTGGATTCCATATCGTTCTCCTTTGGACGGAAAAACACATAGATACTTTCCAGACTTTTTTATTAAATATAAAGATAAAGATGGAAAAACAAGAAATATGGTCGTAGAAATTAAACCAGCAAAGGACTTAAAGGAACCACAAACAAATCCAGCTAGAAGAACAAAATCTTGGGCATATTCGGTCAAAATGTGGGCAATCAATCAAGCAAAATGGACAGCAGCAAAAGAATGGTGTGCTGATAGAAAATATGAATTTAAGATACTTACAGAAAAAGAATTATTCGGGCATAAATAATATTAGTTCGGCAAGAAAAGATATGTTTTATACTTATGCGTATTTAAGAGAAGATAAAACACCCTATTACATAGGAAAAGGTAAAGGTAATAGGGCATATAGAAGACGTAAGACAGATATTAAACCACCAAAAGATAAATCAAGAATACTAATACTTAAAAATAACTTAACCGAAGAAGAAGCATTTAGACACGAGGTCTATATGATTGCTGTGTTCGGTAGAAAGGATTTAGGAACTGGTATTCTTCTTAATAGAACTAATGGGGGTGATAGTCCCCCTAAAATGTGTGGCAATGATAGTCCAACAAAAAGACCAGAAGTTAGAGCAAAAATAGGTGCAGCAAATAAAATAAGTTTAAAAGGAAAAAAACTTCCAGAAGAAGTAAAACAAAAACAATCAAATACTTGGAAAGAAAAATTAAAAAATAATCCAAGACCAATGTCTTACTATGCCGAAAATTTAAAGAAAATGGCGGAAAGAAATAGAACCGATAAAGAAAAACACAAAAAGCATAGTGAATTTATGAAAGGAAAAATTTTTAAAGGTAACAAAATTACTTATCTGGGAATTGAATATAGATCAATAGAAGAAGCAGCACAAAAAAATAATACTAGTAGATATTTTATTCTAAAAAATTTAGGATTAATAGATAGCAATAATAAAAATAACCCAAAAGTAACTACAAATTCCCAAAAATGGAAATGTACCATAACAGGTCATATAACTACCCCTGGACCATTAACAGTATACCAAAGAAAAAGAGGGATAGATATTAAAAATAGAGTAAAGATATGATCGCAGAAAAAATACTTAAAGAGGCGGGAACTAAACGCTGGTCCACCATCTGGTATACGAATAGATTGATGGATGAGCTAGCAAAGTATCAAGATAAGGATTCTAGTGAGATTGATACCAATTTTATTTCGCCAGGAGATTTAGTATTTTTTATGTATTCGGCAAAGTATCCACAAAAATATAAATTCTGGGATATGCAACCACTTACTTATATTATAGATATTGATATGAATTCTGGAATATTCTTTGGTTCCAATTTACATTATTTGAATCCACAATATCGTGGAGGAGTTGCGGCTTCTTACATAAATAAATCAGGAAACGTGAATGCACCAAGAAAAACTTTACATAATTACCTTTTTTCTGGCGTATCTAGTCATTTTTTCAAAGTACCTGAAAGTGAATGGAGAGAAGTTTCTTTGCTTCCCACCGAAAGATTTGTAGATAGAAGAGGACAACCAGTATTCAAATCCAAAGTTTGGGATTATCCAGATAACTTATCGGCACCGTAAATGGCTCAAAATCCTAATATAAATTTCACATCAGGAAATAGTACAATTAATGTTAAAGGAACAATTATAAATGTTAGTAAACTTATTGGCGATCCTTTAACATATAGTGCCGGAAAACCAGTAGATGCAAATAGTAAAGACCCTATCATAAAAAGATTAAAATATACAATTGATGTTAATACTGGTCAAGTAAAATATGTTGATACTGAAAAAGGAATAACAGCTAATAGTTTAAATGATTATGCGAAAAGTCTTTCGGCAGTAATGTTTTCTGGATATGATGCATTTACTACACAAAATATTCAATATGCAATGCAAAAAAATCTTGCAGTTGAAATAGGAGCACAAGGACCTGCGGGAGGACCTCCGGCTGCACCATCAGGAGGAGGTGGTGGTTTATTTGATTTTAATATAGATGATTTGAAAAAGAATTTAAATTTTGGATATGTAGATACCAATTTAAAAAAAATAAACTTACAATATCCAAAAGATGCTTTATATAACAACACACAAGATTACTTGCAGATAGGACAATATCATTACAAACCACCAAAATCTGACCAATTATTTGGCGGAACTGCGGGAGCAAAAGAAATAATAACATCTGGATTACAAAAAACTTCTGCATTAGCAGATTTTTTAGGAATTGTTAAATTACCTATGCCAAATAATGTGACTGATTCTAACAATGTTTCTTGGGGTGATGATAATATGAACAATCTTTCTGCTGCTGCTACTGCCGAAATATTAGGCAATCTTGGAAGTTATGCAGCTGCTGGTGGAACAGCAGCTCTTATATCGGCGTTAGTTGGAACAGGAGCAAATCAAGGAGCATCACTAGGCGTTCAAGGAGCAATGTTATCTAAATTATTGAGCGCAGCTTCAAATTCGCAAGGGGCACAGGCACTATTAAAAACTGCCGGAGCATCTAAAATTTTATCAACGGCTGGATTTTCAGTATCACCAGAAAGTATTTTAGCAAGAGGATTTGGAGTTGTTCCAAATAGTAATCTTGAACTTTTATTTAATTCTCCCACATTGAGAGAATTTACATTTCAATATAGATTGAGCCCAAGAAGTAAAGAAGAAGCAAATGAGGTCAATAAAATTATAAGATTCTTCAAGCAAGGAATGGCAGCAAAAAAACAAAATAGTACATCAGGAAACGCTACATATGGATTGGCAGGAGCAGCATCATATTTTTTAGGAACACCAAATGTTTTTCAGTTACAGTATAAGACTTCCGGAGGAAACCCAATCAAAGGTGTAAATCGTATTAAAACTTGTGCTTTAACTGGATTTGCTATGAATTATGCTGCCGATGGAAATTGGGCGGCATATGATGAAGGACAACCAGTATCTGTGATTATGAATATGTCATTCAAAGAACTTGAGCCAATTTATGATACTGATTATCAAAGTAATATTGAAGACGGAAGAAATGCAAATAAAAACCCTCTTGGCGATCTTTACCCAATTTCAGATGATGAGGTAGGATACTAAAATGGCATACTTCAAGGAACTTCCAAATATATCATATATTTCTCGTTTGCCTGATGTAAGCTCAAACGAAGAATATATTACTGTCAAAAATCTTTTCAAAAGAGCAAAGTTAAGGACAGATATAATTAATATTATTACTGCTTTTAATTATTATCAAATAGAAGACAACCAAAGACCGGAAGTAGTTGCTTCTAAACTTTATAATGATCCAGAACTTGATTGGGTTATTTTAATTACTAATAATATCACAAATGTAAGAGAACAGTGGCCTTTGAGTAATAATGATCTATACAATTATATGTTAGATAAGTATGGATCAGAAGAAGCACTATCGGATATTCATCATTATGAGACTACCGAAGTAAAAGATGAATATGATCGCCTTGTAGTTCCATCTGGACTTCAAGTAGATTCTGATTTTACAGTTACTTATACTAAATTTGACAATACAGTATTCACAATTTCACCCGTGAAACAAGTAACAAATTATGAGTATGAAACTAACATCAATGAAGAAAAAAGAAAGATAAGAGTATTAAAACCAGCATATCTATCAGTAGTTATTACAGATATGAGAAATATAATGAAATATGATCAATCTTCACAATATGTCAATCAAACTACTAAGCAATCTTATAATCCAAATCTAACTGGCGTATAAAAACCCTACGGACAAAAAAATCCCCGGAAATTTTTTCCGGGGATAAAGGTAATTAAAAGTTGATTTTGAAATCAGGAGTTAGCGAGCTTAGAGAAGTATGACAATGCTTCATCCTCGTCTTCATCATCATCAGAACTAGAACTAGACGAAGAACTAAAAGAAGAAGTACTCTTCGTTGAACGCTCTACCTCATACTCATCTTCCTCAGATACTGTTTCTGGATCTTGGGTGCGAGCACCTTTAGTCCCAAGAACAGAAGAAAGACGCTTCTTCAAATCGTCATAAGACTTGAACTGATCGTTAGCAACAAGTTCAGCGAGAGAAAACTCTTGCTTCCAGATTGCTTCTAGTTCATCATCATTATCTAGAAGAGCACCAGGAGCAGCAAACTCACTAGAATCATAATTACGATAACCAGCAACGTTCTTTGCCTTCAATTTGAAGTTAGCACCTTGCCAGAAATCAAATGGATCAATTGGAGTTTCATCTTCAAACTCTGGTTTCATAGCAGCAGAAATCTTATCAAAGATTTTTTTACCATACTTATAAAGGAAAACTTTACCTTCATTTTCGGGATTAGAAGGATCTTTTACGACATAGATATTGCTGATGTAAGTCAGTTTTCTTTTCTGCTTACGAGCAATTTCTTTGTTTGCGTCAATTCCTGAATTCCAGAGACCAGAGTTGTGCTCGCAGATAGGACATTGTTGACCAAGTGTAGTAACACAATTATCAATCAACCATCCACCAGAACCTTGGAATGCGTGGGAATAAATTTTCACAAATGGAATATCTTCTCCATCGGGAGCAGGGAGAAAGCGAATAACCGCATAACCATTTTGGCTCTTATCTGTGGTCAATTTCCAATAACGATCATCTTCAGAAGAACCAGCACTATTCAGTTTTTCAACTTCTTTGACTAGTTTTTCGGTTAAAGAACCAAGTTTGGATTGTTTTTTAAGATTAGCGAATGACATAGGATTTTTGGATAAATTGGATGTTTTGGATTGTACTTTTTAAGTGTAGCAGATATAAAGTCAGTCGTCAAGTGATTCTTCGAGTTTATTGATAGTATTTTCTAATTGCCCAAAGAAAACACTTAATCCTTTTTCTGGATTAAATCCAAAAAGTTGAGCGGATTGTGTGATTTTTTCTTTTAATTGCATTGCTTCTGGATCATCAGAAAGAGACATTCTAAAAATAAACAATTTTTGTTTTTCTAAAAATTCTCTCATTGTATTCAAATGTTCCTTCTTTTTTTCTTTTGTGGAATAAGGAAGTTCAAACAATTGATTGAAAAGTTTTTCTTGCAATTGGTCTAGTTCTATCAAAGATTCTCTGACTAATTCGGAGTCAAAAAAATTACTCATAAACAATCTCCTTGAGGATTTTCTTATATCCTGCTACATCAATATTTATGAAACATTGGTACTTCTGAATTTTTAAACTCATCATTTCCCACACAGGATCATTCATTTTTTTATCAAAATCTTTTGCATAATCTAAAATCATATTCAAAATAACTAAGGTTTCTAATGTAAGTGCTTTTTGTAGATACTTTTTAAGTAGTTCAGGATGATTGCCATTTTTACAATCAAATAAGTTTTCAAAATTTTCTTTTGATATAAAAACTTCACATTCAGTTTTAAACAAATAAGTTAAACTTTGAGATTTTTTTAACCAATTTGAGTATGTATCTTCACCATTGCGAATAATATCACCGATCCATAGTCTTTCTGGATCATTACATTCGGCAAAATTAGCAACAAAAAAAGATTTTATTTGCTCATCATTTTTTTGACGTGACATTTTTTCAAAAAAATAACGATCCTTTCTTTTATGAAAACTATCTAGAGATGCTCTAGTCTTTCCACAATATTTAAAGTAATCGTAATTTTTCTTAGTGAAGTGATTTTTGAATGCTAAAAAATTTGAATAAACTTCAAATGGACTCATATAGGCAAACGTGCCTTGGTGGTCTTTTTGAGAAAATTCAAATGAATAGCATCACATTTTAATTTTTCTTTAAGTGGTTTTGAAACTAATTTTGAAACTGTCTCAATTTCAATATTATTCTGTTCGCAATAAGTTACAATCGCATCAATATAATTGACTTTTGAGATTTTTACAATTTGCTCAATATCTTGAGCAAATTTTTGAGGACATAAGAACTTATTGCTTAACTCTTCTTTTATTTCGTCATTCATACTGGGTAGATTTAGATTTAAAAAACTTTCTAATGGATTAGGCATAGGACACCATAACATAATATTTATTATAAGATAAATTAATCAATCTGTCAAGCGTATTCTTGCAGCTTATCATTAGTGAATTTTTTGATATACTTAATAACTAATTTCATATATTTCGCTAAATCTCTTTCTTCATAAACAACAAGTTCTCCATTTTCACAAGCCATAATAATAACAAGTTTCTTTACTTGAAGTCCAGTTCTTTCAAAAAGAGCCATACCATAAAACATTGCCTGAACAAAATAATTCTCAATCCATTCCCGAGGCTTTGGTTTAGCAGAAGTCTTATAGTCAATAATTGCAAGTTCTTCATCAAACTCTGCGATAGTATCGCAAGTACCAGCAACACCCAATACAGTGCTATACAGAGCAGTTTCTACTCCGTATATTTTATTCATTCTTTGAAGTGCTGGTTCAATTGTTTTAAATAATGTAGGAGCAGGTTCTGGAACTTCAGGAAGTTCTTGATTGGTAATATAATTCTCAACTAAACTATGTAAGTTTGTTCCTCTTGTAGTTGCTGCTTTTGTAACTGCATCTGCTTTTACATCACCTACTTTTCTTCTCCAATCAATAAAGATTTGACGATTGAAGTGACTAGTTACAGAAGTAATGGAAACCATTTTTGTTGGTTTCCCATTTCCATTTGGAATAGAATAATATCGTACTCCATCAATGGTTTCTCTATCCAAAGGAGATAAATTGAGTTCAACGTGCTCAAAGCGGGCAGTTGGTTTCTCTACTTTTTTTTCTGGATAGAGTTCAAAATATTTTTCAATACAAGGATTAGTCATTACATTCCCAAAGATTTTTTAGCAACTACAAATTCTTTAACTAATGATGATCTTACAATATCATCAACATCAAATTCAATTCTTTCGAATGAGGGCATAATATCAATAATTTTAATGAAATCTATGATTCCATTTCTTTCCGAAGTTTTAATCAAATCACTTTGTTCTACATCACCAGCGAACATAATTTTTGTATTCTCACCGACTCTTGAGATTACAGAAAAACATTCGTGAGCATTACAGTTTTGTGCTTCATCTACAATAATTATACAATTATCAAGTGTTATTCCACGAATAAAAGAAGTACACCAAAATGAAATAGTATTTTGTGCTTTTAGATTACCATAAAGCATTTCAAAGTCAGCATCGGATGGCATTTGAAACATATATTTTACCATATTTTTATATGGAATTTCAAATAATGATTTTTTATCATCTTCACCACCAGGCATAAAACCAATCTCTCTTGTTTGAACTAATGAACGAACAATATAGATCTTTTCATATGGCGAAGTTTCATCCAATACATCTTGAAGTGCTTTATACAAAAGCGAAAATGTTTTCCCCGATCCAGGAACTCCGTGTGCAAAGATATTTTTACCTTCACTGTAATGTTCAAATAATTTCTTTTGATTTTCAGTAAGTGGTTCAATGTCAATTAGAGAAGCTAGATTAATTGGCTTCTTTCTTTTCATTTGCCTAGAAGTCATACTGCTACCAACACCAAGATTTTGATTCTCTTGGGAACTTCTTCTTCTACGTGCCATTGTATTTTTAGTTTAAGATTTACTTATGAGGACGAACATTGCTGCCGGGAACTTTACTTACTTTATGTAAAACTTCATTCCAACCACCATCAGTCTTCATCTGGAAATCTCCAACTTGACTTACAGTAGAAGGACATCCTTTGGACCAATCGGTTTCCCAGTCTGGATTATTTTTTGTCCATTCATCGTGCTCGCTAATTGACATAAAGAAATTTTGAGTCTCTTTTGTTTCTTTATGAATTTTATAATAAGTTGGCATAATTTATAATTATTTACAAAAATATTTATTCTATTGTAATAGAGGGAGCATCTTCACATTCTGGGCAGTTTTCTCTGGTCCATCCAAGAGCAGAAGAGATGGTAGGGAACTGGCAAGTAAAGATGCACCTGATTGCTTCGGCAACCTCCATATGCTCTTTCTGGGTCCCGTGAGCACTTCTAAGGTCGATGTAGTGCATCCAACTACGAAGACTGCCGGACATATAGAGACGGGTCTGTGTCGCCTGTGGAAGCACGAAACGGGCACATTCTTTCGCAACACCTTTTTCAAGCATCTTATTATAAAGTTTCAAAGAATAATCAAAATGCTTACGAATTTCTTCTTGAAGACCAAGTTTTACATAATCCCCAAGATCGTCTGTGGAGTTCTGCCTATTCTTTGTGTCTTGTCTTCTGAGATCAGGAACTGGAAGTTCTAGTTGAAGTTCTGTGCTATCTGCATATCTTTGACTAAATTGCTGAAAAGTAAAACTTCTATGACGAAGAATTTGTGTAGCAATTGCAAGTGATGTATTAATCTCAACAGTCAAAAATGCGTGCTCAAAGATGCTCCAATGTTGATTCTTAATGCAGTATTTAAGAAGTCCTTCAAAATTAGAATTCTCTTGATTTTTTGGATTTGATACACGAGCACAATAAGCAATGTGCTTTTCTGCATCTGGCGTTGCTGAGACAAGTTTAACAGTTGGTTTCATTTCTTTCCAAATCCTTTTGATGTTTGTGCTTCTATTCTTGCAATTTCTTCTTTTAATATTCTAACTTGTGATTTCATTTCTTTTAATTTTTCAGGAGAATACAAATGATCCTGTTTAATTAATCTATCCATCAACTTAACTAATTCTTTTGCTCTCATTAATCAAAATCCTCAAAAACTTCATCGTAATCATCTGTGTCTGGGGAACATTTTTGTGGTTCCCCTTTATCTAAAATTTCATTTTTTAATGATTCGACAAGTAATTCCATATTCCGAATAATAAGTTTTACTTTTTCTTTATTCATATTTTAGAATTTAACATTTACCATTATACACAAAAAAGGAGGAACCGTCAATTCCCCCTTAACTTATCTTTTCTTTTTTCCCTCTGGTTTTGTATATCCATAAAGTTTTGGATTTACTTTGCCACTTGTCCATTCAATTGAAATTACATTTTTAGATAAATCGTGATAATAATCAAATACTTCTATTTGAGAAGAAGCTTGGACAATATCATAGGATTTAACATCTTCAAGAATGTATCCCACTAAGTAAGAATTAATTGGAAGACTTTTATTGTTGGATAAAGATTTTTCACATTTTTGATGAATGATTTTCATAATATTTTTAGTTATAATTAGGATCTTCCGCCCCATTGAATATCTGGATATGCCTCAGATACAATTTCTTTTGTGATTTTATATTTTGTTTGAAGTTTTTTGTCCTTACATAAGCAAAGAATTTCTGCTTCTAATGGATGAACACCTTCAAGAAGATTAATGAAAATAGTTTCTCTACGAATACTATTCAAACTATCATTTCCGCCCTTAATGAAATTATAAAATTTCTTATATTCTCTACGAATCGTAGAATGCTTTTCATCAATTGTTCCAAGAGAATTTGAACTTCCACCTTTCATTGTAGATACAGCATCACCAATTCTTTCGGTAATTGTAGATGTTTTTAATACATTATCACCAAAGAAAGGAACTTCACCTTCGGGTAGAAGTGAAATGATACTTTCATCAAAGTTCCAAATGAAAATTGCTTTCAAAGAAGGATCTTCATATTTTTTAAGAACTTCTACTTTCTTTGCATTTGTCTTTTGTTTAGATACAAGATTCAAAACTTCAAATACAAGTGGATTTGGAGGAAGATCCAAACTCACTTCTTTTACTCTTGAAGTTGTTACCTTTTTCGTTGCAGATGTTACAGTCATATTTGTTTAAAAAATCAATAATAATTTATAATACTATCTATCTATCAATCTTCATCATCGTCGTCTTCGTCTTCTTCATCAAAAAGACTTCCGTATTCTTCTTGAAAATCTTCAATAAATCCAGATTCCAAGCGAAGAGAAACTACTTCATCGGCAATCACATTACCGTTTTCATCAAAGAATTCTTGATGGAGAACTCCCATTCTAGAAGGAAGCATATTATCTAGATAAGACTTTAATCCCCAACCACCAACTACACCGACGCATAAAAATAAAAAACTAACTAAACAAAAAAGTGTGAGTTCTGGTGCGGTCATTTTATTACTCCGGAAATTTACGTTTTTTTAATTATAGAAAGTTCAAAATTAAATCGTATTTCCCTTTTCAGAAAGGAAAAAACTCTACCAAAAATAAACTTTCTTTCTTTAAGTTCTTCTGGAATGCGTTTTCCCCTCCGACGAAGCATTAATTCAACGCCACGATTTATACCGTGTCTTTCAAACTTATTTATAGAATCCATCAAAGCATATTTTGTTCTTGTAAGAATTTAACTGTATCGGAGCATCCACCCAAGTGAGCATTTTCATAAATGACTTGGGGAAAAGTAGATCCCTCTCCAAATTCAGCATAAAATTCTTCTCTGGTAAAATTAGTACCCAAGTCGTAATAAACAACTGGTATTCCTCTTGTAGCAGAAACGTGACTTAAAACTGTTTTAACTTTATCGCAATATGGGCATCCGTGCTTGGAATAAACTGTAAAACTCATAGTAATACTAAAAATAATGGTAAAAAAAGAATTAAAAAAGAAATTATAGTTCCCCCTAGAAATTCTAGGGGGCTAATACTGCCAGAAATCATATGCCTCTACTTACAATAGTCATATTTGGCTTCTTAGATTGTAGCGCATCTATCATATATTCGCAAGCTTTTGCTGGTTGCGTATGATCGCCACAAGTGAAAATATCTACTGCCGCATATTGTTTTTCTGGCCAAGTATGAATCGAGATATGACTTTCTGACAATAAACAAATTGCTGTTACTCCTTGGGGAGTAAATTCGTATTTAAGTTCTTCAAGTAATGTAGCATTTGATTTTGATATCGCTTCTTTTAGCGAACTCATAATGTGAGTAGTATCATTCAATAGAGTTACATTACAAGAACATAAATCCAAAATATAATGCACTCCCAATGTTTCTATTTGCATTTCGTGTTTTTCATACTTGTTATTTAGTAGTTGATATTTTTTCTTGGTTTATAAGCAAAAATATTAATAGGTGCTTCTGGTTTCATCCATTCTTCAATCTTTTCATAATTCTCAATAGAAAAAAAGCACTGATTATAATACCATTCTTCCCAAGGAATATGACCTTTGGATTGATTACAAGAATGACAACAGGCAACTACATTTGTTTTGATATCTAGACCACCCTTACATTGAGGTATAACGTGATCTAGTGTGATGTTTTCTTCGGATTCGCAATAAGCACATTTGTGATTCCAGGCATCTTTTATATTCTGTCTCCATAATCGTTTTGCTTCACTTTTAGATGATGTATGAAGATTAAACAAATAGTCCTTAGGCGAATGTAAGGGAACCATAAGTGCTTGCGACTTATGAGTATTTAGATTCCAAATCTTCCTCTGGATGCATTAAATATTTGAGAAACTTCTGATGTTGAAAGTGCTCGGTTATACATCTGAACATTTGCAATTTTGCCATTTACATAATAGGCACCGATTCCAATATCTCCACCAATACTTAGTGCTCCTGTATTTGAATAATTGCCACCACTAGGAGTTACCGAAGAAGATTCTGTATTATTATTTTTAATGATGGTTTGAGTATTTGCAGTTCTATCTAAAATTGCAGTGAACATTGCCCAAGTATTATAAGTATAAGTCAAATATCCAGTATCTGTTCTGGCATTGGCATCATTACCTAACATAAATTTAGCACCAGCAGGATTATTAACTCCCAGATAATATCCATTAGATCCATTAGCAGGAGCACGTTTTGCAACCCATAAATCCCAACCATCACCACCATTACTTGGATCTGAATTTACCCAGGCAACAATACTGAATGAACCAGTTCCAGGATTTACTGATGTTGAGTTTGATACTGAAATATAACTACTTGTTCCGTTAAAAACAAAAGAACTTCCATTTCCACTATCATAAGTAGGAGTATTTGTAAATGTTCCGGTATTTACATATCCACTTAAATCAGTACAAGTGGTTCCTCTAGTTTTTGTACTTGCTGTTGTTGAATAATAATCACTAACTGTACTCGATCTTTCTACTTGAGCACCCCAAATATAAAGTGATTGTGATGATCCACTTCCACCCAATCCTTCTATTGCAAGATAACAACTTGCAGAATTAATAGTAGAAGTTAAACTTACTCTATACCATCCATTTGGATATGCTTGAATACTTGCTCCAGTACCAGATATTGTTCCCGTTGTTAAATTGACCGAAGAAGAAAAAGCACTAGCAGATAAACAATAGATAACAAAATTAAATGTATTAGCACCATTATTTTTAACAAAAACAGATGCAGTTACAGTAGTTCCACTTGCAACAGGACTTCCACTAGATGTAAAATAACGATAAATGTATGGTCCCACCATCTTATTGGCAGTATTATCATTATTAGGAGATGTTCCTTGATTTGTAGTTAATGCGGTAACTCCATCAGTACTCCAATATCCACTAAAAACTTCACTAGAAGTATATAAATTTTCATACTTATCATAACTCTTAGTATTTCCAGCATCAATTGCTAGAACTAATCCACTTTCTGGTACTTCTGGACCTGCAAAGACTCCCATTAGATTCCGTACCTCCCCCTGAGTGCATTAAAGTTTTGTGCGACTTCTGCTGCTGTGAGTGCTCTGTTGTATATTTGAACATTTGCAACTCTTCCTGCAAAAATTTTTTCTGCTCCACCTAAACTAAAACCTTTTCCAATTGTAACATTATTCATAACACCAACAAATCCAGTAGGAGTTCCATAAGCAGTTCTACTCAATCCAGTAGAACTGCCATTCAAATATGTTGTAGATGTAGATCCATCATAAGTTATACCAGCACAATACCAAGTATTTGCAGACAATCCACTGGATACAACATTGTGGGAATAAAAATTACCATTAACTGCTGTATCATTAGAATAATTCCATGCCAAATTCCCAGAACTATTGATTTCTAATCTTGGACCAATATTTCCTGATGAATAAGCACCATAATTACAATCAATAGGATTTTGGTAATTGGCAATTGATGTTGGATAAAACCAAATAATAACTGTAAATAAAGCAAATGATCCAGATAAAGCACTGGAAGATGAATATTGAGTACTTCCATTAAAAACAAAAGACCCACCATTTGCACTACTATAAGTAGGTCCATTTGTGAGTGTTCCCGTATTACCATTACCACTCAAATCAGTCCAAGTAGATCCACTTCCAGGATAACTCTTGGTATTTCCAGCATCTACACAAAAAATTAAATTTTGTGTGACTATGGACGGACTATGTGCTAACATTATTGTTTTTTAGATATTTATATTCCATAACGACCACGAAGGGCATTAAAGTTTTGTGAGATTTCTGTTGCGGAGAGTGCTCTATTGTATATTGAAGCATTAGAAATATCTCCTTGAAAATATTCTCCTGAATATGTCATTCCAACTTGAACGGTAGTTGTAAGAACATTATGTGAAGTTGGAGTATCACTGGCAACATTAGTAGTATTTGCCCATAATCTTCTAGTTGTCCCATCAAATTGTGCCGTTACCATAAACCAAGTTCCTACTGATAATCCTGCATTATTATTGGTAGAATCTAAATCATTATTCCACCAATAATTTTTAAAATTTCCAACTGAACCAGTATCTCCCGTTCTTAGTGCATTTGATTGATTATTTGTTCCATATCCACCAATTGACATAATACCTCTACCAATTGCCCAAGATCCAGTCACTCTTGCCCAACAAATCATAGTATAAGTAGAATTTCCCGTGGGTATTGATGCACTTCCAGAACCAGTAAAATATCCAGTTGCCCCAGTAGAAAAATATCCGGAACTATTCCAAGTTGGAGAATTAGTTAAAGTTAAATTATTACTATTACCACTCAAATCAGTCCAAGTAGATCCACTTCCAGGATAACTCTTGGTATTTCCAGCATCTAGTGCTAATACCAATCCATCTGTGACTATTCTATTATTGTAATGAACTGCCATATCTTTGTGCTACTATTTTAACTGTTTCTTTTAATGTTATGTATATGTAATGAAACTCATCCTTATAAGTGATGTCAGAATCTCGTTTCATAAAGTGTGTAATGTTTTCTATGATGTTTCTTTTTGCAGGCATCTCTTCCCCAGGATCTATTGAGACTATCTATATAAGAACAAATTTTTTGAGATTCCCCGCAATATGGACATCTTGCATCTGGGGGATCTGATAAGTAACCCTCAGGTGTATACATTTTCCTCTAATAAGTCGTTGGTGTTTGATTGAAATAACTATAATCAATTGGTTCCCAATTATCCATTAGAAATATCAAACATTCTGCCAGTCTATTATCATCATAAAATGGATCCAAGGAACTTCCAGTGACTTTATAATAAAGGTCAGGTCTGATTGGAAATAACTCCATTACAAATTGCTGACCTGCTCTAAGTGTTTTAAATTTACAATTAGAAACACAATGAAGATAATTAATGAAATCCATCTCAATATTTTTCTAAACAATAAACTCCATTCTTCTCCACAATCGCAGAACAGGAATCACACCAGTCTCCACAGCACATATAAGTTATTTTACCAAACTGACGAATATTTGCGTGATGAATATGTCCACAAATAATTCCAGCATAGTTTTCACTTCTTTGGGCACAGAAAACCGTAATATCAGTTTCATAACGATTTAGATATTCTTTACCTCTTACAGTATTTTTTAAGTAATGAACCAAAGAAAATCTAAAAAATCTATTTAACCAAATACTCAAAGGTGTGACAAACTCATATCCCCAATTGAAGATAAGTTGTTTCCAAGAACCAGAAGAATATTCAGAATACTTATCTCCGTGAACACATAAAAACTCATTTCCCTTAGAATCTTTATGAATATATTCATCACAAATCAGAAGATTCTTGTGCTCAAAATTACAATATCTTCTCAACATTCCTTCGTGATTACCAAGAATATAAATTACTTCTGTGCCTTTTTTGCACAAGTTCAAAATTGCGTGAATACATTCTGTATGTTCTTTCTTCCATCTTGTATGATACTTTTCCATACAATGAATGTCTAGAATATCACCAACCATTACAAGTTTTTTGGTATTAAGTTCTTTTAGAAATTTTAGAAACTTCTGCGTATTACATCTATCGGTGCCCAAATGAACATCGGAAATGAATACTGTGTCGTAAGTCATTTTGATTTTCTTTACTCCTTATCTATTTAAGGTTTAAAAGGTTTTTGTTGACCTTCTGGAAGACGAATCTTATGATTCTCTAACACATTCACTTTCACAGCAGGTAATCCAATTTGACCTGGAAGTTGTTTGTCAGTCGTAGAAGTCACATCAATCACCTGATCCATAATAAATCTATTTCTACTGTAAGTTCTAGTTTGTGGAGAAAACTCAACCATCATAAAAGCATCATTAATATCCGAACAGTGGCAGATTACTCTTCCTGTTTTACTTTCAATTACGGACCAATATTCATTCATTTTTTGGTTTCTCTTTCAATTTAAGTTTTTTATGAATTTGATTGTACTTGGTTGGTGTATAAAGATTATACCACGTATCTCGGATAATTTCTGCGAGTTTGTATGGAGTCTCTGACGAAATCATAGTGCTTTGAGTTTTGTAAGTATCTCTTGATATGCTTCTAGGATATTTCCAGTATTCTTACGATACAAATCCTTATCCATACTTTCCATACTTCCTTTCTTCCAAAGTCTACATCCATCAGGACTGATTTCGTCTGCAAGTATGATACTGCGATTATGCAAACCAAACTCCAACTTAAAATCAACTAATTCAATATCGATACTATTGAATACTTCTTTCAATACCGTATTGATTTGAAATGCTCTGCCGTGAAATAGTACATTATCATAACCCATCATATTCATACGATCTGGTGTAAGAAGTGGGTCATTCTTACTATCATCTTTCAAATAGAACTCAACCAATTCGTGCTGAAATCTGGTTCCTTCTTTGATGGTTGTTTCTCTTACAATAGAACCAGTTGCGATATTTCTAACGACAACTTCAAGGGGAATAATCTCTACCTTCTTACAACGCATTATATTTGGTGCTGGTCTATCAATATAATGCGTTCGGATTCCTGCACTGTGTAGTTTCTTAAATAGAATCTCCGAAATCTCACAGTTGATTTCACCTTTTCCAGGAATCAGAGTTTCTTTTTTTCCGTTTCCACAGGTGACCTTATCTTCAAAACGAATTAAAACCTCATCTGGTTTTTCTGCCTGAAAGACGGTTTTTACTTTGCCTTTGTGTAGTTCCTTCATAAGTCTGCGTGTTTCCCATATCATAGCACAAAAAAAGAGACCCTGCAAGAGGGTCTCATAGTAAAGACATTATGAATAGGAATACTGCGAAGAGTTCAAAGAATAGAAGAATGTGAAGGAAGTTCATAAAAAAAGGAGTCTTTATGGGACTCCTCTATTTATTTTTCAGTTTTATATCAACCGATTGCTGGGGCAGTAAGAGCAACTGGTGTTGCTTCTGCACTAGCAAGGTCAAGAGGGAAATTGTGAGCATTACGTTCATGCATGACCTCAAAACCGAGACCAGCTTTGTTCAAAATGTCTGCCCAAGTAGGAATTACTCGGTTCTGACTATCAAGCAGGGACTGATTGAAATTAAATCCGTTCAAGTTGAATGCCATAGTGCTTACACCAAGAGCAGCAAACCAGATGCCTACAACCGGCCAAGCAGCAAGGAAGAAGTGCAACGAACGGGAGTTATTAAATGACGCATATTGGAAGATAAGACGACCGAAATAACCGTGAGCAGCAACGATGTTATAAGTCTCTTCTTCTTGACCAAACTTGTAACCATAATTCTGCGATTCATTCTCAGTGGTTTCACGAACCAGTGAAGAGGTTACGAGGGAACCCCTATTGTACCTTATTTTCATAAGGAGTGGACTATATCATCAACCTATTTGTATTAGGTTGTCGGGCACTTAAACCTGTTATTAAGGGGACTAAACCCCTCAGGTAGTCTCTGAACCTTTCCTAGATGTATCTAGGACTTGGATGCTGATTGCCGTATTACTAAACTTTTTTACAAGACCAACCATAAGCATTTTCTCTTTCACCTTTTAGAAGAGGTGTAACTCTTTTGAAGTTTTGATTGGGAACTATTTTTTGCAGTTCTTCTAAAACTTCTCCACCAGTTTCACAATTTATAATACAAATTGTTTCTACTTTATTGTGAGAGAAAATATACTTATCAGTAGAAGTAATAGCAACATTTTTGTTTCTATTCTTACCACCAATTTTACCACCAACACTTCTCATTTTCATAGCATACTCAGACTTTACAGAACGAGCAGACATTTCTTTTTGATAATCAGAACTCCAAAAGTTTTTCTTGGATAATCTCAGTGCTTCGTGTGTTTTATAAGCACCTTCAACTCTAAGAAGTCTCCAACCTTCACCATCAAAACCACACATCAAGTTATATGCTGCTAAGTCATAAACTTGACCGTATACATCGTATCTTATTTTATGTGCGAGTATGTGGTCGTCAAAAGATAATGAAATGAGATTTTCTGAATTATCTGAACCACCATCGTGTTTTGGAACAATATGGTGTTCTTCAAGATAAGTATTGGGAGGATATGTTTTTGATTTACATTCCTCAATAAAAGATAAGTACTGGTTAGTCATAAAGTTTATGTTACCAGAGTTATTTATATAAGTCAAGTAACATTTTAGTAACTTAGGGTTCCAGCAGTTCACCCGATTTTCACTTACTGATTACTCAGCAAGGGCACAGTTCCCTATGCATTGCGGAAAAAAGACTTCCACCAAAGACACCAGCAACACCAAGCATATGGAATGGGTGCATCAGAATGTTATGTTCTGCCTGGAACACAAGCATATAGTTGAAAGTTCCAGAAATACCAAGAGGCATACCATCACTGAAACTTCCTTGACCAAAAGGATATACAAGGAATACGGCAGTAGCAGCAGCAACAGGTGCAGAGTAAGCAACCATAATCCAAGGACGCATACCTAGACGATAGGAGAGTTCCCATTCACGACCCATATAGCAGAAGACACCAATGAGGAAGTGGAATATAACAAGTTGGTAAGGACCACCGTTATACAACCATTCATCAAGACTTGCTGCTTCCCAGATAGGATAGAAGTGAAGTCCAATGGCATTAGAAGAAGGAACAACGGCACCAGAGATGATGTTATTTCCCCACATTAGAGAACCAGCAACTGGTTCACGGATTCCATCAATGTCCACAGGGGGAGCACCGATGAATGCGATGATGAAACAAGTAGTTGCCGCAAGCAGGCAAGGAATCATCAGAACACCGAACCAACCAACATAAAGACGGTTGTCGGTAGAAGTAATCCAAGAACAAAACTGTTCCCAGAGATTGTCGCCTGAACGGCGTGTAGCAATTGTAGCAGTCATTTTTTCGTTAAAGGGTAAATAAGAATTCAGGGGGAACTGAATGATACAGTTATTTCCGTACCACCCTCCAGTACGGATATGAGAGATGCTTTACTTCTGGTGATCTCGGTTACAGAAGATTAAGAAATGTGTTGATTTCTTAACATTTATTTATCATAGCACGGACCCAGAATCCTGTCAAGGGGTCATCGGTGGAATGCTGCTCTTAGTATTAAGACGACAAAAGAAATTACAAAATAAGTTTCGAGAATATGATAGAACATACAAATAAAAAATCCTCACCCGTATTTAGAGTGAGGATAAGTATGATTACTTATTAACGTTAGTGTTTCACCACACTCCTGGAATGATTTGCCCAGTAAGTGCATAAGCACCAATAGCAGCAACAATTCCAATCATAGCAAACCAACCATTAATTCGTTCTGCGCGTTCGTTCATTGTTTTTCTCCTTAGTAAGTTTCAGAAAGTTGATTGATAGAATGTGCCAGAAGCACAAAGAAAGCAATACTAGTAACAGTAAAAATTACTTCACTCATCAGATTACACCAAAGAAGAGGTGTCCAGTGATTGCATAAGATACAATCGCAGCGACAAATCCTAACATCGCAAATCGTCCGTTTAGTTTTTCAGCACGTTCAGCATGAGTTTCAAGAGCATAACGTTCTGCATCTGTTTGGGAAATATACATTTTAGTCTCCTTAGCAAACAAGTTTTGTTGGCCACGTTCGTTAGTTGTAACAGTCATTTAAGTTTTGTAAAGTTCTACAACAATATTATATAGCAATCATTAAGATTTGTCAAGTGTTACTTTGTTCTGGAACATTTTCAGTGATTCTACCAAGATACGGGTCATAATCCATTAGTTCTCTAATATTCAATCCTGCTCCTTTCTGCTGCCAAAATTCTAAGAGACCATCGTGACTTGATTTGTGAAAAATATCAACGTGTTCTGGATGAATAGAAGATCCAAGTTGAATTTTATAAAGAAGTAAAGGAATACTATAAGTATTTCCGGAATTATAAACTAAGTCATCTGCGACTGCTCTTGGTCTACATCCATTATCAAGTTTATACTTATTACCACGAATATGAAATTTTAAAAGTTTTTCTGCGTGATGCCGATTAATCATATAAGCAGCAGTAGAAAAGTCATTTACAAATCTCTTATGAAGTTTAATGTGTAAAGGTCCGGTACAAATAATAGCAAGTTGCACTACATCCCAATCATAAGGAATTAATGAATAAAAATCTTTCCAAGAAAAATCCCAATTCTTTACAAGTTGCAAATCAACATCATCTTCCATAATAATTGCATATGGACTGTCTGTTGTTTCGTACCAATGCTTGATTGCTTTAAGATGGGAGGTAACACACCCAATCTCACCAGAAGTCATATTATCCGGATAACGCCCAGATATAATATCACTCAAATCATCATTACGACCATCATAAGCAGAAATACGAGTATAATTTTCAATTTCCCAATACTTAAATTGATCTTCCACATATTGATTTCTTTCTGGTTGTCCATCAAGATTAATATAATAAATTGGACCAATTCCTTGAAGTTTGTAAGTAGATTTATTTTTATCCATTAGATTTTTGTATGACTTGTTTTGCGGCAGGAATATAATAGTTTTCAATTTGCTTTTTCCAAGCAAATTCTTTTGAATATTCTACTATTTCATTTCTTTTTTGTAAAGATATTATTCTATTTTCTTCAATTTTTGAAGACACATATTCCAAGTCTATAATTTTACTTTCAGGAATAACAGTAATGAAATCTTTATTTAAATTCAAATTAGCAGTTGCCCATTCAGAAATCACAAGACCCAATCCGGCAGAGAGTGCTTCCATACAAACAAGCGGATGTGCTTCGCCATCAGAGAGTAAAATAAGATTCGCATAATCAGTTAAATTATTATACAAATCTTCCTTTGACCATTCTCCAAGATAATTTTTATTTACATCAAATCTTTCATCCACAATATTTCCAGCATAATAAATTGAAGGTATTGATTGAAATAAACATTGTCTCTTTCTATAATCTACCTTTGCTAAGTAAATTGATCTATTTGAAAATTCTGGCGTATCGGTAAATCTAAAATTTTCATTAATCACACCATTTGGAACAGTATATAAGTTCTGCTCCGGAATTCTCATTTGATTTTGATAGATATTTTTAATGCCATCAGACAAAGCAAAAACATTTGGTTTGATATTTGCAAATCCATTTGCTTTATATGAATAAGCACCATACATTTCTGGTCTTTCTAGATATCCATAATGCGTTGTAATTGCTTTTGGAAATTGAATATATGGGTATAAGAAAATATAATCATCATAATGAATATGAACAAAATCTGGATTAATTTTATTAATTGTTGAAAGAATTTGTTGGGGATCAGTAGTATTGATAATATCTACTTGATGCCCCAATTCTTTCAACGTATTTGCAGTATCCCAAATTACAATTTCAACAGCACCCCAACCAACTGGCGGAATTTGAGAAAATCCAGGACCAATAATGCAAATTTTCATTGAATGGTCTCCATCTTTTCAATATTTTGAATATAAAGTTTTACTAGTTTTTCCCAAGAAAAATTTTCCATAGCATAGTCACGAATTTCATCACGAATAGGTAAAGATGCTTGACGATTTTCTTCAATTTTATTCTTTACATAATCAATATCTTCCAGTTTATCATCATCAATTAAACTAATAAAAGGAAGAGAAGTATCTACATCGTGTGCTGCATATTTAGAGATCACAACACCAAGACCATTAATCAGTGCTTCTTTTACGACTAATGGTGTCCCATTTTCTCCATCAGAAAGAAGAACAAGATTCCCATAATCAGTCAAATGTTGCTTCTTATATTCATCTGTCCATTCTCCAAGATAATTGATAGACGCATCAAAGGGAGTAGATTTACTATCTTTTCCGACAAAATCAATACAATCAATAGATTGATATAACCATTGCTTTTTACGATGATAAATCTGCCCTAGGTACAATGAACGATTTGCTTTTATTGGTTCTTTGGAATAAGTAAAGGTTTCGTGATTTGCACCATTTTCAGAAAGAAGCAATTTGCTTTCATCAGCACCAGCATTTTTGAAAGTTTGATAATCTTTTTTAGAGATACAAAAGATATAATATTTTTTATTTTTAATAATAAAATCAAAAGTTTTATCATATCCATCTCTACGATGCATATAAGGTTGGTCAATATATGGATAATGACTACTCAAAGCAATTTTAGGAATGTCTGGAATAAGATCTAAAATTTCGTGAAAGACATCATAATGGAGATGAGCAAAATCATACTTATCTTGCTTCAAATAATTTAAAATCTCATTCCAATTTGGGGTATTAATGATTGTGCCAGTATGCCCTAACTTATCAAGTTCAAGAGCATAATCCCAAATTAAACTTTCAACTGCACCCCATCCATCGGGAGGAATGGGCATAATCCCAGGACCAATTAGAGCAACATTCATATCAATAAAGTTCTTTGTATGCGTGAACAAGTGAATAATTTGAATTCCTAAAATCTGGCGTTTTCCAAGTTTCAGTCAAATTAGTATTAATCGTATAATCTTTACCACAAATAAAATAAGCAATTTGCATATAAAGATCCAACCAACCAAATCTATAATCTAGATTTTCTAAAATATAATCAAATTCAAAATCAATAAAATCATAAATTTTATGATAATTGTCTAAAAAGGTGTCAATATTATAGATACTTCCACCGCCGGCACCATACCAATCTACATTTGGTTTTGCGCCATATTTGTCTTTAATATAATCCAAAAGACTTGTTTCAATTTTATTTCCAGGAACATCAAATCCAGCGCATTCCCAAGAAGGATCGATTTTAACTTCTCCTTGCGTGAGAACATCATCTTCCATCATAATCATATGAGTTCCACCATTTTCTCTAACGTGAAGTGCCGCTTCACGAAAATGATGAATCCAATGAAGACTTTCATCTTTTGTGAATCCATAAATGCCAGAAGGATCTCCCCAATTTCTTCTACCAATACGCATATAAGAATGAACATATTTGCAGTTATATTTTTTTGCTAGGTCAGAATAATCTACTCCACCGTCACAAATTAAAGTATAAGGAGCATCTGGATAAAATTTTCTAAACTCTTGTAAAATAAACTCTGTTGCTCTTTTATTTTCATACACTGTATGAAAGCACCCAAAAGTCATATCAATTACCTTCCTTTCTATAATAGGGTTCAATATCGTCTCGGTATAACCAGAACCAATGGGGTTCTCCGGGTGGGGTTGGTTGTACGTCTGGGGTTAATCCTTTAAAATCATAACTAAATGGGGCATCATAAAAACTAAAACATTTTGGATTATTCAGTCCAATCCATTTCTCAAAATTCATTCTTTGAATTGGTCCAAAATCTCTATTATCGTTTGGAAATCTATCTCTTGTGGGATGAATTAAAGTTTTAAGATAATCTGCTCGTGCCCACCAAAAGTTTCCGCTCATATGAGGCCAAGGATCTAAACAATAGTTTACACCAGAAACTTGATATTCGTCAAGTTTCTCCACTGCTTCTTTCCACCGATCAAGAATACCCCATTCCATTTGATGCCTCCAACTATTCACTGCTCTGAATTTACGATCAGAATAGTGATCACGAACTCCACACATATGACTTATACCTTTTGTGTGAAGATAGGCAACTGCTTTCAAATCTGGATTAAAATGTGCTTCTTCATATGCTTTTTTTAAAGTAAATCCTTCATACTCGCTCTCATCAATTGAAACATCAAGAACATTCAACCAATCATAGATAGAAACATACTCAGCAATTCGGTTTGCTTGTGGTCCATTGATAGCGCAATAGATTGAAGCATTATCTACAAGTCCATTACGATAAATTCTTTTAAGTTGTTCATCTACCATCAATTTCCAAAGATCCGTTCCACCAGGACTCCAAATATGATAATAAACTGATAATTTTTTAGTCATAGTCATTGATTATGATATTGTTGATTATTTTTAGATACGTGTATGATTTTTTCTTCAAAATCACAATATTGTTTATAGTCTTCTGGATAAGCAAATGATGGAGGAAGCGTATGCACTCTTTCTTTGTTTACAATAAAAAATTTATTAAAATAAGATTCTTCATACCAAACAGGAATGGAATTTTTTTTAATATCTTCCTTTGTCCATTCATCTAAGAGTTCCATCATTTGAAGAATTTGAGGAACCTTTCCACCCCACAAACATCCTTGATAATAAACAGAAGTGTCCATATCCTCAGTAATGCAAGCATTTGATAATGGATTTATATCAAAAGATCCTGGATATTTATCGTGTGGTTGAAGTTTCAAATAAGCACACGGATGATGAACTCCAATATAATCTTTGGATTCGTCAATAAATTCTTCAATAGATACTTTACCGTTAACGATCATATCTGCATCAATAGAAACAAACCAATCACATTCAGAAATAATTTCCTTTGCTTTTAAGATTGTTTCAAATGTCTTATAGAAAACATCAGGCCACCCAAAATGTTCTATTTCTATTTTAGTGACATCTTCGGGAAAATCACCTTCCCCATCTGTAAATACAATAAACTTTTTTTCTACACCAGGAATAAAATTATTGTGAATCGACACATACCAATTTGGAAGAAAATTTAAATAATTTCCTGTCCCGAAAAATGAAATAGCAATTTTCATAAAGAATTCAAAGATTTTACTTGTTTGATTATACCACTATCAATTGAATATTTACATTTCCAATTGAAATATTTTTGCACCTTTGAGGTGTCTATGTTTATGTATGAAGGAATTGAATTTTCATTTTCAAATACAATATTTGGAGAAATGTATATTGATATTTTTTTAATCAAATCTTGAATGGAAATAGATTCTTCGCCACCAACTAAAAATAAATTAAATCCTTCAAGATCCACATCTAATGCTTGTAAAATTAAATTAATCAGATCGCTAATGTGAATAAAATTAACTGTTGTTTTAATATTTGATGTTATCACAATTTTATTATTACAAATCAATTTATCAATCAATCCATTAACTCTTTTTGGGTCAATCTTTCCGCCATAAACATTTGTAGTTCTTAAAATTATACTCGTGAAATCATATTGACTATGAAGTAACCTTGTGTAATGTTCTAAAAGTAATTTATGTGTTCCATAAATTGACTTTGGAATAGGTTCCGATTTTTCATTAGACCAAATATCAAATTTAGAACTATGCAAATCTCCAGCAGTGGAAAGAAAAATAATTCTTCCATTTGGATTTACTTTTAAATAATTTTGAAACATTTTAAAAGGAATTAGAACATCACTATTAAATGAAGATTCTAATTCGTCAAAATTATTTCTTGGAGTAGTTGATGAAGACAAATGAATCAATATGGAATTTGGTAAAAAATCTATTTCTGGACATTGATTTCTATAAGAGATCGGAATATAGTTTTGAATATTTTGTTTTAATCCTGTTCCAATCAATCCATTAGATCCAGAAATATAAATCATCAAATAATCTCCCAATTATGACAATAAATGTCTTTTGTATTGTGTTGGGAATATGCTGTTCCAAACCACATTTTTGGAGCAATTACTTTTTTATTTGGATTTTTCATCAACCAAGCACCCCACCAACTCATACTGCTATTAGCAATTATAGCATGATCACACAAAGACATCAAGCACAAATCCACATAAGGAACCAAAGCGCCATCTGAATATTTGTCTTCTGGTTCTGAAAATAAAAATCTATCTGGTTGAAAAAATTCTTGTTCTTTACACCATTCAATTGAATCAGAGAAAACAAGTATCGGCATATCTTTGGGCAATCTCTTGATTGCTTCCTCATAATATTCCAAAGGTTGAACAGGATGTTGATCAGAACAATTCACATATGCCCATTTAAATCCCCTACGATCCACTAGATTTGGATCTCCACGACGAACGTGAAGAAAAGCGATCTCTTGCCCTCCAAACTCTTGAAGAAACCCCTTACAGGGTTCTAACCATTCATCTTTAAAAATAAAATCTTTACGAATTTGATCTTCAATATCTTTGAAATATTTTTCAGTTTGAAAATACCCAACAAGTGTAACATCATCTGGACAAGTATTGTGAAATTCTTCACTATAATGAAAATGAGGTTCCCCGACTGATGGAAGATTTGCTATACCAGTAAAACATTTAATATCAAAAGCATCGCCAAGTCCATAATTATCAATTCCTTGTTGATTAAATGGCGGAATACAATAATCAAACCCTCTACGATATGCGATTCCTTTTAGTGCAGCATACTGGAACATTTGATTTCCAAGTCTTCCATTATTCCCAAGTTGATTACACGCTAACATAATTTTTCTCCATATCTTTAAAAACTTTTGAAATTCCTTGGTCTATTGTTGTTTTGGGCAACCACCATTTTGTAATGAAGGTATTTGCCTGATTTTTTTTATTTAATTGTATATTATCTGTTTCTTTGGATGGTAAAATTTTAATATCATATTTACCAATCAAATTAAATTGCCCTTTAATTATTTCAGCAATATCAATAATCTTGGTATATCTAAAACTTGTAATATGGAGATCATCATCAGAACGAAACTCTTTATAATTATTCATTATAGTTTCTAGTGCTTCACAACAATCTTCCGCATAAAGAAAATCACGTTCTTCTTGCCCATCTGTGAGCATATCAATTACGCCAGTTTCAAATCCTTTACGAATAAAGTCAGTGATTGCGTGTGCTTTTTCGTGATCCTTTTCAATACCATAAACATTCCAAAATTTTACAATTAAACCTCCAAGAGATTTAGTATAAAGTTCTCCAACATTTTTAAGGACACCATATGGAGAATAGCTCATATTACTCATTTGGGAGGAAGCAAATACAAATGGTTTTTTATATTTTTCCAATAATCCAAAAACATTTGTCATCAATCTAGTATTATTATTAATAAAATCAAAAGTATGTTGATACTTTTTCAGATAACGAGAACCACCAACATCAAATGCAAGAAAAAATACAAAATCAGACTCTCTAATTTTTATTTCAAGATATTGATTGGGAATCACAGTCAAATCTTGTGAAGATCCATTCACTATATCAAACTCTTCAATCACATGACCTTTCTCACGTAGATATTCTGTGAGATACGCGCCGATCTGACCACTAGATCCAAGAATAGTTATTTTTTTCATTTTTTTCTCACAAAAAAAAGCATTTGAACAGCAACTTCCCTCATCCATAAGATGGGTATTATCAAATTGAACTTGATGATTTGGTAAATATTTTTCAACAAAAGGTTTCCATATGTCTGGATGAAAGAGTTCATCGTGAAATTCAATTTCAAGATATTTAATATTACGAAGTTTTTCTGAACTTGAAATTACATTTCGTTCAGATCCCTCAATATCCATTTTAATAAAATCAATTGCATATTTCTCCAAAATATTTTCAATTGTAATAGTAGGTATATTGCTAAAATAATTTCCCCATTTTGCACTATAACCACCAACATTAAATTGATTTAATCCCAAGCTGATGAATTCTTGTCCATAAAATAGTGCTTTATTGATAACTTCAACATTTGCCTTTTCTGATTTAACATTATTCAAAATAAAGTTATAATTATCAGAAACTGGTTCAATTATAATTGCATTATCGAGAGAAGGAATATTTTGAATTAAAATATTTGTAACTTCACCTGTACAACCACCAACATCTAATGTTGTTTTTATATCTTTATCTTTAAGAAAATTTATGACTTTTTTAAAATAGTCATTATTTTCCCATTCTGTTTTTGTGGAATTAAGATGCTCTTCTAATGTTTCAGCCATAAGTTTCTACCCAATCTTTTCTATAATTTTCAAAAGACCTTTACATCTATTGACATAAGTATGATCTCTTTTTACTATTTCCATTTGATGCAATATCAGTTCTTTATTATACTGGTTTTTCATTCCTAAGTCAAATATTTCTTCAGCATCTTCAGATACCAACAAAGAATTATCAATAAAATCCTTCAAGTATGGTGCATCGGAAACAGAAAGACACCCATAACTAATTGCTTTCAAAACACGGCAGGGAACATATAAATTATCTTTCTGTTCTTGTGGTCTAAAATCTGGAACAAAGAAAGAATTTTGCATATATCTAATATTATCATCTTCTGAAGTAAAAACTTTCTGTGGATCATAATGATTAAATTGAATATTATTTCTTTTTACTATTTCAATAAAATCCTGATGTAATGGCGGAGCACCGACTCTAGGACAATGAATTGTCCCTACAAAATTATATTCATTCAATCTTTCTTTTGATGCATTATTTAAATCAATTTCATTAGGAAGAAGATTGGTTGCCCAAGCAAAATGAACTACATTATAATTTTCTTCTGTTTGAGTATCAAACATTACACCCTTTTCTATTTCATAATATCTTTCATTTTGAATAAATTGTTGCTTATATTCTGCAACTCTAAAGTTAATAAGAGATTTAACTCTATTTAAATACTTATTATTTTTAAACGTATCATAAGAAAAATAAATTCCACTTTCCAAAACTGGACAATTTCTATCTGTAAGTCCTTGATTATCTACAATAAAGACGGAATTTTTATAATCAAAATCTTGAGGATAAGAATTATCACTAAACCAATAAACAGAACATCCAAGATATTCAAATGCCCTTTTCAAACCCCAATAAATGTAAGAATGAGTGTTCTCACCATACAGAGGACCCCACAAAATAATATTTTTCATATCAATAATGTACTTGGAAATCTACAGGTTGAGTAATTATAGAATTATTTTGAAGGTGATGTTTCAATAAAAGTTCATTACACCAATACCCATCAATTTCATTAGATTGTTTTATTAACTGTCCAATATGATTATACAGTCCGCAATATACATTCATTGCATTTGTGGTTCCCATAGCAAACCAATCAGCAATCATACCATCTGGTTGATTTAAATTCTGATAAGCAACAACATTGTCACCAATAACTAAATCATCAAATTTCAAAATAACGTGCGGAGAATAATCGAGTCTATTTCTAATTATCAAATCATATTCAATTCCATTTTCAATTGAATATTGTTCTTTCAAAAGATTGGACATCATAATGCTATAGTACATACTATTTGTAGTATTACAAATTTCATCTTTTGCAATCTCAATTCCACCTTTAACTTCAAGTGCCCAAGTAAGTGCGTGTGTAAAAACTTTATCTGGAAAATGATATTTTCTTTTCCAAGTTTTTGGTTTTTCTACTAATATTTTTTTTGGATTATAATAATTTGTTAGTTTATCAATTGTATTTGATTCAATTATACGAAGTTCTTTTCCTGGAATAACAGAATTAATATTTAAGTTTTCTGGTTCAAACCAAGTATGAATGAATACATCAACATCGTTGTGTTGTAATATAGATTGACTTAACTTTTGAAATCCAATATCAACAACTCTTGGTTGTCCCGATAAACATAGTGCTATTTTCATAATTTTTTTTGATTTACAAATACAATATCACTCATTTGAGTACCATTATTATTCTCAAATTCATAATCAATTAAATCAAATACTTTAAAATTATTTTTTTCAAAGTATTCAATAAACTCCTTTCTATTTACCTCACCTTCAAATCTAGGTATTTCATTGGTACATTCTATGGAGATATATTTAATTCTATAAAAATTTGGTTCCAAAGATTTTACAATATCCATATCTTTTCCTTCGGCATCAATCTTTATGAAATGAATAATGCCATCAATTTCTTGGTCAATTATATCACTTAAGTTTAAAACCTTAACATCAATAGCATCAACAATATTTGTGAGTTTTTTAATGATATCATCAGTATAATATACCTTACCTTTTTTCTTTTCGGAAGAAAGATTATCAGCAGTAATTATACACAAAGAACTTGCCTGGTCTATTGAATTCACATAGAAAGTTTTAGTTTCTTCTGTTTTTCTTGGTATATTATCAACACACACATTTAAAAATTTTGAATATTGATTTGATATACCATGATTCAGTGGATCTATTCCAATAGAAAATACATTATTCAATTCAAAAACTTTAGATAATTCAAATAAAAATGCTGCCCTAGCAGCACCAACATCAATAATATTAATATTATTGTAATGTTCTTTTAATTCAATAAATGCAGAATTCATTTTTTTAATTTACTAGGATAGTCAGTACAAATACCATATGCATTATAAACAATCAATGAACTCAAATCCGTGGACAAATATGTTTCTGGCATTACAATTACAGATTTTGGTGTATAGAACTTTCCGGGATAAGTCCAAATATAATTTCTACTGGTTAAAGTATAATCATCATTTTGATGCCAGAAATAATTAAATCCACTAGTTGCGTATGAAAATTGAAAAAGTGCCTCAATATTTTTGCAATGTATCCACAAATTATCTCTATACTTTCCCAACCAATACCAATCAATCAAATATTGTGGTCCATCGTGCCCAAGGTATATATTATTTTCGAATACATCATAACGAATATCAATTTCTACATCAAATCCTCGCAAAATTGCTTCTTCAATATATTCTGGTTTATTTTCTTCGGTTACATTAGGTCCATCAATATTTCCACGATGTGCAATCAGTTTCATTTTTTGTAATTTTCTAAATAAAAATTCAAATCTTCGGGAACTCCCAATCCCCACATTTTATCCACCAATTCAACAGTAAATTTTTTGCCTTCAAGAATTGCTTCATTATAAACTGGAGCAACATAAAACTCATTATTTACGCGAACATTTTTTCTTATCATACTGTGTGCGGAAGAAACAAAATCTTTTCCGTGTTTCCAATAATAATGTCCAGTTGTTGCATAAATTGAAATTGGATTCTTTTCTGCCACTTCACTAATAAATCCATCTTCACCAACTTTTGCGTAAGACCATTTAGGATGTTGAGTAAGTTCCTCAAAACAAAATACAGATCCATCAATATCACTATTAATAATATTACTCAATGAAGAAACACTATCCCATTCAATTACATTATCCGAATTCACAATCAATAGTGGATTCCGATTATTAATAAGTTTTTCGGCAAGAAGTGCTGTACAAGCAGCACCTTCAGTCAATCCATCAACTTCAACAATATCATAACTTTCAGTTAGATTTTCAAGGATATGACGAAAACTACTATTTTCTAAATGTTGTTTTCTTGCCAAAAATATAAAATTACATTGACAATTTAAATTTTCAACCACTGTTCTTATCATTGGTTTTCCATTCACGTCAATAAATGGTTTAGGGACTTTGTAGATATCTCTTGGAAATCTAGATCCTTCTCCAGCCATTGGAATTAGAATATTTAATTTTTTATTAATATAAGGCATTTTTGGTTTAGTGATAGTTTTAATATGTGAAATAAAATCCAGATTTAATTCAGAATATGATGAAATATCATAAATATGTGCTCCACTATAAAATGCAGCCTGTTTTCCAACTTCAGAATCTTCAACCACAACTGTCTCATATGGAGATGCCCCAAAATAAGACATTGCTTTTAAATAAATTGTAGGAGAAGGTTTATGTTGAATATTTTCTGCACTTAAAATTAAATCAACAACATTTTCAATATCCAATTTCTTTACAACTTTATTTAAAAAATTATATCGTGCATTTGACGCCAAAGCAACATAGTAACCTTGATTTTTCAAAGAAGAAAAAAGTTTTTTGATATTAAAATTAATTAAAATATTATTATCAAAAAGTTCTTCTAGGTACTCTGCTTTATTGTTCCAAATAGTTTGAATATCTTCATCTTTAATTTTTCCTTGGTTTGCTAATAGTTTAAGTTTTTCAATTGTAGGGATAGTACCAAAAGACTCATCTTCTTTCAAATTAAATCTATACCCAAAGTCTAAAAGTGCTTTTGCAGTTGAGTTGAAATGTAAGACTTTACTATTAATCAAAACACCATCAACATCAAATACACATAATTTTATATCATTCATCATAGATTAAAAACTTTTTTAATTTCTTCAATTAATTCTCCATCATTTGAAGCAACCCCCAACCCACAAGAATTAGTAAAATTGACTTTAGGTAGTTCAAGTTGAGAAAAGAAAAGACCAACTCCATCTGGATTTGAAACAGTATCGTGGAATAATACTACACCTTTTTCTTCCAAAAATGGTGCCCAAGTATCACAGTCATTTTTACAATTATCATAATCGTGAAGACCATCAATATGAAGAAGATTGATTTCTTTATCCCAAGTCTTTGCTATATCATCAAAATACCCTTTGACAATTTCCAAATTATCAAGTTTTAATTTTTCTTTAATGTCTAGGACAAATTGATAATCATCATCTTGTCTTGGTCCGTGTTTTGAAATATCAAAACAATCAATACCAATTACTTTATTTTTAGTATTTAATGCAAGCAAAAATGAAGAGTATCCATAATCCACGCCAAGTTCTACAGTCAAATTTGGTTGTATTCTATTCATCAACCAAATTACAAATTCATTATGACTTTTTGGTGGAATATTCCACCCCGATGGAATTGCTCCAAGAATTTCATCAACATTATTAGAATCTATGGTTTTTATGTGTTCATAATACCATTGAAGTGAATGACCTGAATTATTATACCAAAAAAAATTTTCAGCCATTTAACTGTTCCTCAATCCATTTATAAGTTTTTGTAATACCTTCTTCCAAAGACATAGTATAATCCCAATTTAATTCTTTACGAATTAAATCATTATTAGAATTACGACCACGGACACCAAGGGGAGCATCCAATTTATATCTTTTTTGCACCGCTTTGCCAGAAACTTTGGCAGTAATATCTACAAGTTGATTGATTGTTACCATTTCCTCAGAACCAATATTAACTGGTCCCATAAAATCAGATTCCATCAATCTTCGTGTTGCTTCAATACATTCATCAATATAAAGAAAACTACGAGTTTGTTGCCCATCACCCCAGACTTCAATAGATCCACCAAGATCCGGAATTTCTGCTACTTTACGACAAATTGCTGCTGGGGACTTTTCTTTTCCGCCTTTCCAGGTCCCCTCGGGGCCAAAGATGTTATGGTAACGACATACGCGCACAGGTATATTATAATTCCTATTGTACGCAAAGTAAAGACGTTCCGAAAAAAGTTTTTCCCATCCATATTCAGAGTCTGGACTAGCAGGATAAGCGGATTCTTCACGGCAGTTAGGATTATTGGGATCTAATTGATTGTATTCCGGATACATACACGCTGATGATGAATAAAATATTTTTGTTTTATTCGCACCAATACTGTCATTTAAATTTTTAACAGAACGAAGAACATTCAAATTAATAGAACAAGAATTATTCATCACGTCAGCATCGTGTTCTCCGGTAAAAATATATCCGGCACCGCCCATATCAGCGGCAAATTGATATATTTCATCATATGTTGTTATGTATTTTGAGGGGATGAAATTATAAAAATTTTTCGCATATCCTTTAAACATTACAACTTTATCTGTAAATATCTGATCTGTTAAATTTCCGAGAATAAATTCATTTGCTTCACTTTTGGAATATTCTGGGTATTTAACATCCACTCCCGTGACCCAATATCCTTCGGTTCTTAATCTTTTTACCATATGACTTCCAATAAAGCCACCTGCACCAAGGACAAGTGCAGTTTTTTTATATTGACTCATAAATCAATCATTAATGTCTTTACTATGTATTCTACTTTAAATGGTGTAAAATTGCAAATATTAATCATATTTTTCGCATTCCTCAAAAATTTTACCTTTTAAATCTTTTTGGGATAAGATTGGTTCACCTTTTACCTTCCAGTCAATTATTAAATCATTATCACTCCAAAGTAAGGTTCTATCATATTCTGGATAATAATAATCAGTGGTTTTATAAACAATTTCTGCAGTTTCAGTAAGGGTATAAAATCCATGGGCAAATCCAGGCGGAACCCATAGTTGTAAATTATTTTCGCATAATTTAATCCCAAACCATTCCCCAAATGACGGAGATGATTTTCTCAAATCAACAATTACATCATAAACTGCACCAGAAATACAACGAACAAGTTTACCTTGTGCGTGTTCAATTTGATAATGAAGTCCTCTCAAAACTCCCTTGGAAGATTTAGAATGATTATCTTGAACAAAATTATACACTCCGACAATTTTTTCAAATTCTTTTAAATTAAAAGACTCCATAAAGAATCCACGATCGTCTTCAAACTTTTTATTCGTGATAATGTAGGCATCTTTAAGTTTAGTTCCTATTACATTCATACCATTCAATCGTTTTTTCCAATCCTTTTTCTAAATCAAATCTAGGAGACCAACCAAGTTCAGTTTTTATTTTAGTAATATCAGTTGAATATCTACGGTCGTGTCCTGGACGGTCTTTTACATATTCTATCATATCCTCATCTTTTTTCATAATATTAAGAATATTTTTTATCAAATCAAGATTTTTTATTTCACATTCCCCACCAATATTATACCTTTCACCAATACGACCTTTTTCTGCTACAATTGAAATTGCCTCACAATGATCTTGAACATATAACCAATCACGAATTTGTTGCCCATCACCATAGATAGGAACTTTATTCCCCATCATTAAATTTTTAATTGTTTTTGGAATTAATTTTTCTTCGTGTTGTCTTGGTCCGTAATTATTTGAACAATTTGTAACAATAACAGGAAGATCATAAGTATTATGATAAGACATTACAAAATGATCACTTGATGCTTTTGATGCAGAATAAGGATTTCTTGGATTATAAGTTGTTGTTTCTGTAAATTTACCTTTTTCAATTGATCCATAAACTTCATCAGTTGAAATATGAATAAACTTCTCAATATCATATTTCATAGAAAGATTCAAAAGATTAACCGTTCCATTAATATTAGTATTGATAAATTCTGAGCAATTTTTAATTGAATTATCTACGTGACTTTCCGCAGCAAAATGGTAGATAGTTTTAATTTTATTTTCTTTAAATATATAATCAGAATTATTAATATCAAGTGGATACAATTCCACATCTAAATTTGAAATATTTCCATAATCAGCAGCATAAGTCATTTTATCAACACAAATGATTTTTTCATTTGTTTTCTTTTTCAAATGATGAATAAAATTACTACCAATAAACCCACATCCACCAGTTACCAAAATTGTCATAATTAATTCTCTTCAATAGAATATTTTTTTAAAATTTCTGGAGAATATTGTTCTATTGTATTTTCTTCTATTTTTTTCAATCTTTTTTGTTCTTCAAGATGATGAACTCTATTTCTAATTTCAGTTGAAGAATATTTGTGCCTTCTTAAATGAAAGAATAATTCTATACCATTATCAATGCAATATTGTTTTGCAGTAAAATCTCTATCTTTGTATTCTTCACTCAAAAATCTTATATGAATTGTTTGAGATTGAATTAAATTAAGAAGATCTTCTTCTGTTTCATAAACAAGAATTTCATCAACATACTTGCATCCTTGAAGTTGAACATAACGTTCATAAGCAGATTGTACTGGTTTATTTTTAATTCCAGGACGATCTACGGTCGGATCAACTTGAAGTCCGACTTTCAAATAATCACATAATTCTTTTTCCATTTTGAGCATAGTAACGTGCCCAGCGTGAAATAAATCAAATGAGCTACAATTAAAACCAATTTTCATAAAAAAATTTTACAATATTACATTAAAAAAGAGAGCAATAAACCCTCTCGTTGTATTTAGTAATAGTCGCCCAGGGTATCGAACCCTGCCAAAGGCCCTAATCTGGGGCAAAGAGTTTATAAGACTCCTCTGAACACCTGTTCTGACGACCAGAAAGAATTAACAACCATCGTCGTGATTACACAAACATTCAACAAGTTCATCCACTTCTTTGTATTCAGCATATGGAATAAGCACAGCATTTCCATATTCACTTTTAATCACAAAAGATTCACCATTCTCAACTCTTTCTAAAAGATTATCAAAGTCTTCTTGAAATTCTTCAATTGTAAAAGTTTCCATAATCATATTTAAATTGTGTGGATTAATCCTACCAAAAATCTGTTGGTCTGTCAAGGACAATCATATGCTTTCTTTGATTAACCAAATTGCGTGAACAATTCCAAATACAAATAAAGATCCTAAAATTCCACTAATAATACCAATTCTAAATTCGTGCTGTTGAATTTTCTTATCAATCAATTTTTCAATATCATCATAATTCATTTTTCATCACCAAGATATTTTGCTAATGGGTCTTTTTTTGAACTTATAATTTCACAAGCACGTCTATAAAACATATTATTAGTATTGCCGGACTTTTCAAAAGTTTCCTTTATCTTTATCCAGTTATTATAGGTATGTTGATCCATTTTAGTATCCTATTGATACTAATAGTTATAAACGTTATAATCTATAATTGTGTTGAAATCAAAACTTATTTAAATGATCTTCTAATCTATGAAGAAATCTTTCAACTTCTGCTGTATCTGGACCACCATCGTTTTTGGCATAAAAAATATAATCATCAAGAGTGACTGTAAGCAGTTCAATATCTCTCTTTGAAAGTTTTGGGGATTCCCAACTCATCTAATTTCAAACTCCATTTTTCTAATTTTGCGGTTTCGTCTTGCTTCGTGATAAGCAATATCTTCTTTTGTAAGAAGTGTTGTTGGATTAGATTCACTACGAACATTTGAAATTAATTCTATTCGTGTTAAATCTAACCCAGAGATATTTTCTCCTCTTAAAGTTGTGAAATTATCACAACCACAACATCTAGTCTGTGTCGGATGAGATTCCAACACAGTATTACAACTTTTACATCTAACCTTTAACATCTTACCATACCTATTCAAAAAATTCAAGTCTTTATTCTAAAATACTTCTTAACATCCAATGGAATTTTCCGTGGGTTTCCATTAAACTTTGAACTAAATTTGATGTTGCGTATTGCTTTTGTTCATCTGCTTCTTCTGAAATATTAGTAAAGAGTTCGCAGATTTTCTTATTATCATCACGTAGTTGGGAAACCATTTCCATAGCACCAATTGAACTATCTGCTTCGGAAATTTGAGATACTTCAACTGCTCTCGTAAGAGTGCTGACTGGTTTCATTCCCAAATACCTCATATGTTCTGTGAGAGTATCAATCTCTTCAAACATAGTCTCATATTGACCACCAAAAAGAGTATGAAGTTGTTGAAAGTCTGGTCCAACAACATCCCAATGATAAATCCACGTCTTTTGAAATAAAACAAAAAGTGATGCCTGAGCATCACTCAAAGATTTAAATAAAGTTTCCATTATAGACTTTTCTTTTTATTTATAATGGCGGAGGTAGGAATTGAACCTACGATTTTCAGATTATGAGTCTGATGACATACCACTTGTCCACTCCGCAGCAATGCCCCCGAAGAGGCAAAGTGTATCAGTTTCCGATACGATTGACGGCAATACGTGCCTTGTTGAGAATTGAACCACTCAAAGGAACATATCCAAGGTCATCAGCAATCATCTGTGCCTTGCCACTGAGCATATAGTTCAGAGCACCCTTCACAGAGTCCTCCTTGGCACCATTTCCAGTCTTATAGGCAAGAATCCAAGTAAGAGTGGAGATAGGATAGGAACGAGCACCAGCAGGATTAGGATCTTCACCAGCAAGAGTTACTGGATCAACCTGAATCTGGTTGAGTGCGGCAGAACCAGAATTAGTATTTGGAAGAACAAACTTCCCTGCCTTATTCTGAATTGCTGCTGCTTGAAGATGACCTTCCTTCACAAAGGTATAACTCACATAACCGATAGTTCCTGCCTTCTGTTTGATAGTAGCAGAAACACCTTCATTGCCTTTGGCACCAAGACCAACCGGCCAATTTACCGATTTAGCCACACCAGTAGTCCAAGTTGACGAGAATGAACGTAGTGAGTTCGTGAAAGCAAAAGTAGTACCAGAACCATCGGAACGATGAACGACAGTAATGGGACCAGAAGCACATTTAAGTTGTTTCCAATCATTGATTTTACCATTGAACACATCCACAACTTGTGCCTGAGTCAGTTTCAGATTACATCCTGGTTTGTTATAGGCAACAGCAATAGTGCCACCAACCATAGGAATCTGAACCACACCACGTTTCACTTTGGCAGCATCCTTTGCCGTGATTGGTTCATCAGAAGCACCAAAATCTACAGTTCCCGCAATAAACTGACGAATGCCAGCACCACTCCCAATAGACTGATAGTTAATACGATTACCAGAAGACTTGGAATAATCATTGAACCAACGTTGATAGATTGGTGCCGGAAAAGTTGCTCCCGCACCATTTAATGTTTGACCTGCAAATGCGGCAACAGGAGCAGCAATCAGAGCAGGAATAATAAACTGTTTGAGTTTCATAAAAAGGGTATAAATTACAGTTAATAAAAACCACCCCATAAAGGGGTGGTTCAACTCATCTTATGAGTATATCAGAAACGGAAAGTGGTTTGAATCACACCACCCCATTGAGATGCAGCATTCAGAGTTGCCTGATTATTGCCAACATAGAACACAGCAGGAGTAATGCTGATGTTATCACTTACACGATACTTGTAGAATACTTCAAGCATCGATGCGGTTGCACTCAAACCTTGTGCATTTCCTGGTTGACCATAAGCAACACCAGCAGAGTTGCCTTTGGCAAATACATCAGACCATTGAAGACCTGCGAACCAAGAATTAGAATCAGTAGCACCTTTTGCAGTAATATTACCGTTGATGGTATTCACACCATAACCAACACTTACGGAAGGTACAATACCAGATTTCTTAGGTTGCCAGTAACCATTGAATGCATAACTATTGGAGACTTGACCGTATGCAAGAGCACCAGAACCACCACCAAGAGCATTAAAGGTACGAACACGAGTTCCAGGAGTACCATAACGATAACCGAATCCAAGACCCCACTGAGGAGCACGATAACCAATCTGAGCAAGAGTATTCAGTTTGCCAGTGCCATCAAATTCACCAGTAGAAGTATTGCTGCCATCTTCGGCAACATAGTTCACACCAGCAATGAAACCTTGAGTTCCAGGTTGACGATACTGAGCACCGAAACCAGCACCAGTTGCCTTGTTATAGACACCAGAAGCACCACCAAGTTGGAAGAAGTCAAGGACATCCGACTTATAAACAGAAGGAACCCATGCCATCTCAGTATTACGAAGCAGAGGACCAGCAGTCAGAGTTACACTCTTACCAACAGGGAACTGGTAGTAAAGACGGTCCAACCAGATGTTGCTGGAAGTTCCAGTACCTTGAGAAGTTTCTGCTTTGTCAAGTTTGAACAGTGACGAAGAAGAACCAAAAGGAGCACTGGAGAAGTTACCAGAACGCAGACGAGTGCGAAGCAAATCCTTACCAGTAAAAGAAGTATCCAGATTCAGACGAAGGTCATAGTTAAACGCAGTGCTACCAGCAACAGTACCAGTATTTGTGGTATAACCAGGAACTCCACCAAGAATGAAGTTTGTTTCACCTTTCAGTTTGGTTGTGGTAGAGAACTGAGTTGCCTCAAGTTTGCCCACCTTTGCCTCAAGACCACTAACACGACCTTTGAGAACAGCAAGTTCGGATTTGAATTCTGCCATCAGACGACGAAGTTCATCGGTGACTTCAGTAACACGATCCAAGCAGGAGTTAAGAAGTGCTGCTGCTTCAAAACGAGTCATTGCCCTACCACCACCAAAGGTGCCATTGGGATAACCAGCAACGCAACCGTAACGTTCCACAAGATTGCTCAGTGCTCCGTATGCCCAATCCGTAGGTTGAACATCGGAGAATTGACTGATACTTGTGACCTGCTCTGAGGAACTATATTGATTGACTCCTGCAATATTAAGATCTGCGGCATTCGCAACAGAGGGAGCAATCATTCCAAGTGCAACAGGTGCAAGCATCAGTTGATTGAAAAATTTCATAAATTTGTTAAGTTTTACAACTACGAAGTTTATTTATATCTCAGAATTTCTGAGAAAGCGGATGATCGGATTCGAACCGACGACAATCTACTTGGCAAGCAGGAACTCTACCGCTGAGTTACATCCGCATTTATTTGATCTAATAATGGACAATCATCTTTCCAAGGAGCACAGATACGCATTTCACCTCCAAGAAGTGATTGGGCATAAGACCTGTCTGGTGGTTTCTCTGAGTATCGTGGTTTAGGCATTCTAACTTTTTCATCATCACCTGTCAACCTTTCATAATCAGCAATTGCCAGATCCACATCTCTTTTGACTCTGCGATCCAATTTTTCGGGATCTTTGATGATGAAATCATTCAGCATCGTTTGAGGAAAAAACTTACGTTGTACTTCATCAAATACATCCCATAAAGATGTTTCTTGAATTCCAGTGCATTGTGAAAGTGACGCAATTATAGAAGTTAAGATAATTCCCACAATTGCATATTTTTTGATGTCTGGTTTTTTATTTCCAAAATTAAAATTAAACATAAAAAGGGGAGTTTGGGACTCCCCATATTTATCAATTAGAGTCTATAATAACAAACCCTAATCTCTCCTCTTCTTGGTGATGCAATTGATGAAAAAGCACCATAAGAAAGATCAAGACTTCTACTGCTCACATATGGACCACGATCGTTAATTCTTACAATCACAGATTTTCCATTTGATTCGTTGGTGACTACAAGTCTGGTTCCAAATGGAAGATAACGATGTGCGGCAGAATTGCCATAGGCATTGAACCGTTCTCCATTAGCAGTTCTTTGCCCATCGTAACCGTCACCAATTCCATAATGTGAGGCATAAGAACAGGTCGTTGCTTGTGCAGGAATTGGGGCAAGAGCACCAAGACTCAAAGCAACGACCGAAAGGGTTTGAATTGTTTTGTTTAAAAGCATTAGTTTAATAGAATTCGACATCCGTATAGGCAAAGGAGAAGTTCCAACCCTCTCGGGAGGCATCGCCCACGGCTCTAGGTTTCACATCAAAATCTCATGATGTAACCCAATTGTGTTTGGGTTTCCACATAATAAGTGATTATTTAGGATTTGTCAAGCTTCTGGATTTACCACCTCAGTTTCAGTAGTCTGGATTTCTTCTTCTGGCAAAGTAACCCCTATTTGAGTCAAATATTCAATTACGCCTTGAACTTTAAGGAAAAGTTCCCTTTTAGCATTTGATTGCCCTTGAAGAGTCTCAATCTCTTGGGCAAGAGTTTGACGTTGATTGATCAGGTTTGAAAGATGTTCTTGTTGTTCAGTCATAAAATTCAATTGAATGCACATTATATAGCATAATATAAATAGATAAAGATGTCAATACCATCATGGCAAAATCTGCTAACAAAAAGTCAAAAGGCAAACAACCAAAGCAAAATCAAGGTAATGCAACTGCCAAAAAAGCAAAGAATGGTGGTAAGAAAAAATGAAAACTTATAATGAATTTATTACCGAAGCAAATCTAGCAAAAAAAGCAAAAGATTGGTGGAATAAAGGAAGAAATGAAAGAGTTCCCAATGAGAACAAAGCATCTTGGAAGGAATTGATGGACGATGACAAAAAACAACTGACCAGGAGTGACAAAGCATATAAAGCAGGGGCAACTGGTATTAAAGGTTGGAGACCACATAAGGCATTCAGTCCTGAAATGGTCAAGACAGGACCAACACCAGCAGTTAGACAAGCATTTGAAAGACCAGTAAGAGCAGTTAAATCATTACTTAAAAGGTAAAATACGATGGCACGAGAATGGAACACTCCTGTTCGTGAGTGTTGGAATAAACCCATTCACCAAATACTAAAAGCAATCGATAATCATACCCGTATTCATTTAGAAACAGGAGATTATTGGCACGAAGAGCAAGCACAAATATTAAGAAAATATGTAAAAGATTTAAAAGTATGGATACACAAACAAGAAGGAGGTTGGGATGAATGAATTGCCTTGGGGAGTAATTATTATTTTAGGTTCAGGTTTAGTGGGAACTATTTGGGCAATTTATTATATTTTAAGATTAGCATATCTGGAAATGAAAGAATAAAAAAACCACCTTTTTGAGGTGGTTTAAGAATTAAAAAATAAACTTATTTGGTTTATTTTCTTTTTTAGTATTGTCTTCAATATTATCAATTTTTACGTGAAGATTATCAAAATGCTCATCAATGTGTTTTGCTAATTTGATAAGATGGATGTGATCGGTATGATCCAATTCTAAATTTTCAATTGCTCTTTTGCGATCCATTTCAGATTGACGATTGGCACTCATCAAAATTAGTGGAGCACTATATGCTGCACTAAAAGACAACATAAGATTCAATAAAATAAATGGATATGGGTCTGGTTTTTTTGGTAGTGTGAGATTTACAATAATCCAGAATATTAAAAAAGAAGATTGAATACCAATGAATATCCAAGATCCAATAAAATTGGATACACGATCAGCAAGCTTTTGTCCCAAAGTCAAAGTCTCAGAAGAAACTTTTTTGGGTTTCATTTTTAATTAGTGTAGTGGTTAATACTATTTAGCAATATCTTCAAGGTCTTCCATAATATCACTCATATCTCCATCAAGATGGTGAAATTGATCTTCAATTCTTTTTGCTAGATTTTTTAAATCATTATAACTAATTTTATCAATCTGTAAATTTTCAATTGCTCTTTTACGATCAATTTGTTCTTGTCTTTTTCCGGCAATTAAAATAATAGGACCAGTTAATGCTGCTTCTGTTCCTAAAATCAAATTTAAAAAAGAAAAAGGATAAGGATCTGCTTTGCTAATACCAGAAATATTAATTGCTGCCCATAACACAATCACACCGCATTGAATTCCAATAAATTTCCAAGAACCAACAGTTTCGGCAACTATGTCTGCCAATCTCTCCCCAAGAGTTAGTTTCATAGAAATATCTTTTTGGACATAACTATTTATTTTACAATCAATAAAAAAATAAACTATTATAATGGAGGCATTTTGAAAACTTTTGGATAAGCAGCATCAAAGTTTCTCATCATTACGGCAGATCGTGCATTTGCTTCATTTTCCGTTGGACTTCCAGTAACACCATCTCCATAAACACCAGTAATATGTTGATGATAATGCACAATTTCATGACCAAGAGTTCTAAGTGCATCTAATGGATGTCGATTTTCAATATCCACCACAATACGATTTTTATGACTTGTCTGACCGAATGTATGTTTAGTCTGTCCAAATTCAGAACTCTGAACAATCGTTACACCAGGTATATCTTTAATATGAAGTCCAGTTCCATTATTATGTTTACTGTGATTAAAATGCATTGGAGGAAGTTCTCTTTTTTTCATCTTCAATTCTTTAAAGACAAAAGGAAGAAACTTATGAACCAGTTTCTCAAATTCTTCTATACTAGTTCGTTGCCTAGATGATTCTGACAAAAACTGATTGAATGTTTTCATTTTAATTTCCGATATATTGATTATAAGCCTTGACCCAATCCGTTGAGATTGCTTTCTGTGCTTCTTTGATTGTAATTTTTTTGGAACAAATCATCTTATGAAGTTTATTTTCAAGAACATCTTTGTGATGAGCATTTAATGGTTGAGTTGTATAACTTTGAGGCCAAAGATTTTTAATGTCATTACTACCACCAAGTTCAAGTGAAATTAAGTGATCCACCTCAAACTTATCAGATGTTGGATCAATATCATATTCGGCAAAGACTTTTTTCTTAACTGATGCTGGAACATTACGAACCTTAGCAGTGTATCCAGGTGTGCAAATCTTTTCTACGGTTGCAGAAGGATCTACTACACCTGGAGTCAGTTTTGGATCTGGTTTAATAAATGAAACAACTGTAAGCAAAGTAAACAGCATCGGAATCATTTGAAAATTCTCCCCCATCCAGTGTTATCTCTACAATTATCCAACCAACGATATTGAAGAACTTCTTTGGTATAAACAGTATTCTTTCCATTTTCTACTGGTCCAGTATAGGCATCATTCAGAGAACCAAATGGGTCATTCACATAATAATCACCTTTGGCAGTCTTACCTTTAATTACAACCATGTGCCCACCAGTAGGAGCAGACAAAGAACCCCTGTGTAGAATACCAATAACAACAGGTTTCCCAGCGGATAAACTTTTATCAAGATCATCAAAACCCAAAGAGTAATCAAATTCAGAATGAACCCCATAACTTTCAAGAACACGGGTTTGAACTGAATGATCCGTTGTATCACCAATTGCGAATACTTTTTGAATATAAGCATCGTCTCCCTTAGTTCCATGCAATGTTCCTGGTTTAATAAACTCTAAGCACATTGCACAAGAAGAACTATTACAAGATCTAAAAGCATCACGATAATTATCTACCTGATTAAAATAAGGAACATTTAGATTCAGTTCCTTTGGTGCTGGTGGTTTTTCTCGGTATTTTACAACCCATGCAGCAGTATCTGAAAGTAATTCTGCTGGAATTGCTTTTTCTAGTTGATCAACTGCTTTCGTATGATTGGTATTCTTTTCACTAAAATATTGAAAGAACTTACAAAGTTCAACTGCTTCTCCACCAATTGCACCTTTTCCTCTATATGTTACTACCCATTCTGAACTTGGAGTTAACAGACTTGGAATTGCCTTTGAAAGAATGTCTACGGCAGCAACATGATTTGCATTATGCTCATCATAATACTTGAAAAAGTTATTAAGATCAAAAGTCATTTTTATTCTCTATATTATAATCCTATCTTATTTATTATTTGATGTGAAATAATCCTTTCGGTAATATCTTGAAAGTATGTTTGAATTATAATATTTTGGGCATCCATCTTCTAGTGCTTCTGTCAGTACATTATTAAAAAATAATTGCCTTGTTTCTTCATAATTAGTTTTGCCTAATGTTTTATGAAGAGAAAGAATACTTCGTTGAAACTTATCTTTTCCCAACTTCGCAATATCTTCTTTAAGTTCAGGACAAGAACCATAATATTTCTTCCAATCAGATTCTTGTTTGACTTTTCTTTTCTTTCCCTTTGGTGTTCTAAATGACCAGAAGTATTTTCTTCCTAGATATTTTCTATTATTTTCTTTACATTCTATCAAATAAACAAATCCAAAATATTCTCCAATATCTTCTGTCTCAAAAACTTTTCCTTGATACAACCAAGGATTATCATAACTCATATCAATCCCTTCTCATATTATCATCATTTCTGAAAAAATCCACAATATCATCTGGACCACTAAAATGTGTTCTATGTTCTGATGGATCAGGATTACCTAAATTCATCATTTGAAGGAATTCATCTAAACTTCCTTTTTCACCTTTACCTTGAATTGAAATTCTTCTTGCTTTTCTTATAATTTCAGCAGCAGATCTATTGTTTTTGCTCCATTTCTCTGCCCATATCATATCCTCTAAACTAACTTCTTCTTTTCTTTCTATTTTATCAGCAATTTCTTGCAGTCTCAATCTAGTTTGAGTAGATAGCATAATCTCTTATTGATATTAATGTATTATTTATCTTCAACCCCAACAGAGTGATTATAATCATAAAAAAAGCACCTGTCAAGAGGTGCTTAGTATATTATAATAGAAGTGTATTATCCTTGGACAATCTGAGCAAACCAACTTTCACTCATATTGTTGATGATAGCATTCGCATCTTCAATTGTATTAGCAAAATTATTTTCAAGAAGATATGATGCCACAAACTCATAAGTTTCATATGCTTCCACTTCTTCTTTCTTCATTGATCTGAGAATTCGGTCAGCAGCAGAACCAAGATTATCTCTTCTGAGGTTCGGATTCAGTCTTCTGGTTGCTTCTGGTGCCTTCTCCTTTGGTTTGGGTGCTTCTGATCCCATAGGTCTTTCGGAGACCCTTCCAGTTGCTCCACGCATTTGATTAAGGACAGACGATGCTGCTCTTTCAGCTGCCTCAGCTCTCTTTGCTTCCTTTCTTTGTTTTGCTACTTCACTTGCTCTACGGGAAGATGTCATTACTGCACCTTCCTTTTCCATTTCTTTAACTCTTGCTCGTCTTGCTGCTATTCTTGCTTCTTTTTCTGCCTTAGTTTCTTCATCCAAAGCAAATTCTTCTTTGTTATATTCCTTATTCTTTACTTTTTTGATTGCTTCTTCTCTGGACATACCAGAAGCAACCATTCTCGCAATCATATTATCCGCAAAGTCATTATCACCATCTCCATCTTTGTCCCTGGATGGATCAAACTCTTTTTTTTCGTAAATATTTTGATATGCTTCCGCAATATCTTTAAGAGTTTTGACAGTGTTCCAAGTTTCCATATGACTGAAAAATACTTTTTCTTATATTATTTATGTATTTATTTATTACAAAAAATAAAAAGGTCTTTCTATGACTAGAAAGACCTTAATAATTTCAAATTGATTCAAGATAAGATTTCCAAGTTTGATATGAATTCATAGTTGAAATATCTTCATTTAAGTCTTCCTCAATTTCAACCGATTCTTGAATTTCTTCCACCTTATTTTCTTTCATATAAGTCTTCCATTGTTCATATGGAGTCATTTCAGTTTCTTCTTTTAATTCATTTTTTGCTTTTGAAGTTCCAGAGAAATTGATAAAGAGTTTATCTTTAAGATCAAAATTTTCTTTGGTTGTTTGATAAGAATGAGACATAACTTCTCCTTTAACTTTTCTTTCTTCTATATTTAGATAAGAAGACACTTCTTCGCCCATATTCTTTCTTGCTTTTTGTCTTCTGCGTTGTGTTTGCTTTATGGTTGATGATGGATTATCACTAGTTCTTCCACCTTTTGTTGCTTGATAGGAACGAAGATTTGTTTCGCCAGATGCATTTGGTTTCGCTAAATGAGTTTTAATTTTTGTGGAAGTTGGTTGATTTTTCTTTTCTCCCTCAAATGCCTTATGAACCTTTGCGGCATCATCATACATATGAATTTTCTTGGCACCACTCTGCTTTGCAACCCCTTTTGCTACGTCTACTTTTTTCTTTCCAATATCACTGCCCTTCATTCCACCAGTATAATGAATTTTATTCAGAGGAACATCCACACCGTGCTTCTTTAAATGACCTTGAAACTCTGATGGTTTATCAAACTTCGCACGAGCAGTAATGATATGAACGTTTTGACCTCTTGCTTGTTTTCTCTTAACGTCTTTAATTACTTTTTTGTTTGCGCTTGAAGTTTCTCCAAACTTTTTGGCACTTCTAAATTCACTAAAATCATAAGAATGACCTTTTGGAAGTTTGTGGGTATTAAACTCTTGGTTGCTTAAACTTTGAACTCTTTTACCAGATGAATCATTTACGTGAACTTTCACGTTTGTTTTTCCTTTCTTGCCGTGTCCAACCAAAGTCTCATCAACATCATATGCGTGAACTGTTCTTTTTGGTCTAGTTCCTCTTGCCTTTTCTTCAATATATTCTTCAAGAATAACTTCTACAAATTCATCACTCATATTCTCAAACATATTTTCCGCATTCTCATAATTTTCTGCGAATTCCAAATCAATTAAAGTTTCAATTATATAATCATACGCATCATCAACTGAAAGTTCTTCTTTCATTGCTTGCTTTCTTTTCCAAGCATAATAAATTTGTTCTCCTTTTTTTGACCCATATTGCTTCATCATTGATGTTTTTGCGGAAGCAGTTTTCTTTCCAAGTGCTTCTTCCTTTCTTTTTTCCGCAGAAGTCATATGTCTTTCGTCAAGTTCAAATTCTTCTTTCTTTAATCTCTTCACAAAAGAAGGAAGTTCAGGTGATACTTTTTTTGCTCTTCTTTGTTGTCTTTGTTTTAGAACTTCATCAGCTTTTTTTTGAAACTCTGATTGATTAGCAATATCAGGATGTTCTGCGGCAGCGCCTTCACAAACTTCCATATATGCTTCTTGTAAATTTTGTAAATCCTGTGAGTTCATTTTACAAATACTTTTTAGTTATTTATAAAAAAAGAGGGGATAAACCCCCTCTTATATCACAACTGAAATCCAGAAAAATCATTAGATTTCATATCTTGTTTAATTCCACCCACTACATAGCTAGAAATTTCTGTTTCTTGTGGAGCAACTTGAACGGATTTACTATTCAACCAATGATCAGTCCAAGGAAGTGGATTATTCTTTGCTGGAATATCATATTCTGGTTTAAGTTTAATTGCTCTCATACGAATATTAGCAATCCATTCAACATAGTTCCAAAGTAGTTTATCATTTAAACCAATCATAGAACCATCTCTAAAAAGATACTTTGCCCATCTTTTTTCTTCATTTACGCAAATCTTAAAAGCATTTCTTACCCATCCTTCTTCTTCGTTAGCAATTTGTTGCATTTCAGGATCATCTCCTTCACGCCACTTATTGAGGATGTTTTGAGTAATGACAAGGTGCTGATTTTCGTCTCTTGCGATGAGAGAGATAATCTTAGCGGATCCTTCCATAAGTTTGAGTTCACCAAACGC